GCGGGGGGTGGGGCCCGACCACACGGCCACCCCGCCCCTCTCCACTCCACTACTGCTGGCGCGCTGGCCCCCGGACTCCCTCGGCAACAAGACGGCGACCGAGGATGTCTTGCCGCTTGAACTGCTGGACCCAGGAGGTCAGCAGCAACAACTGATTCCCGTCCAGCCGCAACGGAATCTCCCTGCTGGTCAGCAGACGCTCGAGGAAATCCTCCGACACGTCCAGTTCCTCGGCAGCCTGGGCGACGGTCAGGTACTTCGGCCGGCGACACCGGCCTTGGGGACCAGTGGGGGCGCCGTTAACGGCTGCCCCACTGGTCCCCAAGGCCGGTACTGGCACGCGGACGGCGATGGGCGTAGACCGGAGGTATGGCTGGCACGCAGCGGGCCTGCGCGATGTGCCACGAGCCGCTGCCTTCGAGCTCGGCGCCGCGGCGGCGGTACTGCTCGACCGCGTGCAAGTCGGCCTGGTTCCGGCAATACCGTCGTTACGGCCGTGGCCTGGACCTCATGGCCGCCCACACGATCGGGGCCGGACCAGCCTGCCGGACGTGCGGCCGTCGTCTTGCTCCTGGGTACTTCACCCGATCTGACCAGGTGTTCTGCTCCGGCGCCTGCCGGACAGCGGCCTGGAGGAAGCGCGAACGGGCAGGTTCGGCGGAGATCGCCGTGTGACGGCTACTCGATCCGGTGGCCCACCCCGCCGACGGGAACTCCCAGCGCTTAGCGTTACTGGCTGCCCCGCTGGTCCCCACGGCCGGACACAGAGCCTGCGGGTTCCGTGCGCACGCGGCGCAGTTCCCGTCTCCATCCGTGTCGTTCACGCACACCGTCGTCATCGCGGTCCCCTCCCCGCCCAGCCCTTGATCTCCTCGGCGACCTGGCGCACGTCCAGCCCGTCGCGGGCGATCCGCTCGGCCAGGTCCGCCGCCTGCTTGAAGTCGACCGTCACCACGACCCCGGACACCGTCAGGTACGCCGCGGCGGTCACGGCCCCGAACAGCTCGTTGCCGTACTCCAGCGCCGGGCACCGGATGAGCTGGTGCATGAGGGACGCCGCCCGATGGTGTGGCTCGGGATAGACGTACCGTTCCATGACCTGCGCGGCGTGCCGGGCCACGGCGGCCTCGATCGTCCCCCAGTCGGTGACGTCCGGGTCGCCTGGCAGGTGCCGGTGCGCGACGTCCAGCAGCCACGCACCGTCAATGCGCACGATCACGCTGCCCGCCCGCGCGCCTCATCCTGAGCGGGCGCGGGGTGGCCGAACCGCTCGGCAAAGTGCGGGCCCCACTCCTCCGCGTAGTGCTGGGCCGCGTCGAGGAACCGGTGCCGCAGGTCGTTGCCTTCGTCGGCGAGCACCTGGCGGGCGTAGTCGGCCACCTCCATACCGGCCGCCGCCGCGCGCTCCTCGATCCCGGCATACACGTCTTCGTCCACACGCACGTTGATCTGCTTCTTCGCCATGGGGCAAGGGTAGCGGCTCGTACGCGCCGCTACAGGGTGTTCGGCTGAAGTCGCGCGCGCGTGGTGTCCTTGCAGGTCAAGCGCAGTTCCCTCCATAAAAAGGGTTGACGTTGACAAGGGTTACGACGTAATATCCTTGTCAACGGACAGGGAAAGGGGCTACGGTGAACAAGGACCTGAGGACGCTCATCAAGGAACTTGAAGCACAAGGGTTCGAAGTGACCAAGGGGAGGAACAGCACGCACCTGGTCGTCCGCAAGAAGGGCCAGCGAGTCACCACCCTCCCCAGCACCCCAAGCGACCACCGCACCATGAAGAACTGCCTCGCCGACTGCCGACGAGCTGGCTTCAAGTGGCCGCACTGATCCACACCACGGGGGCCGCCCACTCGACTTGGGCGGCCCCCACGGCCCTCACCGGAAGGACCCCGATGAACCCCCCCGCATGGAGCGTGTACGTGGAGTACGGCGCCCGCGTGCCCGACGACGCCTATGACACCGCCATCGACCACCTGGACGGCTACCACGCCACGGTCAGCCCCGCCCCCAACGGCAACTTCTCCATGCGCGTCTTCGTGGAGGAGCCCACCGTCGAGCGCGCCGTGCCCGCCGCCCTGGCCGTCTGCGACCGCGCCGTGCAGGCCGTCTACGGGCGCGCCGCGGTCGTAGGCATCGAGGTCGTCACGGAGGAAGAGCTCGACCGCCGCAACCGCGAGCCCCTGCCCATCCCGGACCTCGTTGGGATCGCGGACCTCAAGGAGATGCTGGGCGTCGCCAGTCGGCAGCGCGCCGCGCAGCTCACGCAGACGGCCCTGTTCCAGGAGCACGCCCAGCCCGTAGCCCATCTCAAGGCAGGCCCCATCTACTTCGCCTACCAGGTGCGCGCCTTCAAGGACGCATGGGAGAAGCAGGGCAGGAAGATTGGCCGGCCCCGCAAGGAGGCTCCGCGCGCATGAGTAGGAAGGCCAGCCAGGCGTGGGACCTGGCCGAGCACAGTTGTGGGCGCTGCGGCGAGAAGTTCACCGCGACCACGGAGGCCGACTTCGTGGAGCGGTACTCGGGGCATCAGGCAGCGCACGCACTGGTGGACCAGATGACGCCCGAGATGCGTGCACTCCTGCGCCGACTCCTGGGCGAGTAGCCCGTGCGCCGGCGAGCGCCCCCGCCCCTCCCCAGGGCGGGGGCTTTCGTCTTACGCCTCTTCCTGGCTGCGGGCCGTCGCCCGCTCAGCAGCAGCCGCCAGCTCCCGCAGCAGTCCCGCGCACTCCGCCGCGCTGACCGCGTCCATGCCCACCTGCGGGTTCGGCGGCAGGTTCCTCGGCCCGCCGCCCTCGCGCAGGAACGACAGACCCCCGACCAGCCGCTCCAGTTCCGACGCAATCACCCGCGTGACCATCGCAGGTGGCTGCGGTGTGAGGAGGTCCAGGCCGGCCGCAGCGAAAACACCCTCCCAGTACGCGACCGCGAGACTCGCTTCGTCGCCTGCCGACGCTCTGTCCGGTTCCCTGGCCGGACAGCGTGTCCGTCGCGAGGCGATGTCAACGACCGCGCCCCGGACAGCCGGGGTGCGTCGTCGGATCGGGATGGTTCGGGGGGTGGCTGTGAGGCGCATAAGTGGCTTTGTACTTTCAGACGCTGTGGGTAAGACCGGCCGCCAACATCCCTTGGCGGTGGCCGTAACCGGCCCGGTCTCGGTCGTGGTCGTGGTCGTTGTCGTGCCGGTGAAGATGCTCGTACCCGCCGTCCCGGTGACCGCGGTGCCTGCCGACATAGCCCGCGTTGCGGCCGCAGGGGTCGCTGTAGGTGGCCGTGGTCGGCTTGCGGTGTTTGCCCGTGCCCTCGGGGAGCGTGTAGGCGGCGGCCACGACCGTCACCGCGGCGTTCACCGTGAGCTGGCGGGCCTTCGGCTCGGTCGAGCGGATGCGGCTGCTCGTGTGGGACTTGTTCGCCGGGGGCCGCGATACGGCCTCACCAACGACCGGGGTCCGGTGTCCAGTGCGCGCCGGCTGCCCGGTGCCAGGGGCCGTTTCGACGAGTGCAGAGCGGCCGGTCTCGGGGGCTGTCTCGTCTCGGGGCGGAGCGGACGCCCGCGTCCTGGGCGGGTTGGCGGCCGCCAGCTGGGCGCTGCCGATTCCGATGGCCGTAGCCAGCGCGCCGAGAGCCATCAGCGCACGGAGCGTCGAGCTGCCGCCCGGAGGATCAGGGCGACGGTGCTTCGGTCCGCTGGAGGCAACCCCGCCGCCCTCCTCTTCTCCGCCACCTTCTTCCTTCGGGACGATGACGGCAACGGACACGAGCGTCAGGTGACGACGCTCCGAGGACCCTTGCGGGCCACCTGCGACATCGACGGGAGTCATCGCAGAGGGTACCTCCGTGGCAACAGCCCCCTACGGGAGGCCATATGGGTGCGCGAAACGTGCGCAAATTGAAATATCAATCAGCGGCAGGCGGCATCCTACGCGAGAGTATCCAGCCAGATCAGTCTGTTACCGCTCGTAAGCTGAGCCTCATGATTGTGCCCGCTATCAGGCAACTCCGCGCCGCCCGAGACCGGGCACTCGCGAACCCCGATATCAACACCTCCGCGAAACGCGCCGAGCGGCTCCGCGTCACGGTCAACACCCTCGAACGGGCCGCCGCAGACGTGCCCCCGGAGGCCCTGGAGTCGCTGGAGGCGTTCCTCCACCCCGACGTGATCGGGCACCCCGGCATGCCCGACACCGTCCTGGGCCGCATCACAGCAGGCCACTACCGCATACGCGACGTCGGCACCCGCCTCAAGCCGTCCTACCAGCGCAACCTGATGGACGGGCTGGTCGACCTCAACCGGGCCGCAGGCCAGCCCCCGTACTGGTGGCAGATGCCCGGCGCCCGCCCGTGGGCCAAGCACACCAAAGTCCCGCTGGAGCCGGGCGGCCACCTGGTCCTGCGCCGCGCCCTGTCCAAGCCGATGCACCCGCGCCGCGAGCTGTACCGGCTGCGGCTGCTCGCCGCGCTGGAACTGCTGTGGGCAACCGGCGTGACCCGCGAAGGCCTCGTGCGCGCGGACGTCACCGCCCTCGCCCCCGACCAGTCCCGGATCCGGCTGTGGGTGAACCCGCCCGGCCGCACCGAAGCAGAAGAGCAGGACTTCAAGCTGCCCCGGCCTGCGCAGGCCGCGATCCGGCTGTGGCTACCCGAACGCCGCGAGGTGATCCGCAAGCACCTGCGCGAAGGCCCCGACCATCCCGCGCATCAAGGCCTGTTCATCACCCTGCGGCACACCAAGGCCGAACCGGCGTCCGCCACCCCGCGCATGATCCCGCCCGGTGTCCGGATCACCGGCAAGGGCCTGGAGCAGTCCTACAGCCAGTGGGCGCGGTGGCTCAACGACGAGCACGAGGGACGCAAGGGCTGGCCCGTGGCCACCGACCTGTACCTGATCGCCCGTGGCGGCCGCGACACCTGACCGTGACGGACGGGCGGGCGGCGCGTTAGACACACCGGCCGGGCCGCGACGGCCCCACTCCCGCATCGGGAGCCGAAGGTGCTCTGCATCATCGCGGCCCCGCCAACAAAAAAAGAAGGGGCGCGGCCTTCCCATCCCGAAGGATGAGAGGCCGCGCCCCTTCTATGTCAGTGCAGAAACGCCTGTAGCAGGATCTCGCCTACGGCCAGCACGACCGTGATCGCACCGCCGACGGCCCACACCCGCTGCTCGACCTGCCGCAGCCGGCCGTGCACGTCCTGATTCGTGGCCGCCGCGTTGGCGGCCTCCAGCGTGTCGAGCCGCTGGTCATGCTTCTCCAGCTTCGCGGCGTGCGCCTCGGCCGTCTTCTCCGCCTGGTCGGACCGCGCCACGAGCAACTGCAACGCGCCCTCGATCCGTGCCAGGCCCTCGCGTAGCTCGCCGCGCAATCGCTCCAGCCCTAGTGCCGTCGTGTTGTCCGTTGGACTGGTCATGCAGTGCCGCCTCCCCTACGGCCCACACGCCGGCGCACCCAGCCGCGCAGCTTCCCGGGCGGGACGTCCGCGTACTGGGGCGGGCGGGCCAGGCCGAGGAACCAACCCCACCCCTGGCCGAGGTGGGTCTCAGCCCACCGGAAGACGTTGTAGTACAGGCCCGTGACGGCGGCCTGCACCACCATGGTGACGGCGCCCTGGTCCAGGTGCACGCCCAGGCGCAGCCCCTGTGTGAGGATCAGGCCGGCCGACAGCGTGACGACGTAACGGACAGACGATGTGTACATGGGGGCTCCTGCCGGAACGGGAACGGCCCCACCCCTTGGGAGGGTGGGGCCGTCGAGGTCGGGGATGGGTCAGGCGATGACGTGGAAGACCTTGGACAGGTCACCGAGGGCCGTCAGCGAGGTCTTGCCGGGCACGCCGTTGCACTCTGCGGCCGTCCAGTGCAGGTTGTGCTTGTCGGAGTACCAGCGCTGGAACTCGCCGTAGGCGCGAAGCGTCTCGGTGCCGTACGAGCCGTCCTTCGCGTACCGGGTGGACGCCATGAACTTGAGCTTCACGAGGGCCTGTTCGATGTGGAGCGTGCCCAGCTGGTACGTCTGGTGGCCCTGCGCGGCGTGCGGGTCTATCTCCGCCGCGTGGATGATCTTCGAGAGGGACACGCCCGGCAGGGACGGGGCGTGCCCGCCGCCGTCGGTGATGGCGCCGGTCCACTTCAGAAGGTCCGTCTTGGTCGCGAACTGGGCGACGTTCCGGTCCAGGTTCTGCGCCGAGGAGTACTGGTGGAACAGCCACTTCGCCGTGATGCCGGGGTGGCCGACCGGGTGGTTCGGGTCGGCGATCCACAGCCCGTCACCCGCGTAGCTGGTCTTGTCCCGGTTCTTCCAGAAGTCGGTGTTCGCGTACAGCAGGACCCGGTGGCCGGGCGCCTGCGCCTTGACGTACTTGATCCAGGCGTCCTTGTACTCGCTCGGGATGCCCGCCACTTCCCAGTCGTAGACCAGGACGTCACCGGTGTGCAGCTTCGGCCGGACCACGTTCAGGAAGTGGTTCGCCTCGGCCTGCCACGGGCCGGGCCGTCCGAAGTGGTAGTGGCCGATGGCGAGGCCCTTGTCGCGGCCGTGGGCGACCTGCTGGGACCACTCGCTGTTGACGTAGCTCGTGCCCTCGCTTGCCTTCACGAACACGAAGTCGAAGCCGTCGGTCGGATAGTTGGTGGACTGGTAGCCGGATACGTCGATGCCCTTGAGCGTCATCTGCTCGTGCCTTTCAGGCGTGGAGTTGGATCAGGTCGATAGCGGAGCGGAGCGCGTTGTACGTGGACAGCCGCATCAGGAAGTCGCCGCTGTCGCCCCAGGACACCGACCACGAGTTCCGCACGCGGATGATCGTCTTTTCGGGGACGACCCGGCCGGCGTGGTCCTGGACCACGTCCTCGAGGCCGGTGATGCACACCTCGTGACCCCCGGCGACCCCGGACCGCTCCCAGCCCGACACCCCGTCCACGAACCCGGACGCGTTCGGCTCGAACCAGGCGTTGAACCAGGGAGTGCCCATCAGCACGGTCCCGGCCTGGAGCAGACTCGCGAGCGCGTCCGCGTTCACCGCGTGCCGGTAACCGCGGATGAGACGGCGCTTCTTCAGCGTCTTGGCGATCGCCAGGCCCGAGGATCCGGTGTCCTGCTGCGGCATCCCCCCGGGCACGTCGTCCACGAGGGTCGCCGCCGCATACAGCTTGATCGCGAACGCTTCGTCGGCGACCGCGTCACGGCTGGACAGGCCCACGGCGGCCAGGCCGGCCGCGCCCACGAGGGTGGCCAGGGCGACGGTGCCTCCGTTGCCCGTGCACGAGCCGAGGGCGTCCGTGTCGGCTGCGCCCGGCACCAGCTCGGACACCCTGATGCCCTGCCGGATCAGGTCCTGCTGGTCCAGGACCGGAATCGGCGGGGCGTGGTCGACGCGCTTCAGAGTCACGGCCGGGTTGTGGTGGTGCAGCCACTGCAGAGAGCGGGCGTCGAGCCGCTGGTGACGCCCCAGACGGGCATGTACGGGATAGCGGCGGACCAGCACGCCGTGATCGACAAGGGACACAAGGCCTCCAAACCGGGGCATGAAAAAACCCCGGCACGGGGCCGGGGTCGGGGCGGGGTGCGCCGGGGTCAGGCGACGGACTGCCAGTGCGTAGGCAGCGCCAGCGCCTTCACCAGTGCTGGCCCGTCAGTCGTCGGCGGCGCCTCCGGGGTGCAGTCGCAGCCGGGCAGGGTGGTCGGGTTGGGTGCCGTGCACGTGGACTGGTGGACCAGCGCAGCCAGGTCTAAAGCGATCGCGTGGACTGCGCAGGCGAGCACGAGCTGAGTCGAGTTTGCCTGCGTCGGCAGGGGCCCGAAAGCGGGCGGCTGCTCGTCCGGAGCCGTGGCAGTGATCTGGTCTCGCTGCTGCTGTTCGCGGTCCAGCAGGTCGGCTATCTCGTCGTCGGTGAGGCGACGGGTCCAGTTCACGACCGCACGGTCACCACAGACGGGGCACACCGGGCCCGTGACCGGAACGGGAGGGGGCGGGGTAGCCATTCGAGGGTCTCCGTCCGCTAGTTGTTACCGATCCACCACACCAGGAGGGCCGGGGCGAGCGACCCGGTGCTGGTGGAGAGGCTTGCGCCGCAGTTCTGCCAGGTCAGAATTTCGACATAGTCACCGACGTTCAGGAACTGGTCGACAGTGGACTGGTTGGCCCACGAGTTCGCGGCCGGTGCCGCCGACTGGGCTTGAATGACCGAACTGCCGTTCACCCCGACGGCGACGGCCCGGCTGCCCGCGCTGTTGACGCCGAACGAACCCATCGCGGTCAGCCGATACATGCCCGCGACCTGACAGACGTAGCGAGATGTGTTGGTGGTGGTGGAATGCCCGCCCTCGCTGTCGTACACCTCCGAGTCCAGGTTGACCGGGGCAAAGGTGAGCCCAGACGCGAAGGCCTGGGCGGTGCTCGCGAAGCCGCGGAAGCGGGGCACTCCGTTGCCGGCGCCCGAGCCGAACAGCCACTGCATCGTGGCGGCGACCTGCGCCATCCACAGGGCGGAGGTGACGAAGGAGCCGGGAGCCTCAGTAGCGACGACGGGCATGCTTCGCGCCATATGCCCTCCTCAGTAGGCGAATGCCACAGCGTCGAACGTGCCAGCGGAATCCCACGTCGTCGGATCCGTGACACCGGCCGGGAGCGGTTCGCTGACGGTCTCATTCGCGCTGTGCGGTTTGGTCGTGTTGGTGGTGAAGGTGATCGTCGCCGAGGTCCAGCCGGGCGACGTCGTGGCGACCGACTGCACGGTGACGGTCTCCTGGTTGGCGGTCCCCACGCCCAGCACGAGCTGCTGCCCGGGAGCGAGCTGCGCGGCGAGCGGGTTTGCGTTGTCGCGCCGGTTGAGGACGTCCAGGGAGTTGACGCCTGACGCCACGGTGAAGGTGACGGCCGCGTACCAGGGCACGAACACCCCGTAGGGCGTGGTGTCAGCGGGCGAGCACTGGAGAGTGAGCCACGCGTCCCCCGAGTCCGAGAACTCCCACTGAAGCTGCTCCACGAAGGCCTCAAGCTGTCTCGCGGGAACTCCCGGCGCCCTGCGCATCACACGGACCCGCGTGCCGAGTTCCAGGGACAGGCACACCGGCCACATCGCCGGTATCGCCGCAGGATGCAGCTTGATGGTGCTGATCCGTGTGAGCGGCTGCTTGTACCGGCTGAGCAGGTAGTCCGCGGCGTCCTGGCACTCCGGGCCGGACGTCGAGTTGATCGTCCGGTCCATGGGGCGAGGGAAGTAGTCGGCGCGGCTGCCAGCGTCCTTAGCGTGGAACACCTGCCCAGTCGGCTCCTGGGTGACTGACACATCGTTCGCCAGGTGCGTGGTGTCGTAGTCGGTTTCCACGTCCTCGTACGGCCATTCCCCCAGGTCGGCGCGCTCACCGAAGACGTACGCCGGGATGGTGGCGTTGTAGCGGGCCGATCGGGCACGGAACGTGGGGGCGCCGGATCGGTCGATGTAGTGCTGTCCGTTCTCGGTGGTGACCACGTTCTGCAGGGCTGTGACGACGTCCTGCCCGGCGATGTTCGCCGGACCCATGCTCGTGGTCAGCCCGGTCTGGATCACCGACGACCCGGTGTACCCGGCGTAGCGGAGGATCCGGGCATACCGCTGGTCGGTGGTGTCCCCCACGCACGCGGACTTCCACGCCTCGAACAGGTTGGAGAGCTGGGTGGCGTTCAGCAGCGTCGGCCATTCGCCGGCGAACGCAATGTCACCCTTGAAGTTCCACGTGGTGCCGTTGCCCACGGTCACGTCCACGAACCCGCCCAGGTTGTCACCGACGATGCCCGTCGGCTTGCCCGACAGCGGGGTGACGGACGACAGGGTGGTGGCCCCGTCGAGGGACACGATGACCTGGCCGGTGTCGTTCCGGTAGCCGAAGGTCACCAGGTGCCAGTTGCTGTCGACCACGTTCGCCGTGCCGATCGTGGTGTTGACCAGCGTCGAGCCGTCCGGGCCCGTCATGAAGAAATGGATCTTGTTGTCGTTGAGGATGTACAGGAAGATCCGCGATCCGCTGGGGTTGCCGTTCGCCCGCTGGTTGTCCATGCAGGACCACAGGCAGGCCGCGGCCGTCGGCGTGGGGCCGACGTAGCGGAACGCGAGGGCACGCGTGAAGAAGCCCGGGTCGGCCGGCCCGGTGATGCCCGCCGCGGCGAGCCGCAGGAACGAGGCGGCCGCCGTTACGGCCTGCCCCGGGCTCGCGTTGTTGATGGTGACGACAGGGCCCGGAGCACCCGTGAAGATGCCGTTCACGGTGTCGGCCGCCGTGACCGGGCTCCCGAACGACAGACTGCCCGCACCGTACTTCGACACGGCAATCGGCGCGGCCCCGAAGTTGCCGGTCGCATCCGCTGCGGACATGCTCCCGCTCGGGTCATCCAGCTTGTACAGGAACCTCGGCCCGCTCGAGGTGACCTCCTCCGTGAGCGGGTCCGACAGCGTGACCTGCGACAGCAGGGCGAACGCGTCCACGACGGTCGGCTGCACCGTCCCGAACGTGCCTTCCATGTCCCACTTGGACGGGAACCGCTCCATGAACCCGCTGAACACGGGATACCAGACACCCGGGCACGTCCACGCCGTGGACGAGGGGCCCTGTTCGAGCTGCCATCCGTCGACCTGGATATCGGCGTCGGGCGACTCGACGGCGGTCCGCATCCCGATCTCGATGCCCGCCACCGTGGCCGGGGCGGTCGCCGTGATGGTGAGCGTCGTCCAGGCGGCGCTCGCCGATCCGACGAGCCCGACCGTGCCCCCGTCCACGAACGTAGGAGTGGCGACGCCCGCCGTATACCAGGCCACGTACGGCTTGACCTGAAGCGTGCCGGAGGCGGCGACGTTACGGACCCGCACGGTGTGCGTGTAGATCGTGCCCGGGTCCGCCGCAGGCTGCGCCGTCCGGAAGACCACCGAGTTCGAGGGCGCGCCCGCAGCCACGATGAAGTCGAGGACCCGACCGCCCTGCCACGCGCCGCTGACGGCCTTGATGGTGCCGCCGCCCGTATCGGAGGACACGCCCGCCTCGGTGGGGATCGAGCCGGTGGGGTAGCCGCCCAGATCACCCCCGGTGGCCTGCACCTGAGTGAGCAGGTTCCGGGTGGGTGGCCACTGGGCGCGCCGCTTGAACGGCTCGTACGGCTTGACGTGCCCGAACCATGGGCCGCTGGGGTTGGTCGGCTCGAACGCCGCGTCGGTGTTCAACAGCCCGACCTGTCCCTCGCCCGACCGGACCTGGTCCAGTTCGTACTGCTTGCCGCGGTTGAAGTTCACGCTGCCTTGCGTCAGGTTGCTGAGGTCCACGTACCGATCGGGCGCCACCGTGCCCGCGTTAGCGCCCCAGTACGGGCCCCAGGCGTCCTCTACGACCGGCCAGTTCGGATTGAGGGGCCCACCGGCCTGGGTGTTGACGTGCGCGATGCCCGCCGTCAGCCCGGCCGGTGGGGCGGTGCCACCCGTGCCGGTCTGCAAGAACACTTGGACGCTCGTGAAAGGCCAGGTGTAGGCGACGCTCTGGAGGCTGGTCCAGTTCAGGCCGTCCGGGCTGGTCGCGAACACGATCAGCCCGTTCGCCTCGGAGAAGCGCCACCACCTGTGCTGGTGCGGGTCGTACGTCGGCAAGTTGAGGACGCTCGTGGAACCGAAGGCTTGGACGTCGACCTCGAACCCGCTCGGGCTGGTCACCTTCGCCGAGATCGAGAAATTCGATCCCGCGTCCACCTTGAGGATGGTCAGCACTCCCGCGAAGTTCGGCGCCACCGTGATCTGCGCGTACAGGGCCGAGCCGGTTATGTCCCAGGAGGCGCTGCCGAAGCTGGGGAAGGAGAACGTGGTGGTGGCCACGTTCAGCAGCACCTGATCGTTGACCGTGTCCAGCGTGGACTGGCCCACCGAGGACGCGTTCCACAGCGCGCTGTTGATGCTGCTGCCGGTGAACCCGTCCACGAGCGCGCCCAGCTTCGGCCGGGTGCTGCCGCCCGCGAGCGTGCTGACGTGCGCGATGGCCGCCTGAAGCCCGGCCGTCGTGTTGCTGCCCGAACCGGTCTGGAAGAACAGCTTCGAGGCGGTCGCATCCCACGCGTGCGCCACACTCGCCAGCGCCGTCCACGTCTGCCCGTCCGGGCTCGTGGAGAACGTGTAGACGCCTGCCGCCTCCGACAACATCCACCACCGGTGCGTGCTCGGGTTGTAGGTAGGCAGCGCGGTGTCTACGAACGCGCCGGCGTTGGTGAGCCGGAAGGTGAAGCTGCCGGTGCCCGTGACGAGGGCGCTGATCGCGTTGTTCGAGCCCGCGTCCAGCTTCAGGGCCGTGTTCGCCGTGTTACCGGTCATGGCTGGCCACACCTGCGCGAAGACCGAGGTGTTCGTCGCGTCGAAGGTGGCGACCGAGTTGAAGTTGTTGAAGACGCCCGGCGTGGTGCCCACGTTGACCGTCACCAGGTCGCGCGTCGTGTCGAGCGCGAACGTCCCTCCGGTACCGGTCCACACGCTGCCGTTGAGCGTCGCAGCCGTGAAGCCGTCCACGAGGGTCGACAGCTTGGGGTTAGCCACCGGACACCACCTCTCTGGCGCCCGGTGGCGCCCTTTCTATCGGTTGTTGATCAGCGCCTGAACGGCTGCCACGTCTGGGAATTGCGGGCGCCGAGCTGCGTCATCTGCTTCTCGACGACATCCCGCAAATTCCGCTCAGTCATGACGTGCCCTTCGACGGTGACGTGCGCGTGGTAGTGGTTGTGCACCACCATCGGGCCGCCCCCGCCGTGGGAGATACCGGCCCACGTCGGCGAGCCCGTGAGCGTGGCACCCTGCGCCACCGACATAGCCATCCCGCGCGCAGCGATCACCGCGTGCTTGCTGCTGCGGGTGATGCCGTGCGCGAAGCCGAGCGCGGTGAAGTCGCCCACGTTCGCCATCACCGTCGATGGCGAGTGGATCCCGAGGGCCGCCTTCAGGGCCTTCTCCATGCTCTTCGCGATGCGAAGCATGGCGGCCTCGATCGCTTTCTGCTGCTTCTCCAGGCCCTTGACCAAGCCCTCGGCAGCCTTGATCCCGGCGCCGTACATGGCATCGGCGACCGCCGAGCCAGCCTTGTTGGCCGACGACTTCAGGTTCTTCTGCAGGCTGTTGAGCTGCTTGATCTGGGCGTCACTCGCCCCGGTCAGGGCCGCGGCTGTCGCACCGCCCTGGTCCACGCCGGCCGCCGCGATCTGGTCGAGCAGGTCGCCGCTCAGCCCGCGTTTCTTCAGCGTCTCCAGCTCAGCAGTGAACTGCTGCGCCTTCTGCACTTGCGCGGCCATGCTGTTGACGACGTCCGCGCTGGTGAGCCCGAACCCGTCCTGCGGGGCCTGGGTGACCACGCTGGCGCCGGACATGATGCTCGACGCGACCGACGACTTGACCTGTGCGGCCGCGTTCTTCAGGTCGTCCAGCTTCGTCTTGGCCGAAGCCAAGCTGGACGTGACCTTGGTGAGCTGCTTGTCGTAGCTGATCAGGCTCTTACCGGCCTTGTCCAACTGCTTCAGCAGCGACGACTCGGTCTTCCCGTTGAATGCGGCCTTGATCTGGCTGTGGAGTCCGTTCAGCGCCGAGACCAGGCTGCCCAGGTCGGCGGGCCTTCCCAACCCCCTCTCGAACGGGTCGATCTGGTACCCGGCGACCTTCCCGAACAGGGAGATCCCGAACTGTGAGCCCAGCTGCGAGCGGGCAGACTTCTGCGCCTGCGTCAACCCGCCCTTGGCGAAGTGGGGCACGCGGTCCTCGTTGATCGCGTCCAGCAGGCGCCGGTATTTGTTGGTCTGCTTCTTGTTGACGATGAACTCGCCGCCCATCGCCAGCAGCGGCACATCGTCCCGTGTGCCGGAGCCGCCCTCGATGGAGCCGCCGTCGGCGTAGCGGCGCACCAGACCGCCCTGCGCGTACTTCCCTCCCTCGTGGTAGACGGTGCCCGCGTTGGACGTCTTCGTCTTGGTGATGACGTAGGTGGTGGCGGTCTTGCCGTTCAGGTTGGAGATCGCAGCGGAGACGCTCCCGATCTGGCTGAGCGCGCCGCCCGCCTTCGCGACGATCTTGACCGAGCCGTCCTTGAGGTGCGTGACCTTGAATCCGAAGGCACTCAGCACCTTCTCGGCCGCGGCCGACAGCGTCTTGAGGGTGACGCTCTTGGCGCCCGGCGACTTCTTGACTGCCGCATTGAAGGTGTTGAGGTCGCGGGTGGCGTCCTCGGTGTCCATCTTTATGCGGCTGGTCTTGTTCGGGGTCTTCAGGATCTGGTCGGCCAGTGCCTTCGCCTGGTCCTTGCTCAGGCCCATTTGTCGCGCGAAGGCGACCAGGTGGGCCCGGCCCTGGTCATAGATCCGGGTGACTTCCCCCCACGGCTTGTTGGCGTCCCGCGCGGCGGCCGCGTTCGCCTCGGTCTTCGCCGCCAGGTCGGACAGGGTCTGTGCCTCGTTCCGGGCCTTCTCCGTGCTCAGGTCCAGAACGCCGTTGCGCATGTGCAGCGCCCGCCCGTTGTCCTTCACGGCCTTCGCGGCGGCATCGATCGCCGCCTGGAACCCGATCTCGCCGTCCAGCGCGCTGCGCTGCACGTCATTGAGGGCCTGGAGGGACTGCCTGAGCCCGTCGGCTGAGGCCTTCTGCGCGTCGAGGGTCTTCTGGGTGGCTTGCGCCTGCTGCCCGAAAAGGCCCTGCGACTGAGCGGCCAGTTCTTGGGAGAACTTGGCGTCGTCCACGGCCTTCTTGTACTCGGTCAGGTTCTTCGTGAAGTTGTTGACGTTGTGGCCGCCCTTGCCGTACGCCGCCTTCAACTTCTCCAGGGCCGCGGCCGCCAGGTCGGCGTGCCCGCCCTGGACAAGGTTCGCAAGAGACTTGTCGATCGCGTCGAGGTTCTCCTTGGCCTGCTTGACGGGGGTGGAGTCCGTGGTCCCCGCCGTCAGCACCTTGACGATGCCCTGCTGGATGTTGTCGACGACGCTCGGAGCGACGAACGACTTCATCGAGTCCCGCAGCCCGTCCAAATTCGCGCCGAAGGACTTGAGCGCCTCGCCCTGGACCTTGCCGCCCTGGCCGAGCCGGCCGAAGGAGTTCGTCAGCTTGTCGATGTCCGGGGGCGCCTTCTGCCCCAGGGATGCGAGCTTGGCCACCGCGACACCGATGGCTGCGACTACCGCGATGATGACGGTCGCCTTGGCGGCGGTGCCCAGGGACAGGAACGCGGCACGCAACCCGGCCAGGCCGCCACCAGCGGCAACGGCCACCCCCCGCAGCGTCGTGAACCGGCCCGTCAGCGACGTGACCGAGCCGCCGAGGGCGGTCATGCCGGTGCGAGTCAGGGTGATCACCTTGATCGCCAGAGCGACCTGCATGAGCGTGGCCAGCAGCGACGGCGGGAGCGCGGCCACCAACTTGGCGAAGGCATTGACGAGGGTGAGCATCCCCGGGCCGGCCTGGCTGGCCGCCTTGAGGATGTTCATGAGGGCCAGGCCCAGGTTCTTGAGCGTCTCGCCCACGATGGGCCCGGTGGACCGCACGTAGGCCAGGAACGCGGACATGGGCCCGTTGCCGCCGCCCTGGGACAGCACCCGGGCGAAGTGAAGGACGCCGTCCACGCCCTTCTGGAGGGCTCCGTTCGCGAACGTGGTGAACCGGCTCATCAGCCCGTCGAACGCGCCGGAGTTCACGCCACCGGCCAGGGCCGTAGTGAGCCGGGTGAACTGGCCGCTGGTGTCCTTGACCAGCGGCGACAGCTTCGGCAGCAAGGCGTCGAGGACACCGAGGCCTTGCGTGACGGGCACCATGGTGAACTTCGCCATGCTGTCGGACCAGGCTTTGAAATTGGACTTGAGGTTCAGGAACGTGCCGGCCGCCGTCCGGGTCGCGGTGGGCAGCCTGTCAAGGGTCTGCGTCAGCGCCTGCTGGCCCTGCGCCGCCTGCTTGGAGGTGCTGCCGTATTTGGCGACCGCATCCCCGGCCTTCCCCTGCGCGTCGGCGACAGCGGACAGGGCTCCCAACTGCGACTTGACCGCCACACCGAACACACCGACCGCGACAGTCGCAGCACCTATGGAGGCCGCGAGCGCGGTGGCCTGCGCGGCGATCGGAACGAGCGCGGGGGCAAGCGGCAGCACCGCGGCCAGCAGGCCACCCCCACCCCCACCGCCTCCGCCTTCCCGTCTGTCCCCCGGGGGCACCGGCCCGCCGCCGACCGTGCGGGTGGTGATGGTGACCGTCCGGTCCCGGGTCAGCTGGTTCAGGCGGGCGGTCGTGGTCGCAGTGTCGAGACGGAGCTTGACCTTGATCGTCGCCTTGATCCGGCCGATACGCTCCTGGATCTTCTGGACCTCGCCGTCCGCGAGGGTCAGCTTCACGCCGACCCTCGCGTTGATGTTCCGTGTGCGGGTGACGTCGTCCAACTGCGCACGGGCAACCGCGTCGTCCAGACGGAGCGCGACACGGACCGTGGCGCTGATCGCGCCCACCCTGCGCTGGATCTTCTGGACCTCACCGGCCGCCAGGTCCGCCTTGACGTTGACGGTCGCCCGCATCGCGCCGACGTCAGTGGTGAACCGGCGAACCTCGGCCTTAGCCGCCGTCAGGGTCTCAAGGAGCTTGGCGTGCTTACCTTCGAGCTCCACCACCACGGGCGGCAGGTAGTCGGACACGGCAGGCCCCCTCTATTCAGTTGTGGGTGTGCAGGTGAGGGCTACAGGGCGCGGCGCCAGGCGCCGACGTACGCACGACGCAGTGATCCGTCGGCGATGACGGATGCGCGGGTGGGTCGCATATAGGGGCGGGGCGGCAGCGTCACGGAGTGGTTGCGGCCGGCCTGGCCACCGAGTTCCTGGATCCGCGAATAGACGGCCGTCGGGCCGAGCTTGGCGCCGAAGCCATCCCCCGTCGGGAACGGGCCGGTCGGCGACAGCGAACCCCGCAGGAACCCGGTGATACGGGCCGGTGGCTCCCCTGGCGGGGACGGGGTCGGCGTGTTCGGCGGGTGGGAGTAACGCGACAGGTGCGCCCAGGCGCGCCGCTGGAGAAGCCTCGTGGCCTCCTTGGTGGCGCTGCGGGTCGCGGTCCGCACCCTGATGGCGAGCTGGTCCAGAGCCGCGGCGAGCTCGTCGCCACCCTGGACGTTGACGTTGATCTCCGTCACCCGGTCGCCCCCTTGGACTGGCGCTCCGCCTTTTCCCGAGCCCGTTCCTCGAGCGCGACCTTGGCCTCGTCCCACGCTCGGGCGACAGCCGGGAGCCGTTCGACGACCCATGCGGGCTGCTCGTCCACCACGCTGGGCGGCCAGCCCCAGCGTTCGGCGAACCAGCCGTAATCGGCTGCCTCGTCCAGCAGCGTGTACGGCGCGTCCTCGCTGCCGGGGATGGGGCGCCCTTCCAGCCGTGCGACTAGGCGGCGGAAGGCTCGGTAGGGGACGCCGGGTCTTCCTGCTGCTCCGGGGTGTCCTCGACCGGGGTCGGGAACAGCGCTTCCTGCGTCGGGCCGAGGAGGTCGGACAGCATGTCGTAGTCCGAGATCTCCATCAGATCCAGCGCCGTGACGTCCTGCGCGGGAATGGGCAGTTGCAGACTCCACGCCTCGATCGCGACCACGGTGATCGCGTCGAGCATGGAGAGGGCGACCGCCCCGGCCTCCTCGGTGTCACGGATCGCGCGCAGCACACGGCGCTTGTCACCGGACTTGAGGGTGTGCGGGTCGCGGAGCTGGACCCACGAGTCGGGGGTCGCGAGGGGAACTCGTTCGGACATGAGGGATGTACCTCTCGTGTGGAAGGGGGTGCGGTCCCGGAGCCCTTCGTCTCCGGGACCGCAGACAACGGAGGGAGCCGCGGCAGGGCTTAGAAGCTGCCGGGCGCCACGGCGCAGGTGACGGACACCTTGATCGGGGACTGTCCGCCCGAGCCGCCCGCGTTCGTGGTGTTGAAGTTGGCCGCATAGCTGGTCTGGTAGCCGACGGCGGCCTTGCTGGTGTCGGGGTCGGCCTGAGTGAACGCCGCCGACTGCATGTCGATCTGGATGACGATCTGGGCGTTACCGGCCAGGCCGTTGTCGGACACGATCTGGACCTGCGGCTGTGTGTTCGCCAGCAGGTACTGGAGGACGCTCTCGTCGGACACGGCGGAGAAGTTGAACTTCCCGGCCACCGACAGCCCGCCCCGCTGGATGAGGTACGGGGTGCGGCTGCCGTTGGCAGTGAACACCGGCTGGAGCTCGCGCGTGATGTTGACCTCGCCGTCCGTGACGGTGTTCACGAGGGTGCCACCGGCAGCCGGCCCGCCGATACCGATCTTCGTGCGCCACGAGGCGGTCGGCAGGATCGTGGTCGGGTTCGCGACCGGCGCCGTACCTGCGGCGACCGACGGCCACGAAGTGCCCTGCCCCGTCCACGCGAACAGCTCGCTCTCCGCGTTGAACGCGTAGTTCAGCTGGGACATGCAGAAGCCGGGGTACTGGCGGGCACCGGACACAGCGGTCGGGCCGAGGGAGTGCGTGAGGGTGTGCGAGAGCGGCTGTCCGCCACCGCCGTTGAGCAGGCTCCACGTGTAGGTGAACAGGCCGGCCGACTGCACCGGGGTGACCGCCTGCGAGGAAGCGTGCTGGAACAGCAGGCCGCCCGACGGGATGGTGATCGGGATGGTGAACGGGCCCGCACCGGTCGGCGTACCGGTCGTGACGATCTCCGCCGTGGCCCCGGTGCCGATCTGCACCAGCGTGCCGTTCGGGATGGTGGCCAGCGTCGATATGGACACGGCCCCAGGGTTGGCCTGGGCGGTCAGGGTGGTCGCGCCGGAACCGGTCGGCGTGCCGGTGACGGCCAGGTCGCCGAGCATGTTCCGCAGCCAGAACCCGGCCGTGTCTCCGTAGACCGGGCCGCCGAGGTTGATGTCCGCGGTGCCGACGCCGAGCACCTGCGCGAACGCGTCGGTGCCCATGCTGCCGCGCCAGCTCTGGTCCTTGATGAACGTGGGCTTGTCGGACGGCTGGAAGGACGTCAGGAGCTGGGTGGCGGTCATCGCCACGGCCGTGCCCTGGGTGACCTCGGAAGCGAGGCCGATGAACTGCTTTGTACTGGCGAAAGTGGCGGGAGTAGGCACCGGTCAGTCCCCTTCCGGGTCGGCCGGGGCGTTGTCCGGCTGCTGGTTCTGCTTCTTGCGGGTGGGCTCCCAGCGGCCGTCCGGAGGCGCGCCGAACGCCCAGTCGAAGACGGTCGCCGGCCTGTCGTTGCTGGCCGGGTAGGCGGTGAGCGGCACGTGCAGGTACTGGGTCGGCAGGGAGCCGACGAACGCGTACGTCCCGGCCGGGAGCAGGCCCGAGGCCGCGGCCTCATCAGGCTCGGGCTCGGGTGCGGGAGCAGGTTCGGGGATGGTGTCGACGACGGCCGGAGTCGGATCCGGCTCAGGCGTCGGGGACTTCGCAGGCATGCGGAACTCCGGTCCGATGGACAACAGGGAAGCGAGGGGTTCGCGGCCGAGGGCGCTCAGCCCTTGACGATCTCCAGCGCCGGGAACGTCATCAGCACGAAACTCTTGGTCAACTCGGCTTTCGTCTCGGGCTGGCCGTACTCGAAATCGATCGTTCCGGTGCCGCCGTCCACATGCTCACCGGCTTGGAACACCGCCCCGCCGAGCGTGGGATCCTCGCGCAGGTGCGCCGCCAGGGCGTCCCGCAGCGCGTACACGTCGTCCTGTGCGTCCTCCGCATGCGGGGTGTGGGAGCGGACGTAACAGGCCAACTGCACCTCGTACAGCACGTTCTTCTGCCCGGTTCCGGGCCCGCCGACAGTGAGCCGGGACTCGCTGTTGCGCGGGATCCAGACGACGATCTGGCAGCCGGTGCGGGTCCCGGGTGGCATGCCGTGCGTGTAGTCCGCGTGATCGTCACGCTTGGACCAGGCCCGCCGTACCACCCCGACGCCGGGCACCGGAGACGACCGATAGGAGCGGGTCGCCGGGTCGTAGGGGCCGCCGAAGTAGACGGCGATACCGTCCATGACGGATTGGATACTCACTGCGCGCTCACCTGACCCGGGCGTATTTGGCGAGGATGCGTTCGGCCTCGGCGACCAGCCCGGAACCGTCCCGCCGGGGGTCCTTCGACCGGGTGCCCGACGACAGGGACGTGTCCGGGTACGAGTCCTCGGCCGCTGTGTCCGGCCTCATCAGCAGCGAGATCGTGTAGTTGACGATCGCCAGCCGCATCACGGACGGCATCCCCGAGAAGTCGTGGCCCGCCTGGTGGTCGAACATGGTGGGCTTGACGAGGGGAACCGCGGTCGCCTGCGGCGGCACGCTCACGGCCGGTGGCGTCCACGACGAGGACACCGCCACGGTCTCTTCCTTGCCGGGCTCCCAGATGCGGTAGGTGCTGCCGGGCAGGATCGCGAGCGGGTCCGCGACCGTCAGCGAGGTGGCCCCGGCCGTCGAGGCGGCGGTAAGGATGGTGGCGACGAAACCGGCCGTGTATCCGAACTTCACGAACATCTCGCCGCCCGACGAGGGCGCGCCGAATTGCAGCGCGCCGGACCAGGGGCCGCCGCCGCCGAGCGGGATCACCACGTTCCGCTCGTCCTCCACCCATGCCGCCGACGCGTCCACGGTCGTCAGCGCGGTGGGGGTACTGCCGTAGGCGACCGTCGACACCGAGACCACCGGTATGTCGTCGGGGTGGATCTTCAGGTTCCCGTTCCGGTCGATCCTGGCCCGGGTCCGCTGGGTGGTGGTGTGCGCGCCGAGACCGCGCGGCAGGCCGCACTGGTCGTCGGCCCATGAGGACGCCGTCAGCAGCAGGTCTGTGAGCGCTGCGGTCTGGTCGGCCGCCGATGAGGACCCGCTGCGCAGGTCGTCCAGGTCCAGGTAGGTGGGGTGGGCGGTGAACGCCGCAGCGGAGACGTACGGGACGGTTGGCACGAGCCCACCCCTCTCTTGTTCGGCCGGTCAGGATCCGGTGCGGATCCAGGAACCGTGTTCGCAGGCGACGGCGGTGACGCTGGTGGGGATGGGGTCGGGGTAGTGGTCGCGGCACAGGGTGGGTCCGCTGTCGAGTGCGGCGGCCGACGCCTCCCATCCCTCATCCGCGATGACCGGGACCGGGTCCGGGGTGACCGGGTCCGGGGTGACCGGGTCCGGGGTCTCGGGCTGCTCGGGCTGCTCGTGGGCAGCCGGCGCGGCCGGGGTCTCGGGCTGCTCCGGGGCCGGGTCCGGCGCCGGGGTCTGCGCCTGGTCGTCGGCCTCGGCAGTAGCGCGCCTACGGGGAGGCATCAGCTGTTCTCCTTTTCACACACGCCGCCGCAGCGGCCACAGGCGGCGAAGAACGCGCCGAAGCCGCACGCCTTGCAGCGATAGCCACCGCGTACACGACCGCCGAGGTTCGCGGGGAACGCCCCGTACTCGCGCAGCGCCCTCTCATGGCGCGGGTTGTCGACCGTGACGGTGCCGTCCCGGCCGGGCGTGTAGCTGGTGTTGACGCCGGTCTGGGCGCCTTGGATGTCGATGCCACGGACGGCACCGTCAGGCATGCACAGACGTGCCATGCCGGTCTCCTTCCAGAGGACACCGGAGGCCCGCACCCCAAGCAGGGGTGCGGGCCTCCGATGGATGGGGATCAGGCCGCGGTGATGCCGGTGATGGCACCGTTCCAGGCCGGGGCGTAGCAGACGAACGTGCCGAACCAGTAGCTGCTCGACTCGAACGCAAACTGGTTGACCGGCCAATCGACGCCGAGCAGGTCCTGCACGTTGAACACCGCCCACACGTCGGACACCTCGGTGTCCGGGATGGGCAGCGTGTCGGACAGGATCGGGGCGTTGCCCTGCGGCAGCCACGGGTGGACCTCGACGGCCACGCCCTTGCCGGTGACCTCGTTGATGATCGTGTTGACCACGTCGCCGAGGGTCACGCCGGTCAGCTGGTCCTGCGTGATCGTCATCCGGTAGTTCGACGACGAGCTGCTCTTCAGCGTGTCCGACAGCTGCTTGCGGTCGCTGCCGTTGAACAGGATGCGGTCCGGGTCGGCCTTCACCGCGTCGTACAGCTTCGCGAACGCGGTCTGGAACTCGACGCCCGGGTTGCTGGTGGACAGGGCAGCGTTGAGCCGGTTGACGTAGCCCGAGTTCGGGCCGGTGACGATCGGCAGGATGCCGTCGTAGCCGTTGGCGAACGCCGAAGTGTCCGCCGTGATCGCGGACGCGGCGGTGCCGGACGTGGGCAGCGCACCCTGGATGGTGATCTTCCCGTTGCCGGTGCGGCCGAAGAACCAGCGCGACGCGTCGCCGGGGTCGGAGGCACCCGTGGACACGTACACGCGGGCACCGAGCGCACCAGCGGGCAGGTTGAACGTCAGGTCCACGACCTGCCCGTTCGTGATCGCCACGGTGGCGGCCGTCGACAGGACCGACTGGCCGAAGTCACCCGCGTCCGAGGTGACCTTGACGAAGATGTTCGTCGTCACGCCGGTCAGGCCGGTCTCACCGGCCACAGCCGCGCGAGGGCTGCCCAGCGTCAGGCCCGTCGGCGCGGCGAGCGCACCGGAGAAGCCAGCGGCGGTGCCACGGCCCATGAGCAGCATGCGCTCCTCCAGCAGCATGCTGGAGTACATCAGCGACGTGCGGGACAGCTGACGGATGTCCTGGTAGCCCTGGCCCGCGTACTGCGCCGACCACGTCACCTGGTCCGACACCGAGAACTGCGCGTAGGGCACCGTCACGTCGGAACCCGCGTAGCTGATCTTCGGGCCTCGCGCGTAGAACAGCGAGTTGCCTGCACCGGAGGGCGCGAAGTTGTTCTGGGTGTTGTCCTGGATACCCGGGTGGATCGAACCGATACCACCGGTGCCGGTGCCGGTGAACCCGGTGATCACCTTGAAGCGGTGCGACAGACCGAGGCCACGGCGGCGCGGCAGCCGGTTCCGGAGCGGCGTCGGGCGCGGCGTCAGCAGCTTCGCCGGCGCCTCCAGGTCGAACGCCACCAGACCCGTGCTCAGCGGGGACGTGGGCGAGATGTCCTTGACGAGGTCCGGCTGCTGCGACTTGAGCTCCGCAAGCGCGGAGGTCACCGACGCGAGCGCGTCCGCGGACAGGCCCTTGACGATCTCCGGGGTGTCCAGAGCCTTCGTCAGCGCACCGTAGGCGGTGGTGGGCTGCTGGGTGAAGTCGATACCCTGCCCGACCGCGAACGCCTGGGTGATGTCCTGCGCGGTGAGGGTACGGACCGGTGCGGAGTCCACGGCCGACATGAGCTCGTCGAAACGAGTGGCGACGTCGGCCTTGGCCAGCTTGGGAGCGTCCGGCGTGCCGCCGAACAGGGTGTCAACACTGGGCAGAGCCACAGCCCCGCCCTCCTTTCATGCAAAAAGACCCCCACCCGATGTCGGGTTGGAGGTCTTTGGGATTGTCGTGGGGAGGTGGTGCCTGGATCAGGCGTCGGCCTTGGCCATGAGCTGGTGGGCCTTCTCTCGGTAGCCCTCGCGCAGGTCGCGGTCCTGTACCTGATCCGCCTTGCGCAGGTAGTGGTCGGCCTGCGCGCGCAACGCATCGGCGTCGCTCTGGCGGGCGGTCTGCTCCTGCGCGGCGGTGCGGGTCATAACAGGCCCGCCCGGCAGCGGCATGGCACGGAACTCCTCGATGGCCTTCTGCGCCTTCGCCAGATCCGCTTCGAGCGCCGTGGTGCGCTCCTTGGAAGCGGTCGTGGCCTCTGCAACAGCCGACTTGATCAGTTCGGTGACGTCTGCCTTGGTGATGAAGTCGGCCGCCACGGTGGCGGCCGGCTCGGTGGTCTTGGGGGCGGCCGGGGTTTCCGGCTGCACCCCGTCGCCCTTGGCCGCGTCAGGCTCGTCGGCCTTCGCGGCCTCGGGCTCGGTGGTCTTGGCGGCCTCGGGCTGCTCGCTCTTCGCGGCCTCGGGCTCGGTGGTCTTGGCGGTGTCGGGCTCGTCGGCCTTGGCCAGGTCGGCGGTGTCGGCGAAGGACATGTCGGTGTCGTCTCCCTGGTTCTCGGCCTGTTCGCGGCGCATGAAGTACTTGAGCGAGCTGACCGCATCCAGCAACAGGGCGATGTCGTACGCCTCGTTGAGGTTGCCCGCGGCGAGGCTCTCGGCCTCAGCGACGATCAGGCCGGCGATGCAGGCGATGGCCTGCTGGGCGCCGGTGATGTCGCCGCCCTCGTTGCCCATCTCGCCGTCGTCGGCCTTGGCGAGTTCCGGCACGAGGGTGCGGACCTCGCGGAGCACTGCCTCAGCCTTCTCCGCCATCGCCGGGTCGACTGCCGCCGTCTCCTCCGGGCCGGTGTCGCCGGTGTCGTCGCCCTTGTTGAGGCTGCCGTCACCGTTCCAATCGCTGGGCACCATGCCCTCCAATCCGAGGGCCTTGGCCCGCTTGACGATGTGCAGCCTGACGGCGTCGTGGTCGTCGCCGCGGCCGACCGCCTTGATGGCCTTCCGCAGGTGGGACTTCGAGGTGATCGGGGCGTCGGTCTTCTCGACGACCTGGGCGTCCTCGACAGCCGTCAGATCACCGGCCGCGTCGGCCTTCGCCAGCTCGAACATGCAGCCGGGGTTCGCGGGCCGGTCGACCAGCGATACCTCCACGATCGAGCCGCCCGTGACCAGGCCCTTCGGCGCGTCCGCCTTCCCCATCTGGATCTGGGGGGCCTTGATGCCGACGGAGAAGCCCTTGAGGACTCCGGTCGCCACCTTCTTCACGGCGACCGGGTCCACGATGTGCGCAGCCAGCAGGTGCCTTCCGTCGTCAGCCTTGGACAGGCCGACGCCGACACCGACCGCGCGCTTGGCGTCGTGCTGTTCGCGGACGTTGCCGCCCTCGGCCATCCACTCGGGCATGGCCTGGTCCAGCCATCCCTGGTCAAGGCGCTGATGGTCCCGGTCGAGGGCGGAGGATGCGGCAGGGCCGTAGACGATGAGCGTGCCGTCGTCTTGCTTCTCGGACTTGGTGATGGGGGCCCACGCGAAGGTGGTGGACTCAGGGGGCATGGTTCCTCCTCGCCCGGTGCGCGGGCGCGCGAAAGAGAGCGGGGTCAGGCCGGAATGAGGGTGCACCGGCAGTTCGGGTGAGCGGGCGGGGCCTGTGATCCGTCAGGCCACGTCTCGCCGGACGCGCGGGGGCCTGCGGCCTCGTTGGCGAGGCACACGGGGCAGGCGCCCGGCTCGGTGTGCCACAGCCACCTGGTCAGGCCGGCCGTGGTGTAGACGTCGCGGGCGGCCTCGGTGGACGCGCGGCTGAGCTCGGTCAGCGCAGTCCGTCGCGCCCACGACTCATCCCGCAGGACACCCCGGAGTTGCGCAGCGAGTTGCCGGGCGGTCCAGCCTTCCGAGCGGGCCCGGGCCAGTGTCTTGGCCAGGGCGTGCATCCGGCCACGGGCGAGGGTCTGCGCGTCGCTGGCGTTGCGACTGCGGAAGGTGCCCAGGTCGTCAGCGGACTGTGTGGTGAGGGTCCGCGCGGCGTCCTCGTGGCTGCCTCGCCGCCATGGGAACAGCGCCCGGCCCCGGTCCATGAGGGCGCGGGCAGCGGAGGCGCCGATGGCCCATCCTTCGGTCCAGATGCCGGTGAGGAGACTGGCCATCGTGGCGGTCAGGTCGATGCCTTGGGCGGTGAGCCATGCCGCCGCGAGGGCGGCCGCGAACTCGCCAAGGTGGCTGTCGTCCTCGGGCTGTTGCAGTTCGCCGGCCACGTCGGGCTCGTCGGCCTTGACGAGTTCCTGCGCGAGCCAGCGTTCCGCGAGCTGGTCGACGTTGACCGCCGCGGTGAGGGCCCGCTGGATGCGGCCCGCCCACACGTCGGCGGTGTCCTGGTCGCGGTCCCAGCCCTGCCAGTGGGCGGGGCCGTCACCGGCTTTTGGGCTGTCATCACCTGCCGCGTAGACGACTGCCTGCCCGGCCAGGTCGGGGGCGTCGGCCTTGGTGACGGTCTGGAAGACGAACGGCCGCGCCGGTGTCGGGTTCTTTCGGGCCCAGCGCCGGTAGGCGGCCAGTTCGGTCTTGACCGCGTCGGCCTGGCCACTCCCGTCGTCGGCCGGCTTCTCGGGGTTCGAGCCGTTGACGTCGCTGTCGGGCCCTGCGGGGGCGTCGATACTGCCGTCGCCGTCCGCGTCGTTCAGCTTCGGTCCCGTGACGGGGTTGACGGCTTCGCCGCCCGCCGCAAGTTTGCTGGCGCCTTCCACGAAGATCACGCCGCTGTAGCCGTGGATCATCGGCATGTCCGCTTCGGGGAAGTTGAAGCGGGGCAAGCCCATCCGGTCCCGGTCCTCGTTGTAGGTCATGCGACCGGACTTGACGCGGTTCTCGGCGACCTGGTCAGCCGACGCCTCGTCTTCCTCCTCCAGCCCGAGGAACCGAAACTCCAGCTCGGGCGGCATGCCGAGGTGGCGGCGACTGATGGCGGTGATGAGCTGCTGCAACCAGCGCGTCGTCGGCATGGTGCCCTTGCGCTGTTCAACGGCCGCCTGTCCCTCGTGCCAGCCCGTGGACCCGAGACCGCCCTGCTCGGTGTACCCGAGTTCGGCGATCGTGACGTCGAAGTGCGCGGCTATCGCCTTGATCAGGAACAGGTCGTACTCGGGGCGGTAGCGCTCCGCCACGTCGGCCTGGGTCTGGAGCTCCATCCCGGGCGGCAGGACGCGCAGCCGGTGCCGTTCGCCGGTCTGTCCGCCGTAGGCGTCGTTCAGGCCCCGCTCGTAGTCGAGGACCTGCCCCGGTGTCCACCCGGGCCCGCCGTTGACCTGCTTCAGCAGGCCGCGGGGCACGGCGCCGTCGGTGTACTCGGCTCGGATCCAGCCCCGTCGGCGCAGCCATACATCGACGTCCTCAAGGGCCTGCTCGACAGCCGAGTACCCGTACTGGGTCCACGTCCGGACGTTGCGCCGCTTGTAGATGAGCTGATCCGACCGGTACCCGTTGAGGATCTGCCCTTCAGGGTCCACGTCGGCGAGGAACTCGCCTCGAGGGAAGCCCCACAGCAGTTGCTGGTAGGCGGGGTTCGGGGGCTGCGGGCGGCCACCGGAGTGGTCCCGCAACGGCTTGATCGTGGACCCGTCGATGACCTCCAGCGAGTGCAGGTCGCCGCCGTAGGTGTAGCGGGGATAGATCGCGAGCGCGTCCAACACGAGGTGTTCCTCAAGGACCTTGCTGACCCACTCGGCGAAATACTCGCCTTCGCGCACGTTCGGCTGCTCCCAGAACGCGGTGCAGCGCGCGATGTGCGGGCCGAGTCGTTTGCCGAGTTCGGCTTCCACGTCGGCACGCGACTGGCCGGGGTTGTCGGCCTGCGCCTTCTCCACCGCGCCCTGGGTGATCGTGACCGTCCACGCCAACGTCGACACTTCGTTCTTGCGGATCTCGATACAGCGGCGCGGGAGGCCGCCGTGCTCGGCCGCGTCCCGCAGCACCTTCCAGGGCACCAACCTGTCGCTGACGCCCGGCAGGTTGGTCGACACCTGGTATTCGGTCAGCCGCGGCTCGGGGCGGCCCGAGTCCGGGCGCAGCGGGTCGATCGCCGCAGGGAACACCGGCACACCCGGCCCGAACGCCACCATCGGATCCGTGCGCGGCAGCGGGTTGAGGACGCCGGTGGGGTTGGCGGTGACCGAGCCGAGGAGCGCCGTGACCTGGGTTGCGGTGAACGTCTGCGCCCCGGCCGGCACCTGGGGGGCGGCCTTGGTGGTGTCAGGCTGCTCGACGGTGCGACGGAAGGGGTTCCAGCGGGGCACGGCGCCTCCATTCCTGCGTAAGGGGGGGTCAGGTGTACGGGCGGCGCAGGGAGCGGGAGCGGCCGACACGGACGAGGATGCGTTCCACGGCGGCGTCGACTTCCCGGTCGGACAGACCGACGATCCCGGCCGGTGCGGGCGGCAGTCCGCGAGCGGCCCGGTACGCGTTGATGCTGACCTCGCCCCGCACGACCTGATCCCACGTGACCGTGGCGGCGCGGGCCTGCTGGTTGAGGTGCTGCATCTCGCACACGGGGCAGTGCTCCACTCCGATGTGCACGATCAACGCGTGCCCGCAGTCCGGACAGCCGGCCGTCAGGAGCTGGCCCGGCAGCGGCCGGTGCGTGCAGAAAGCGGGCTGTTCGACAGGCTCAGGCTCGGTGGTCACTGCTGCCTTCCCTCGGGGTTCGGGTTGTTGCCGTAGCCGCGGAGCCAGTCCATGGCCTGGTCGGCGCTGAACTGTCCGGCCAGCAGCCGCTGGAGGGCCTGGCTGGTGGTGTCGACCTGGTCGTCATTGCTGCCGTTCGGGAAGCCTCCGAGTTCGGAGACGAAGTCTTCGATCCACGGGGCGAACGACGGATCGGGCAGCCACACGTTTCCCGCTTCGACGAACGGCGCCACGGCCGACGCGCGCGCGTATTTGGAGTCTTTCGGGGTGATCGGGATCAGACCGGGCACGGTCGCCTGAAGCTGGGCGATGATCGCCGGGCCGTTCGCCTTGTCTTCGACGAGCTTTGCGAACGTCTGCGGCCACTTCGCCGACAGTGCCTTGACGGCCTGCTGCGTGGCCGGGAAGTCGAGCCGGTCACGGACCTGGTCCAGCAGGTACACGCTGGCCCCGAACCGGGCCCACACCTGCCCGACGACATAGTCCGAGCCCTTGGTGTCTTTGAACGCCATGTCCCACGACTGGATGATCTCGTCCGCGTCGTGGACCCACATCGTGCCGTCCTGGCGGCGGACCGCCTTCGGGGCGACGTACCAGCGCCAGTCCCCTCGTTTGAACAGGCCGCCCTCGGCCGGGGCAGGCCGGCCCTGGTACAGCGACGTCCAGGTACGCGAGCCGACGTCGTCCCTGGTGTCCTGCCAGTCCTTGGCGGTGCGGCCACGGGCGGACAACAGGAACTCGCCCGGCTCGCGGCCGAGCGGATCCGTCTCCCCCTTGTAGGGGTCGTGGTCGGCCTCGGCCGGGATGTTGATGTACCGCCACTCTTTGCGGACGTCCTGCGCGAGGAGCCGCCCGGCGAGGTCGTCCTCATGCCAGCGGGTGAGGACCACGACAACGACGGTGTTGGGACCGAAACGCGTGCGGGCCGTGTCGGTCCAGAAGTCCCATGCGGCCTGCCGGAACGTCTCCGATTCGGCCTGTGCACGGCCCTTGACCGGGTCGTCAATGATCAACACGTCGACCGGGCGGCCGGTGAGGGCACCCCCGATACCGACGCTGTACACGCCGCCCTGGTGGTCCTCGACCTGCCACTCAATGGCGGAGGAGGTGTCTCGGCGGATCCGCAGCGCGAACTTGTCCGGGTTTCCCTTGATGTCGTTGCGGACCGCGCGGCCCCAGCGGCGCGCCGTGTTCGCCTCGTAGGAGGCGATGGCGATACGCAGGTCGGGGTCGCGGGACAGCAGCCACGCCGGGAAGGTGCGGCTGACGCGCTGCGACTTGCCCTCCTGCGGGGGCATGGAGAAGATCAGCCGGTTCGTGCGGCCCTCGGCGCAGTCGATGAGGACTTCGTCGAGCAGCTCAAGCGCGGGCGTGCGCACGATCTTCGGGTCCAGTTCGCGGGCCAGATCGTGCGGGGTGGGGTACCGGTCGCCAGCCTCAGAACGGCCCTCCAGCCGGTCAGCAGCCATGGCGAGCGGGTCAGCGATAGCGAGCATGGGAACGCCTCCTGCGAGGGGTACAGGCGGCCGTACAGGGAGGTCAGACGGCTCTCAGATGGCGGGCGGCGACCTTGCGGGCCTCGTCGGCCTCCCGTCCGGTGATGCCAGCGGACGAGAGGGCGGCCTCGATCGCGGTCACGACGATCTCGGCTTGCCTCTCCGACACGCGGGCCATGCGGTCCTCGATGTTCAGGCGGGCGATCGTGCCGAGGACTTGCGCGCAGCGGTCCATCGCGCGCTCGTACAGCTGGATCTCGGCGCGCAGCTGCTCGTTGCCGCCCGCGCCTTCGTAGCGGATCCGGTCGCCGAGCTCGTTGACGATTCCGGCGATGGTGTCCTGCCAGGCGACGGCCTGCCCGGCCAGCCGTGCGAGGGCGGTGAACGGGTTGTCGATCGGGGTCACTTCCAGCGTGGCGAGCACGGCGCGGGCCTGCTGCTCTGCAAGCTGCGTCCTCGCCGCGGCCCGCTGGTTGCGGGTGTTCCCGCCATGCAGCCGGCACCGTCCGGTGCCGACGTGATCGGTTCCCCATCCGGCGACGAAGCTGCACAGCTCGCCGGGCGCGCCTTGGCGTTTCTGTGCGCCGCACTTGGGCTTGTCGCCGTCGGCGCGTTCGGGGCGCAGGCTGCTCAATCCCGGCTCCGCTGGTTCAGGCGCAGCATGCGCGTACGGCGGTCACCGATCGTCAGGGCCCGGTCCACTGCGGCCAGGTCGCCCTTCATCGCGGACGGCCATACAGCCGCCTGAAGCCGGTCGTACCGCAGGATCTCCAGCACGCGGAGCGGGTCCATCGGCAGCCCGTCGTACTGGCTGTCGGCGACTTCGGTGGCGGCTTCGAGGGCGTCGGCCGCGTCGGCGTAGTCGAGGCGGGTGGCGATGGTGTGCCAGTCCACGCCAGCCAGGCGCAGGTTCAGGGCCTGCGTGGCCTTCGCACGGTCTTCGTCGCTGAGGGGTGTGGTGTCGTCCACGGCTGCCTCCCGTGAGGGTGCGAGGGGTCAGGACCGGAAGTAGATGAGTACGGCTGTGGCCGGGCGGGTGGTGTCGTTGACGAGCTCGGGCCAGCAGCCGGGAGGGTGGAAACGTTGGGTGTGCTGGTGCACGGGCCGGACACCGGTCGGGGTGCGTTCGGTGAGGGTGCCGTCGAGGACGGCGACCAGTCGGCACACGCGGCGGGTCTCGGCGTCCCTGCGCTGTCCGGGCTCCCACGACACCAGCCAGGCCGCATGGTTGGCGCTCGTCTCGATGAGCACCGGCATGTCGTACGTGCGCATGGCGTGCTGGTAGCGGGCGGCCAGCCGGTCCGCGAGGGCGGCATAGTCGGCGACCGTTTCGGGGGCCTCGGGCTCGGGTGGAAGCAGGTTCTGGTGGGCGAGCATGTCGCCGCCCACGCTCAGGTCATTGGCCATAGTGAAAAGGGGCGGGCACCCTCCCCCGAGGGGTGCCCGCCCTTCCCCCCGTTCTCTACCAGGCGCCGGTCTCGCCGCGGTGCATGCCCGCAGGGACAGGCGCGGCCGCGCGGCCGGTGATGGTGGCCTTCACCTCGGTGAACGCGTGCAGCCCTTCCGGGCCGAGTTCGCGGCCGATCCCGGAGGCCTTGAAGCCGCCGATCGGCGCCGAGATGGGGTGCGGGGCGCCGTTGATGTGGACCATGCCGGTGCGGATCCCGGACGCGACCGTGTGTGCCCGATCCCCGCTTGCGGACCACACCGACCCGTCCAGCCCGTACGGGGTGGCGTTCGCCAGGTGCACGGCCTGCATGTCGCTGGAGAACGGTGTGACCGCCAGGACCGGGGCGAACACCTCCGTCTTGAACAGGTCGGAGTCCGGGTCGACGTCGGTGAACAGCGTCGGCTTGAGGAACCATCCGGCCCGGTTCAGGCGGTAGCCGCCCGTGCGGGGCGGGGTGTCGTGCGCGTGGATCGCGGCGCGCGCCCGATCGAGCTGCTTGCGGGACACCAGCGGCCCGATCTGTGTCATCGGGTCGGCCGGGTCCCCCACGGCCAGGTCGAGCGCCAGCATGTCCTGAAGCGCGCTGCACACCTGGTCGTACAGCGGGCGGGCGACCAGGATCCGGGTCTGGTTCGAGCAGATCTGCCCGGAGCACGCGAGGCTGTTGTCCAGCACGCTGCGCAGGGCGGCGTCCACGTCGGCGTCGTCGAGGATGACCATCGCGGACTTGCCCCCGAGCTCCAGCGACACCCGGGTCAGGTTCCGTGCGGCGAGCTGCGCGATACGAGTACCGGTGGCCGTCGACCCGGTGAATGCGATCTTGTCGATACCGGGGTGGGCGACCAGGTGCTCGGCGGCGTCCGGCCGGGCGGGAACCACGTTGAACACACCGGCTGGCAGGCCTGCGGCGTCGGCGATCTCGGCGAGCCACAGAGCCGACAGCGGGGACCAGACGGCCGCCTTGATGACGAGCGTGCACCCGGCCAACAGCGCGGGTATCGCCTTCATCAGGATCGTCTTGTGGGGCATGTTCCACGGCGTGATCAGCGCACAGACGCCGACCGGTTCGCGGGTGACGATGTGCCCGTCCCGCTGCTCGGCGAACAGGTCCCGCCCGGAGGAGACCAAGCTGAGGTAGTACTCGAAGATGTCGCGCGGGTGCTGGGTCTGGGCGGTGAACGCGGCCGGCGAGCCCATCTCCAGCGTGATCAGCTCGGCAGCCTCGGCCGCGCCGTCGGCGTACAGCCACGCCATGCGCTGGAGCGCTTCGGCCCGCTCTCCCCGGGTCATGCGCGGCCAGGGCCCGTAGTCGAACGCCTCGCGCGCGGCCGTCACCGCGGCGTCGATGTCGGCGGGCGAGCCGGCCGGGCACGAGCCGACCGTGGCCTCCGTGACCGGGCTGATGACGGTGATCCGGTCCCGCCCCAGCGGCTTCTGCCACTGCCCGTTGATGTACAGGCGGTCGTAGTCCACGGCGGCGGTCATGCGACGGTCCATCCCTTGTTGAAGCCGTCCGGGGCGTGCCGCTTGAGCATGTTGCCCCGGTCGGCGAGCCGGTCAACTTCCTCGGGGTCCATCTCCAGACGGCGGCTGATCTCGGCCGGCGAGATGTTCAGCTTCAGCAGGTCGTCCACGATCCCGGCCATGCCGAGGACGTGGTGGGTGCCGCGTGCCCGGTTGTGGCGGACGGTCGCCATGCGCGCCGTCGCCGGGTCGGTCGGCGGCAACACCACCACGGGCACGAGCCCGTCGGTGAGGGCGGCGACCGCAGGCCGGCCAGCGACGGTCCAGCGGTGGAAGCCGTCCACGATCTCGTATGTGCCGTCGTTCTGCTCGCGGGCGACGATCGGCTGCGTCCAGCCGTTCTCCAGGATGCTGGTGGCCAACAGCCGGTGCTCGGGCGGCGCCTGGACGTTCGGGTTCCAGTCGTTCGCGGACAGCGCCTCGCGCGGCATCCACTGAATGTTCGCGAGGGGCTGCGCGTCGGCGCCGACCGGAGTGGCCGGGACCGTCGGGGTGGGGTCGGTCATGAGGGGATCACCGGGTTTCTGGTGAGGGCGGGTCAGTGGATCAGGTCGACGTTCTCGGGCACGAGAGCGATCGGGTCGGCGGGCCAGGCGAACGGGTGGGCGTACTCGGCCTCTGTTCCGGCCTGGCCGATCTCGGCGACCTCGGCGATGTAGGCGGCCCACAGCTGGGCGGCCGGCTTGTTCAGGCGGGCCCCGGCCTGCTTGCGCTTCTTGAAGTCGCCGCGCATCGCGAGGGTCAGGAGGAAGTGCCAGCAGATGCCCGTGTTCGGGTGCGGCATCTTGTAGACGATCGGGTCGCGGGTCTTCTTGTAGTGGCTCGTCATCTCCTCACGGAGGCGAGCGGCGATCATCCGCTGGTCTTCCGGCCGGAACTTGGCCACGTAGTGCGTCACGAAGTCCGGCCAGGGCATGCCTGCGGGCTTGTCGGGCCGGTCCCGGTAGGCGTACAGCTCGGTGAGCGCGTAGCGCTGGGCGGCGCCGATGCCGGGGACGCGTTCGGCCATCTTTCCCCACACCTCGGGGAAGCACTGCGCGTACGTGTGGATCTTCTGGAGGGGTTCCTCGCCGAACGCGGGCGAACAGCGCTGGAGACTCGGGCCGACACCCGCCATCTCCAGCAGGTCGTACGCCTTGTTGTAGTCCCAGCCGAACTTGCGGGTCGCAGCCCACACGTCCTCGGTGCGCCAGTCGTAGACCGGGTACGCCTTGTACAGGTTGCCCTGGTTCGTCTTTGACCCGGAGTGGTAGACGATGTAGTTGTCGACCGCGCGGCGGGTGACCGCCCGGGTACGGATCAGGGACTCCTGCGCACGGATGCCCATCAGGGCGGCCGTGGTGTACGGCGCCGGGGCCATCAGCCCCGACATGTCCGGGATGGACATGCGCTTCTCGGGCGGCCACGTCTCGAAGCCGTCCACGTGGGTGATGGCCTGCTCCGGGAGCGGACGGCACCACTTCGCTTCGTCCTCCGGGGCCCACGGCCACCAGTACGGGTGTTCGCGAGAGCACGCGTTGCGGTGCTGGACCGGCAGGCACAGCCACTCCATCGCCACGTCGTCGCGGGCTGCGACGCGGGCCACGTAGTCGGCGGTCTCCTGCGGGATGGCCTCCTCGTCCCAGAAGATCACCCGCAGCGGCAGGTGCCGGGCGAACCGCGGATCGGAGTGGGCGACCGCGAGAGCGACGTTCAGGACGGCAGTCGAGTCCTTGCCGCCCGAGAACAGCACCTGTACCCGGTCGAAGTTGTCCATCACGTACGCCATGCGCTCGCAGGCGAGGGTGTAGACGTCGGTGGCCACGTCCACCCGGTCGAGGGTCACTTTCTTGTGGACATACGGCGCGGACGACTGTCTCACTGCGGCTCCTCGCGGACGTAAGTGTTTTCGGGCACCGCTTCGGCGTCGGGGTGGAAGCGCCGGGATGCCAGGTAGAAGCCGCTGCCGGTGCGGTAGGTGAACAGCGGCAGCCGGTGCCGGAAGTAGACGAGGGTTCCGGAGGAGTCGAGGACCACCACGGCACCCGCGTCCATGTCGGCCTGGCGCAAGGCCAGGGAGAGGGCTGCTCCGGGCGGGTGCTCGGCCCGATGGCGGGCGTAGGCGTGCGCCAGGTGGTGCGTGTCGGCAGGCCACTCGCCCGGGTAGACGTCGCCCGGGTTGTAGATGTTGCCGTTGAACGCCACATGGTGGCCGTTCACGGTGATGGGCTGGATGGCGTCCTCGTCGTCGTACCGGCCGAAGGTGGCCAGCCTCGCGTGCCCCAGACACCGGCTGGCGTCCTGGCACGCGAGGGCGGCCGCGGCCGCGTCCATCGGACCGAGCGCCCGGTGTGTCTGGTCGCCGGCCGTCCAGCCGTGGGCATGCGGCCCTCGGGTGGCGGCGGCGCGGGTGATGGCGGTCAGCAACTCGCGGTCAGGAGCGCCGTCCCCGGTGTAGGCGAAAATCCCGCACACGGGTTGTTGCTCCCTTCTCAGGCGTGGCCGGTGCGTGCCATCCAGTCCGCAGCCTGCGGCAGCACGGGCGCGGCCTGACGGACCACGTCCGGATCGATCGCCCACACTTCCTCGAAGCCGTGGTCGATGCTGTTGGTCCACTGGCGGGCCGGCCACGAGCCGGTGCCGACCTGGTAGCCGCGCGGCCAGTCGTAGCAAGGCGGCATCGGCAGGTTCTCCCGGTCGATCAGCGCGAACACGGCCGTGTGGGACCAGTGCGCGATCGGCGAGGAGCGGGTGATGCCCTGAGCGTTGGTGTACTCGGTCGCGCCAGCCGGGCCGGTGTAGTTGCCGTCCGAGTGGCGCCGTCCGAGCAGCAGCACGTCCAGCTTCTCGTCCCGGTAGTAGCGGGCCTGCGACCGGTGGTTGATGGCCGTGAACCACTTCGGGCCCCACGCGCCTTGCGGGAACAGCATGTTCGGGTTCTTCGCCAGCCAGCGCAGATCCTGGCTGGTGTTGACCACGGTCAGCCCGTCCGGCATGTGGTCGGTGACCCACTGAAGGAACGCCGGGAACTCGAGGTTCGAGATGCCAAGGACGCAGTCGTGGATCCCGGCGAGCTCGGCGACGTGGCCGAGGGCGATGGAGTCCTTGCCACCGGACCAGGCGTACGCGGCACGGCGGCCGCCGACGCTGTCCTTGATCTGCTCCACCGTGCGGTCGATCAGGTTGTCGAGCTTGTCGTCCGGCCACTCGGCGCGGGCGCGGGCCCGCAGCTTGCCCCAGTCGTCCTGTTCGCGCAGTGTCTGCTTGCGCTGGTTCACGACTCCGACCCGGGCTCGGCCTCGATGTCGACGAACAGGGGCCGACCGGTCGGGTTGCCCGCCCAGTCCGTGTACGTCATCCGTTCCGGGGAGTCGACGGGCTTGTGCGGCGAGCCGGTCGCGATCAGGACGTGCCCGGCGCCCCCGGCGCCGACGGCGTGCGGGATCTCGCCGGGCACCATGTAGATGTCGCCCGGCTCCACCTCGTAGGTGACGTCGCCGATGGTGATGGTGCCCTCGCCTTCCAGGCACAGCAGCAGGTGGTCGCCCGGGTGGGTATGGATCGGGAACTGCGCGTTCGGCGGCACGGACAGCATGTCGACACCCAGGTGGCCGTTCGAGTGCAGCGGCAGCCCGGTCGCGTCCGCGCCGTGGACGGGGACACCGTCCACCTTGATGGCCTCCATGGCGTCGACCAGGTTAACGATGTTCAGGCTGGGACCGTCGTGGCCATAGTCGATGGGGTTGTGGCCGTAGGCGTGGGTTTCGCTCATGAGGGGTTGCTCTCCTGGGTTTCGAGGTAGGCCGCGCACACGGCGGTGAGGGCGGCGGAGGAGTTGTCCAGGCCGTTCGTCTCCTGGGCGTGCTTGAGGGCGGCCCGGATGATGTCGCGCTGCTCGACGGTGACGATCCACTGGATAGGCGTCACCAGTGGCCCGGTCGGCGCGGGCACGGCCGGGGGCGGCTCGTACGGCTGCGCCGGGGTGATCGGGGCCGGGGGCGGGACGGTGCCCGTGTCGTCCGACGCCGTGTCCGCAGCCGGCGCCTCCTGGCCGGGAGTACCCGGAGCCGAAGGGACCGAAGGGACCGGGGCCGCGGGGGCGGGCACAGCCGGGGGCGGGGTGAGGAAGTCCGTCAGGAACTCCGTCGCACCGGCCGCGAGTTCGCCCGTGGCTTGCAGCAGCTCGTCCAGGTCGTCGGCCCCGTACCCGGTGCCTTCCAGGTCGTCCTGCACGTCCTTCAGCAGCGCGGTGAGCGCGCCGTCATCCCACGTGCCCAGCTCCGACAGCCGGTTGTCCGCGAGGTTGATCCGCTTGGCCTCGGCGTCGTCGCAGCTGATGACCTCGCAGCGCGCCGTCTGTTCGCCGTTGGCGGCGAGGGCCTGCATCGTGTGGTTTCCGGCGAGCACGATCAGCGCGCCGTCGCTGGTCTGCCTCACGATCAGGGACCGGTACTGGCCGTTACGGGTCAGGGACCGGCGAATCGCCTCGACGTCGCCCCGCTTCGCGTTGCCCGGGTAGGGGGTGAGGTCGGCGATCGGGACGTCGCGGGTTTCGAGGTAGCCAGCAGGCATGAGGGGTCCTCATCACTCAGGGTCGGAAGGGCGGCGCCGGCCGGACTTGGCCTGTGCCTGGTTGTCGCGGATGCGCTGGAGCGAGCCGAAGGACTGCATGCCTTGCTCGCGGCGCAGTTGGGGGATGTTGTTCGCCGGGATGCCGACCCGCAGGTCTTCGCCGTAGACGGCGAGGAGGTCGGAGGCGTCTTGCGAGGCGTAGCCGTGGTAGGCGATCGCTTCCTCGCTGGGGAACACGTCGGCGTGCCGCATGGTGGCCAGGTCGATGGCCTGGTCCTGCTTGCCGCCGAGGCTGTAGACCCAGCCGAAGTTGGCGGGCGGGTCGGGTTCCACCACGTCCTGAAAGAGGGCGACTTCCTTCGTATAGCAGTAAAAACGAACGCCCTTAGCGGAGCGGATGATCCGCAGCCACGCCTCCAGGTAGTCCTGGCTATGGAAGTCCCCACTGTCGTGAATGCGGACGTATCCGCCCTGGTAGCGGGGGTGCTGGACCTCTTCAGTCATCTGCCGCTCGAACTCGGGCAGGTCCTGCAAGGTCAGCAGCAGGTTCCGCATGTGGGCGGCCTTGACGTTGGAGAACTGGTAAGTGCCCTTCCTGGCGTAACAGAGGGGGGCGCACGCCGAAGCGGACGGACACACGTTGAAGTGGCCACCCCACGGGAGTTCGACCACCCACGCGGGCAGCGACCAGTGGTAGATGCCTTCGGCGCCCAGCTCGCTGTTTCCCCGGCCCAAGAGCCACGGCATGAGGCGGCCTCCCGTGAAGTCGTCGGAGAAGGAGGGCACCGGTCCCGGCCGTGGAGTCGGCGGCCGGGACCGGGCAAGAGGGGGCCTGCCGTCGCGCACCCCTCAATACGCGACGGCAGGCGTGGAAAGGCCCCCTTCGCCCGAGCACTAGGCGAAGGGGGCCGGTCTATGGGGCGGTCTACTCGCTGTCGCCGCCGAGGGTGTGGGCCATCACGATCCACGAGTCCGCAAGCGACTCGTACCGGGCCATGAGCGCCTGGTCGGTCAGCATCTCGGCGGCCAGGAGCAGACGGGCAGCGTGCTGGAGGGCTACATCACGGGTGACGGGGGCGGGTGTGGGGTTGGGGGCAGCGTTAGCCACCAGGCGCCTCCCAGGTGTCGGTTCAGGCCGCGGCAGCGTGGCGGACAGGCGGGACGCGAAGGCGTCCGGCGACCACGTCTTGCAGCTCCAGCCAGTCGTACATGCCGTCGTAGGAGGTGAGCCGCCCCTCGGACGCCCAGCGGGTGACCGTGCCGACAGGGCGCCGGATCAGGTGGGCGACATCGCCGGGGGCGAGGAGGACGGGGGTATACGCCATGGATGCTCCCGGGACATGCAAAAGGGCCACCCCGGGTGGAAGGGGTGACCCTGACGCGCATTGAACCTAGCGAAGCAGATAGTCGCCTCGGTGCGATCTTTCTGTCAAGCAGAGTTCCACCGAGATCACGGCTGCGCCGACTTCGACGCCTCATCGATGAGCTTCTGCAACCCGCCCCGGCCTTGCTCGTTCGCGTCTTGGAGCGCCTTCATGTAGTCGTCCGCCGACAGGTCCGTGCACTCCGGTGCGCCGTCCCCCTTGTCCTGCCCTGCGGCGATCGCATCGGTGCACGCCTTGATCTGCTCGGCCGCCGACAGCTTCGGCTTCGCCGGGGCGCTCGAGGACGCAGCCGGCGAAGGCTTGGCGGGCTTGCTGGTGTCGGAGCTGGAGCAGCCGGTGAGCGCGAGCACGGCGGCCGCGCAGACGGCGGCCGCCGCGGTGGTGATGTGGCGCATGGTCCCCCCTGGACGTGTGTTAGCCACCGCGCAGTGTGACACACGTCAACGGCCCCGGCACCCGAGGGAGTTCGGGGCCGGGGCCGTGGACGGGAGGCTACTTGGGCAGCTCGTTGCGGTTCGTGGCGATGATCCCCTTGGTGTGGTTCTCCACGGTCACGTTCGTGACGGGCGCCTCGTAGAAGTGGTTGTGGGTGGCCGGGGCGGCCTCCACAACCTCCTTGGTGCGTCTCATGAGGCGGCCCAGGGCGAGGGGCAGGGCCACAAGCGACCCGAAGACGATGCCGCAGACCGCCGGGTCGGCCCACTGGGACACGTACATGACGACCGATACCGTTCCGCCGACCATGGTGAAGGTGGCTCCCCCGGCGAGCATGGTCGTGTTGAGGTCGACGGCCCGCTGGCTCATGGGCGGCCGGCCGGGCTGCGCCACGGGCATCGCGTTGCCGATCTTGGGCGTCTTCGTCTCGTCGCGGAAGGACGTCGGAACGACGTACGGGGCTCGCGCCAGGAGGGCCTGGTCGACGGCGTTCACGAGCTGGTCGACCGTGCGGTCGACGTCAGGCTGCCCGGCCTGCTTGGCGGGGGGCTGCCGCAGCTCGGGCTCGGGCAGACGGTTCATGGGATGGAGCTCCTGTTCAGGCGTTCGGTTACAGCGGGTGGCTGTCAGGCGGGTGCCGGGGAGGGCTGTTTTGACAGTCAGACGGGCTGTCAGAGCCGTTTTTAGGCCCGTTGTCAGGTGACTTTCCTTAGGGCCCCCTCCCGGCCTGACAGTCAAAGTCAGGCCGGGACCGTGACAGTGAGGTGATCACGGTGGGTTACTGCTATGCGGGCACAAGCGGCGACTGGACGATGTCGTACTCGCCGTGCGAGTCGTGCCGCAGCACACCCGCCTCCACCAGCCGCTTCAACTCGCCCTGGAGCCACGGCCGCTTCCGGCCGGCTGCGACCGTGACCGGGGCCAGGTCCGCAGGCTGGAACGTGAGCCGGTCCCGCTGCGCCCACTCGTGCAGCTGCTCGTGCAGCAGGCGCCGGGCGTCCGCAGGCGGAAGCTTCTCGGGCTCCGCGAACTCCATCCCGGTGTCGGTGTCTTCGGGCATGTCGTCGTCCAGATCCAGGTTCGCGTACGGCGCGCCCGGCTCCGGATCGTCCGGGATCATGCCCATGACCTCGGCGTATGCGTCCTCCATCTCCACCTCGATGCGCTCGTCGTCGCTGCCCGTGGGCAGACTGTTCAGGTCCACTCCGGCGTCCTCCAGTGCCTCGCCCAGCACGTGCGCGGCGGCCAGCAGCTGCTGAGCGGAGCTGGCCTCCTGCGCCTCGCTGGCCTGCATGTTCATCCGGTTCGTGCCCGGGCGGGTGCGCTGCGCGTACGCCAAACCCAGGGCCTTCGCGGTCGTGTCGTCCAGCGGGTCACGGAACGGTGTTGCGGCCGTGACCAGCGCGGACAGGAACTCCCGGTCGGTCAGGCCCGAGCGCCACTCCATCGTCCAGCGGTTATCGGGGATTCCCATGCCGGTGGCGAAGGCGTAGCCGGGTCGGGTGGCGCCCCAGTCCGGGATGGCGCCTGCGTCGGTCACGCGGGCGGGCAGGCCGAATCCGGCGTCCCCTGCGGTGTCCACGCCGAAGCACGCGGACGCCTGGAGGTTGGCGCGGACGTCGGTGGACACGTTCGTCCAGGTCGCGCGCTGGAGCGAGATCACCAGCCAGATGCCGACCGAGCGCGCCTTGCGGGCGATCTCGTCCAGCTCGGCGAAGTCGGCGAGGTCGGCGGCCTCTTCGACCCAGACCACCATGGCGTTCAGCCTGGACTTGGGTGTCCACTGGTCCAGGCCCTCTTCCGCGAGGACGTCGCCGCGTGCCTGGATGGCCCCGGGCAGGGCCTTGAGCAGGTGCTTTGCCTCGCGGGTGGTGGTGACGAACCAGTCCACCCCGTGGGCAATGTGCCCCATGGACTGACGGCCCTTGGCGGTGTCGACGACCATCACGGTCATCTTGCGGCGGGTCATCAGGTGGGCGAGCAGGCCGCGGGCGAACTCGCTCTTGCCTGCGCCGGTGACGCCCATGACCAGCAGGTGCTGGAGGATCTCGGCGTCGAACGGGTTGATGATGAACTCTTCGCCGTCCGCGTACAGGCCGAGCGGCAGCGGTTCGTTCGGCAGCATGCCCAGCCGGATGGGCGGTATGAACTCGACTCCGTCCTTCAGCAGGTCTGCGACACGCAGGTTGATGACGCCCTCACCAGCGTTTTCCAGGTCCTTGGTGACGGTGGCACCGGAGCCGGGGACGTGCAGGGCCGCGGTCAGCTTCGGGAGAGCCGCCTGCACGTCGTCCAGGGTCGCCCCGGGAGCGACCTCGATGGCCGCCTTCACCATGCCCTTGCCGTTGCCCTTGGCGTCCCTGACCTTCACCTTCTCCAGCCCGATCGCCTCAGCGATCTTGCCCAGTCCGCTCTTGCCCTCGACCTGCTCAGTCTCGTCGTGGGCGTTCCGCATGACCGACCGGATGTTCCAGGAGGCGGCGAACAGGCCGCCCCCCATCAGCCACAGGTCGATCATGGGGTGGCCGAACGGGCCGGCCGAGGTCGCGGCCGTCAGCCAGCCCATCCCCGCCGCCACGCTCGCGGTGGCCTGGGCGCGCCGGAAGCGACGGAACTTGTTGTTCCCCCCGGCAACCTGCCAGGTCACAGCGGAGAGGACGGCTCCGCCGATCCCGAGCCCTGCGGAGGCGAACCCGGCGTGGACGGCGGTGTCGCCCCACATGGTGTTCGTGGCGAGCCCGGCGAGCGGCGGGAGTGCACCGGCGCCGAGCCACGGAGAGGCGTACGGCAGTGCCTTGCCGAGCAGGTGGGAGACGACACCCCCCTTGCCGACCGGCACGAGGTCCGTGGCCTGCGCCGTGTTGACCTGCTCGGTCTTGCCGTTGGTGGTGCTGGTGACGCGGGCCATGGCCGCTACTCCTCTCCGATCGTGAACTCGCGGCGGGCCTTCTGGCCGTTGCGCCGCTTCTTGGCTTCCTGCTCGGGCTTCACGAAGTGCCGGTCAAAGGCGTACGCCATCTTCAGGGCGCCGACACCGAGGGCCTTCGCGGCCTCCGCGCTGACCTTGAGGTGCATGGCGACCAGGCGGGCCTTGACCCTCGAAGAGGCGCCGAACGTGTACCACTTGCCCTTGTAGGTGGACAGGACGGCCTGGATCTCCTCGGCGCGCATGCCGAGGATGAAGTGCAGCTCGCGGCCCAGCCGGTTGACGGCCTTGGCCAGGGCCAGGATGTCTTTCTCCGACTTGAACTCGATGCGCTCGATAGTCGCGATCATGCCGTCGCCCTGGTGGTTGCCGGGCGCGCCGGAAGCGGCCTGACCTGCACCGTTACCACCCTTGCCGCCGCCCTTGCCGCCGTCCTTGCCGTCGCCACCCTCGCCGATGTGCACGTGGATGTTGCGCTCCTTGGACACGCGCGGGCCGGCCGTGGCCCCGCCGTTCGCCTCGGGACGGGGCCGGGGCGGGGCCTGTCGCGTCGGCCGCGTCGCGTTCGGGTCGCTCCCGGCCCACCCAGAGCCAGCGTCGTCTTTCCAGTCGTACGGGGTCGTCCGGGCACCGGAACCGGTGGGAGTCGTCATCACTGCTCCTCGTGAAGCGTCGTAGCGCCGAACCACAGCGGCTGGCGGACCTGGTCCAAGGTGACGTCGGGGTCGCCGTCGACCTGGCGTTCTGCCTGGTCGATCAGCTGGTGCGCGGCCATGTAGCGGGCGGTGGCGGCCGCCGCGTACAAGCCGGTCGGGGACCAGTCGGAGAAGCTGGTCGCGAGGTTGAAGAACAGGCGGGCGGCGGCGACGACACGCTGGCCGATGGCAGCCGCGGCCTCAATGAGGGTGGAGCGACGGGAGCCGTACACGGCTGGTCCCTTCTCTGGTCAGTGGATCCGGTATCCGTCGGCGATCAGCGCGCCGGCTTCCTTGCGGTACTCCGAGGCGGTCGTGGAAGACACCCCGAACGCTTCGGTGATGGCTTCGAGCGGGAGCTGTGTGAGGCGGCCGTCGTGCTCGACCAGTGCCATGCGGGCGACCTTGCGGACGGTCCGTTCCCGGGGCGTGAGGCGGGCGGCATCCTCCGCTTCGGTTGCACGGAGTTCGATTCCGGCCGCACGCTCCCTGGCTTCGGCTGCACGCTGCCTGGCTTCGGCTGCGGTCCGCTCAGCGGTCTCAAGTTCCGCCCGTGCTACGGCCTCGCGCCGGGCGTTCTCGGCGGCACGGGCGCGCGCTTCGGACGCGGCCTCTTCCATTCCGGCAGCGGCCTGGTTCGTTTCGGCTGCGACGGCTCGCGCTTCGGCTGCGGCCCGCTCGGCTTCGGCTGCGCGCCGTCGAGCTTCGGCGGCCTCCGCCGACTCGACCGCCTGCGCGGTCTCCTGGGCGATGCGGGACTGCGTCTCGGCGGCGAGCTCGGCCTCTGTGCGGGTCGCGTTCGCGGCCGACTTCGCCGCGTCGACCCTCGCCGCGGTCGCGTGCGTGGCCGCCTCGACGTCACCTTGCGTGTTGATGCTGTGGATGCGGGCTGCGGCGGCGCGCTCCTCGGCGCGCTGCTGCGCCTCCAGCTCCAGGGCCTCGTTCTGCTCCTTGCGCAGCTGCTCGGCTTCCAGCGCCTGCCGGGGCAGGGCGAGGGCTTCGTCAACTGTCAGGCCGTAGCGGGCCATAGTCAGGGGCAGCATTTCGTCCTTCGGGGCGCGCCTCTTCCAGCGCCTGCCGTACCGGCGCTGGAGCATGGCCTTGTACACGGTGCGCTCCTGCTCCAGCGCCACAACCTCCTGGTAGGACTGCTTGTCCCACAGCTTCATGCGGCGCCACAGGGCGTACGTGGGGGCCGGGGAGAGCGCCCAGCGGGTCAGCGGGATGCCCTGACTGTCACGGCCGTCCTCAAAGTCAGACACCCGCACGACGAGCCTGCGGGCGGCCTCCACGGAGGCGACGAACATGACGGGGATGACCGCGTGCATCGCGGTGCCGATCGGGTCGGCACTGGCCGGCCCGTCAGCTGAGGCCGCGTTGAAGACGATGGTGGCGACGGTCAGCAGGTGGGCCAGCGACCGCAGCAGCGGCCACGGAGAGCGACGACGGATCAGGTACAGGTCCAGCACGTACAGGACCACGATCCCGGCGTCGATACCGACCGGGAAGGCGTAGGAGAAGGTGCCCAAGCCGTGCTTGAAAGCCAGGTCCCTCAACGCGTTGTAGGAGCCGGTGAAACCGATCCCGGCGAGGATGGCACCGCCGACGATGGCGACGGCGGACAGGGCGCGTCCGGAACGCTCGGAGGCCGCGCCCGGAACGGCGGGGGCCGCGTCGGGAACGGCAGGCGCCGTGTCCGGAACGACGGAGACCGCGTCGGGAACCGAGCGGGACGGAACCGAAGTGGCAGCCGCCGTGCCCGGAACGGCGGTCGGCGGTCCCGGAACGGGAGCGGCCGTGGCGGTGCTCAGCAGACGGGCCGAGACTGCGGCGGTCACGTGAGGGGTCCTTTCGAGGAGACGTGCGAGAGGGGAACGCATGTCCTAGGACGGAACGTATCTTGTCCTAGGACACGATGGGAAGACGTTTCCGGAACTGATCCATCCGAACTCGGCGCGGACTGCCGCCGATTGCGGTCACCAGTCCCCGAACGTGCAGACGGGGCCGCAGTCGCCTCGGGTGTGCGGTCCACCCGGGGCGAAGTGGGCGTCAATCTCACGGCTGGTCGGGTAGCCACCGGTGAGCTCACGCTCGCGCGTCCAGCCCCTCCAGCGGACCGGCTCGGCGCCCGCTGCGAGCTCCGCGCAGCGCGGGCACCCGTCGACCCGGCGACCGAACACGACCTGGTGCGTGTGCTTGGTGGTCATCGCGCACCGCTCCTTCCGGGAGGGTTGTTCAAGAGACTTGTACAACCTGTTCAATACACTTGTACAACCCTGCGGTGTCCTAGGTCAAGTCATCTGTTGCTCGGGAGATCAGTCCTCGGCTGGCGGGACGTCAATCACGTTGGGCCGGTTGGCGCGCGCCAACCGCCACCGCTCGATCGTGGAGCGGCGCCAGCTCGGGGTACGGCCCCACATGCGGTCAGGCTCGGGCAGGTGCGCCTCGGTGGCGTAGCCGTCGTCTCGCGCCCTCTTCGCACGGTTGTGGTACGTGCGCATGGTCATGGGACGCACGCCGATGAGAGCCGCGACCTCATCCATGTTGAGAAGCGGGTCGGTCTCGTCGGCCACTGCGCATCCTCCGTGTTGTCCATCCGAATGTGACAACGGTAGCGGTGTGTAGCCGTCTACCAAGAGGGAGGCGACATTCACGGGTTACCTCCTCTCCACTTCGGGGGTTGTCGCTCTGGGTAGGTTGTACAAGACACTTGCACAACAATGCAAGGGGCGGCATGATCAGCGCTGGTCAGGAGCTTGCGAGCGTCGGCCAAAAACAAGAGCGGCCACCGGGGTCGGATCCGGTGGCCGCTCGAAGAACCATCACGGCGGGGCGCAACCCGCCGCACGTGAAAGGCACCAGCGATGGTACACAAGCACGCCCGGCGTGCGAACTGCGCTGTGAGGACTGCGCGGTGAGCGTTGCCCACATGAGCCTCGTGTTCGAGGCCGACGGCTTGGACGGCAGTGAAAAGCTGCTGCTGCTCGCGCTGACGAACTACACCGACATGCACGGCTACTGCTGGCCGAGTGAGGCCCGGCTCGCGGCCGACTGCGGCACGTCCCGCAGCACGGTGCAGCGGGTGAAGCGCAAGCTGGCCACGCGCGGTCTGGTCAAGTCAGTGCGCCGGGTGAACCCGAGGACGGGCGAGCCGATTTCGAACCTGACCCGGGTGAACCTGCCGCTACTGGCGACCATGCGGCAGGAGCCGCGGCAGTACCGGGACAACCTGATCGAAGCCATCACCTTCGAGGACGACAGCCAGGGCGACCCGGCCGGCTCGCTGGCTGGCACCCCGGACGCCCCGGAGCCCTCTGACCTGCTGATACATCAGAATGACGCCTACCCCGAGTCAAATTGGAGCCGACCCGGAGTCAATGTGACGCCGACCCCGCCCCAGGTTGACGCTCAATCCCTTATAGATCCCGAAGTGATCCCTACCTCCCCCCTTCCCCCTGGTGAGCAGCCGCAGCCCGCGGCCGCTGACGTCCAGGGAGGAGGCGGAGGGGGCGGCGCTACGCCACAGCACGAAACGCCCGCTGCGGTGTTCGTGGACGCACTGCCGTACGCGGGCCGTCGACCGGGCCGCAAGCAGCGGGCTGTGCTGGTCGGACTGGCGGCTGATGCGCTCGCTGCCGGGTGGTCCGAGACGTCGCTGCAGCAGCAGCTGACGGCGGAAACGAGCACTGCGCGGTCACTCGCGGCGGTATACCTGCACCGGCTGCATCCGGACTTCCTGCCTGCTGCTCCCGCCGCGTGCGTGCCTAAGACGGAGCGCGCGCCGGTGTTGCCGTTGCAGACGTGTGACGGCTGCGAGCGGGCGTTTCGGGCGGCGGCGCCGGGCCGGTGTCGTGACTGCCGTCCCCGGAACAACCAGTAGATTTCCCCCGGACAAAGGAGTTCTGATGGGACGTGACGCGAAGCGCGCCAAGCAGCAGCGACGCGACAAGCGCAAGCGGTCGGAGGCGCCGGACAGCTTCGGCCCGGTCAGTGAGCTGGAGCGGCTGAAGCCGGCGTGGGATGAGGCCGTGCGCGCCGGGCTGATGGAGGACGGCAACGACGTCAGCTATCACAAGCTGCCGAAGGGTGGCGGGGTCCTCTCCACGGCGATCGGCCTGGACGGGCAGGTCCTGGTCGACGGCCGGGAGCTGACGGCCGGATGGGCTGCCGAGCTGCGGCGCACGAAGCCTGCGTTCGCGGGCCTGGTCGACATCTACGAGGAGAAGGCCCGGGGATGGGTGCGGCTCTCGGCGATGGGACCGGGCTTGCACGTGCAGCCCTGAGCATCCCGGCAGGTCCCGCCCGAGCCGGGCGGGACCTGCCGCGCGTTGTCAGTGGCGTGCGCTGTGCTTGGTCCCTGACCCCCCTCAGTCTGCTCGGAGGTGCCCGTTGACCACGGAATCGGAAGCCCTGCCCGTCTACAAGTCCGGCGACGTCCCGGACCATCTGCGGACCACGACGCAGCTGAAGGCGCAGCGGCTCAAGCCGGCCGAGGGGCAACAGCCCGTGGGCTTCCTGCGGATGTACCGGCGCGGTCACGGGTGGGGCGAGTTCCCGCTGTACGACCCGGCCGGGGCGGAGGCGATGCGGCCGTTGTCGGCGAAGCAGCAGCAGGCGATGACGGCCCGGCGTACCTGCCCCGAGTGCCGGGAGGTCCGCGGCTATGTGGTGTACCAGCGCTGCGAGGACTGCCGTAGGCGGGCGCAGCAGGAGGCGCAGGAGCGGCGGGCCCGGACCTGCCATTGGTGCCGCCGTGAGTCCGGTTCGGCGTTGGCGAAGGACGTGCACGGCTGGGGGGCGTGCGAGCACTGCCGCATCCGCAAAGCGCTACGCCAGCAGGCAGAGCAGGAAGCCGAGGCCGCATGGCGGCGTACGTGCCCGGGTCGGGACTGTGAGGTGGTCACGGCCACCGATGAGGAGATCGCCGCGGGGAGGGCCGAGCGCGGGTATTGGACGCCAGTGTGGTGTCCGCCGTGCAAGGTACGCGACGAGCTGGAGCGGGCCGAGCGGCAGCGGCAGTACGAGGAGGCCGAGGAGCGCGCGGTCGAGGAGCGGCGTCGGCGTGTGGCCGAGCTCGTGGACTGGGCGCGGGCCCTGGTCGACGACCCGGACGTGGCCGTGCTGGACTGCGAGACCACCGGCCTGCACGACGAGGCGCGGATCGTAGAGCTCGGGGTCTACAGCACGGGCGGGAAGGTGCTGCTGGACACGCTCGTCAACCCGGGCGAGCCGATCCCCCCGGACGTGTCCGACCTGCACGGCATCACCGACGACAAGGTGGCCGGGGCGCCGTCGTTCACGACTCTCCTGCCGCAGCTCACCGCAGCGTTGGACGGTCGCCGCTGCCTGATCTACAACGAGCCGTTCGACGTCGGCCGGCTGCGGCACGAGCTGACGGTCCACTACCGGCAGGCCGGCCACCCGGACCCGGCAGCGGCCGCCGCGGCCTGGCTCGCCGAGGTGCGGTCGGAGGACGTGATGCTGCCGTACTCGGAATGGGTCGGCGACTGGTCCGACTACCACGGGGACTACGCATGGCAGCCCTTGGCCGGGGGCGAGCACCGCGCGTTGGGCGACTGCCGGGCCGTGGTGGACCTGCTGCGCGGCATGGCGGCGGCCGACGACGAGTAGCCGACAATGGGAACGGCCCCGCACCCCCCTGCATGGGGTGCGGGGCCGCAGTCGTTCGTTGGCGGTGTCAGTGGTCGATCTCGTCGAGGAGGGCGCGCAGCTCGTCCTCTACGAGGGCGTCGGCGTGCAGCTTGTCGAGGTCCGGCGCCTGCACGTTGAGCAGCGCGGGCGCCACGGGGTGGACGCTCCCCACCTGGTCGCCGTAGACGACGACGCCCACGTCTTCCGCCTCGTTCACGAACTGGCGGGTGACAACGGCCCTCACGGTGTGGCGGCCGACCTTGTACGTGACGTCCTCGCCCACGCGAGGGCGCTCCTCGGTGGGGATGTGAATCGACTCCATGTGTCCTCCCTCGGCGTCGGGGGCGGTGGACCCGCCCCCTCACCACGAAAGTACACACGTCCTAGCGTATTTGCAAGTCTGGTCACCAGTAATCACGGAGAAGGGAAAGGCCCCGCACCCCCCTGCATGGGGTGCGGGGCCGTCTCGCGTCTGCGTGCGCCTACTGGGCGGAGCCGCCGATGCCAGCGGTGAGGATGCTGACCGTGAGCTGCAACGCCTCGGTCCTGCTGAACCCGGCTTCGACGTACGCGGTGAACAGCTCGTGCGTCGCGGCCGCGCCTGCGGCGAGTTCGGTTATCGGGTCGATCGGGGTGTTGGACACGGCGGGTCTCCCGGTACGGCGAGGGTGGTGCATCCATTGTGAACTGCCCGCCCGTCAGCCGGTCCTAGCCGATCAGCTCGAACGTGGCCACGTTGCGGCCACCGACCCCCTTCGGGAGGGGGCCGGCGTCGCGCAGCTTGCCTTGGGCCCGGAGCGTCTTCAGCACACGCTGCACCTGGCCCGGCTTGAAGCCGGACGCCTCGGTCACCTCGGCCATGCTGAAGGGGCTTTCCAGTGCGCGCATGGCGTCCTCGACGGCCTGCGCGCTCTCGCCGGGCTTGTTCCGCTGGGGGGCGTTGGGGTCGCGCTCGCGCCGTTCGGCTGGCAGCTTGCGGCTGTAGGTGCCCTTGGCCATGTCGGCGAGGTGCGCGGTCCGGTCGCTGGTCAGGCCGATCAGCGGGGCCAGGGTCTCGTACTTGATGCCGTGGCTGCGGTGCAGCGTGAGCACGTCGTGCGAGCGGGTCCAGGCCAGGTAGCGGGAGCCGTCGTTGAGGACGCCGTCGGCGAGGATGCGTCCGAGCCGCTGCGCGCGCTCCAGCGTTCCGGCGTCCTCGAGGAGCGGGGCGAGCAGCGTGTCGAACGGGGCGGGCAGTTGTGCCTTCGTCTCGATGTCTCGGTCCTCGCGGGCGGCCTTGATCAGGCTGTAGACGCGGCCGCGTGTGATGCCGAGGTCGTTGACCAGGTCGGGGACGGTCCGGCCGGCCTCGTGGACGGCGAGGACGTCGAGGGCGCGCAGGGCCTTGATGGCCTTCTGGAGCTGGGGCCATGCGTCGAGGGCGGGGCCGAGGCGCTTGACCCGGTCCACGAGCTGGCCCGTTTCGTCCAGGCCGGGTGTGAGCGCGGTCAGGTGGCCGAAGGGTTCGGCGAAGATTTCGGGCAGCTGTGGTGTCTCGGGCGGCGTCTTCATGCCATGACCGTACACCCCACCCAACGTGCATGTCAATCGGGACCGTGGGAAAACTGTGGAGGTGTCGCAGCCCGACGACACTAGCCCACCCGCAGCCGTCCCAGCGCACGGAAAGGCCCCGCCCATCCGCCACGGGGGGGAGCGGACAGACGGGGCCGTCGAGGGGCCCTACAGGGTGAGGGACCAGGAACCTCGCGACAGCGTGGTCACGCCATCCGGGGTGATGGTGACCCGGGCACCGTACAAGGGGAGCCCGCCCTCACGGTTGAGCCGGTTCCGGACACGCTCCAGTTCGTCCCACAGGCGGCGGGGACCGCCCTGATACACCGTCGGCGAGTCGAGGGACTCCGCTGCGTACGCTCGGGCCCAGGAGCCGTCGGCGTGCAGCATCCACACCGTCCGCTCGCTGCCGTTCTGCACGATCCGGTGGTCGATGCCCGGGACCTTCAGCTCCAGCATCGACATCACCTCCCACGAGTCCGGCACGTACAACAGCGGATACCGGCTGGTGCTCACTTCCTCACCGTCGATCCACTGCGCCTTCCTCCACACCTCCGCTGTCGCGTCGTCATAGTCGTCGCCGTGGCGAGTGCGCATGAACCCCGCCGCGTCGGGGGCGATGCGGCCCACAGCCCCGCCGTCCTCGGTCTTGTCCGCAATGAGGATCAACCCGGTTCCCGCGATGGTCGTCACGAGCCGCCCACCGGGCCGCAGAGCGGCCAGCCACGAGGCCGGCACGGCTCGTACGGACACGGTGGACACGATCCGGTCGTGCCGCCCCAGATCGTGCCGGGTGATGTCGACGACAGCTGTGTACGGGTGCACCCCGATGGAATCGAGGCGTTCCGCTGCGACCTTCACCAGATGCGGGTCGACGTCCACACTCGTCACCCGCTCATCGCCCAGTCGTCGGCACAGCAGTGCCGTGCCGTAGCCGGTGCCGGTCGTCACCAGGACCCGGGAGTCGTCGGCTATGGCCGCGTGCCGGTACATGGTGACCACCAGGCCCGGCAGCGTGGATGAGGACGTGGGTTTCCCCTCCGTGACCGTGGCGCCGGGTTCGGCGTGGTCGGCGTGCACGGGGCCGATGCGGGTCACGAGTGTCCGGTCCGCGTAGGCGGCCCGCATCCACGCGCCGGGGTCGGCGCTACCGTCGCGCAGCTCCCAACTTCCGTCGCGGTTCGCCCACCAGCGCGGCACGAACACATGCCGGGGCGTGCTGGCGAGCGGTTCGTACCAGCGTGATTCGGGCCGGACCACATCGGCCGCGAGGCGCCGTGCGTGCGTCTGCCAATCCATCCGGGCGTCTCCTAGTACGAGGGGTCGCAGGCCGGGGTCTCGGCCGGCGAGCAGTCCGAACCGTCGCTGTCAGGGTTGCAGCCCTGGGCGGTGTTCCGCGGCGCGGGCTGGCACGAGTCCTCGTCCGGCAGGCACCCGGCGGTCCGCTGCTGTCGCGGGATGCTCGCCGCGACCTGCGCCCACAGCTGCCCGGTGAACACCTGCTCCAGGGAACCAGACTTGACGTCCCCGGCGGGCAGGAACCGGCCCAGCACACACGGGGCGACCTTCCCGTCAGGGAGGATTGCCGCCTTCCCGTCCGCGCACCGCCCGCACAGCTCCGACGTGGACGGGATCAGCGTCTTCGCCGTCGAGGCGTTGCCGACGGCACGGACCCGGTCGATGTGCACCCGGGCCACACCGAGCGCGGCCATCTCGGCGCGGGCTTCCTCGGAGCGCTGCCCGTCACGCATGTGGACGATGCCGACCTTCACCGGGATGTTCCGGCGCATGGCCTCCACGATGTTCGCCCTGGTCGACTCGTGAGAGCCCTTCCGGCCGGTGATCGCGTCGTGCTCGTCCGGGACGTCGGAGTAGTACGACGTCCCCAGGCTCACGCGCGGGTGCGCGAACAGGTCCCAGTGCTCGGCGCGCACCCGGTACAGGTTGCTGTACACCTGCACCCGCAGGCCGGCTTCCAGGGCGTGCCAGACGAGCCCGGCGAATTCGGGCGACAGTGTGGGCTCACCACCGATGAACTGCACGATCTTCGTGCCGAGGGCGGCGGCCTCGGTGATGACCCGCCGCCAGTCGTCGCCGGTCATGGTGCCGTGGCCGTTGGTCGGCCCCGACTCCGCGTAGCAGTGGCCGCAGCTGAGCTGACAGCGGCCGGTGATCTCAAGCTCCAGGAACTCCGGCACTGTCTGCCGGACGGGAACCTCGGGAGCGATCGTCATGGCGTGTTTCTCCTCGGGTGTCAGGTGACTTCCGATGGTGCGACCCGCCCCCGGGCTCGACCTGTCCATGGACTGGGGCCCGAGGGCGGGGGTCTGTGGGTGTCAGCAGCTCGGGGCGGTCAGGTTCTCGCTGTGGTCCACGAGGGCGTTGAGCGCGCGGGCCAGACGCCGGGCGTACGCGACGTCTCCACCGGGGTTCGGGTTCGGCCGCTCCTGGAGCCGGTTGCGGGCCGTGCCGAGGCAGGCGAGCGCGCAGTACCGGGCCACGTCGTCCCTGTGCAGCTTCGCGGCGGCTGCCTCGACTTCCGGGATGAGCAGCTGCATGTGCCCGCGCAGCTGTACGGTCAGTGTCGCCAGCTCCTCGCTGGCGGGCAGTTCAGCCTCAGCCAAGAGCAGCCGGCTGATGGCCTCGCGCATCGTGGCGACGTCTACGGGCGCGGTCTCACTCGCTGTGTCTACGGTCTTCGTCATTTGACGCTCCTGAAGCAGCGCGTCCCGGCGCAGTCGAGTCGTCGGGCGCTTACGCGGTGTGTCCTAGGACAGACCATAGCGTGACCTAGGACACTTCACCAGGGTGCACCCGCATTCCCCCCTCCCAGGATTACGCGTGTCCTAGTACGCTCGTCAGTGCCCTAGGACATACAGGAGAAGGACCATGCCCGAGACCGAACACCCGTACATGCGCGTAGCGGCCGACATCCGACGCAGCATCCTCGACGGCGAGGACGGTTATCAGGAGGGCGCCAAGCTGCCCGGACAGCGAGAGCTGGCCGAGTCGCACGGCGTCTCGATCGCCACCCTCGGGCGGGCAATCGACCAGCTCCAGGTGGAGGGCTACATCACCACCAGCCGCCGCGGCACGTTCGTTGCGAACGCACCCGAGGTCGTCCCCAGCTCCTACGAGCGGATCACCCGCGTCCTGCGCACCGGCAGCGTCCTCGCCGAGGGCGAGACGATGATCGTCACAGCGGCCGAGATGGTCAAACCCCCGCAGTACGTGGCCGAGCTCCTCGACCTCGGCGAGGGCGACCAGGTGGTGCGCCGTCAGTGGCACACCGGCAAGGGCAAGCAGCGAACCGGGCTCTTCGTCACCTGGTACCCGGCGCACCTCGCCGGGAGCGTTCCCGAGCTGCTGTCGACGTCCCCGCACACGTCGCCCGGACTGCTGCTGAGGATCCAGCAGGCCACCGGACGCCGCATCACCAACGGCCGCGACGACGTCCACGGCCGGGACGCCGACGCCCGTGAAGCGAATTTCCTCGCCCTGCCGATCGGGGCGCCCATCCTGGCCGGCGCGCACCGGCTGTGGGACGGGCAGGGGGTCATCGAGTACGGGGAATGGTGCCTGCCCCGCCGCATGGTCGTCGGCTACGAGTACACGTTCGAGGCGGCTCCCGGCGCCTGACTGGAGACACGAAGAAGCCCGCTGCACAGGCCACTCCCGGCCGGTGCAGCGGGCTTCCTCATGCCCCGACGGGGCGCGTCAGGCCGTGGCCTCGGCGACGTGCCGGGCCACCAGGGCGGCTGCACGCTCCTCGCTGAAGCCGGGCAGTCCGGCGAGCAGCGACGTGATGACCTCGGAGACGGTGCGGGTCTCGCCGCACAACCGGCACACGGTGTCGCCCGTCCAGGCGTGGCCGAACGGCATGTAGGGGCAGACCCATCCGTCCTTCGGCGGGATGATCAGGCGGTTGATCCGGGACATCAGGACGGCCGCGATGCGCTGCGCGTCCGGGTCGCGGGTCCAGGCCGCCTTGTCCTGCAACGCGAGGTGGATGGCGCGCGCCATGCGCGGGGACATGTGGGTCACGCTCCCCGCGCTCATGTCGCCTGCGGTGCGCTGCACGGCGTCCCAGCCGAACCCGGCGCCCTCGTCGCTGGGCGGGGCGAAGTCGCGCGGGTCGACGCCCTGGTCCTTGAGGACGTGCCGGTAGCGGTTGACGGCGTTGCGGATCAGGTTCGCCTCGGCGGTGGACTCGCACGGGAGCGAGACGGTGACGTTCATGGTCGGTTCAGTTCCTTCCGGAGGGTGGTGGGGTGCCGGGCCCCGGCCAAGTCGAGTGGCCGGGGCCCGGCGAGGGGGGCCGTCAGGCCTGCGCGGCCGCGCGCTTCCGGGCGACGTAGACGCGGTAGATCTCGTTCCAGGCCTGGCGGCCGGTGGGCCAGTCGCGCAGGCCCTTACCGGCGTTGGCCAGCACCCGGTCGCCCATGTCGGCGACGGTGCCGACGCGCTCGGCCTCGCGCGGGAAGACCAGGCCGACCGTGCTGGTGTCGCCCTGGCCGTCCTTGTGGGCCGCCCCGAGCGTGTAGAACCACACGAGGTAGCCGGACTTGGGGTTGCCGTCGCTGGCGAAGGTGCGCAGGACGATGCCGCGGCGGGGTCGGCCGACGGGCTGGCCGTTGCGGTAGAGGGGGGCGCGCACGACGGTGCCGGGGGCCAGGGTCTCGGTGGCGGTGGCGGTCATGGCGTCCTCCTGGTGGTTGGTGGGCCGGTCGTTCCGGTCCCTCACAAGACTTAGAGTACACACGTCCCGACGTGAAAGCAAGTCGGCCAGGGAAGCAGTCGCGCCCCGGCCAAGTCGAGTGGCCGGGGCGCAACCTCAGGGACGATCACTCGGTGTCGGTCACCGCGGCGACCGCAGCGGCCAGGGCCGCGCGCCCGGCCTCGTTCACCGTGAAGGCCAGACCCTCCCCGCGCTCCACCAGGCCCCGCTTGGCCAGGGAGGCGATGGTCCGCCCGTCGGTGGTCTCGCCGCGCTCCAGCGCCGCCGCCATGGCCGGGCCGACGATCCGCTTCGAGGCGTCCTTGGCGTTCGTGCGCCGCTTGTAGACCTCCAGGCGGAAGGCCCACTCGGACGCGGCGTCCTCGCGGACCGCGTCGTCGTCGTTCTTGAGCAGGTCCATCAGCGTCGCGTAGGAGACGAAGTCCCTGGGCACCACGATGTTCATCTCGCGGACCTCGACCGGGGCCGTCTCGGGGGCCTCCTCGACCTCCTCGGCCTCGACCTCGGCCTCCACGACCTCCTCGACCTCCGCCTCGGCCTCGGCCTCGACCGGCGCGGCCTCGGGGACCTCGCTGATGTCGACCGAGGGGACCTCATCGGCCGGGGCCGGCTCGACGACCTCGGTCTCCAGGCGGAGCTTGCCGGTCGGGGTGTAGACCCGGTGGACCAGGCCGGTCTCGGCGGTGAGCTTCTGGGCCAGCTTGTCGGCCGCCTTGCCCTCGGTCCGCTCGTCCACCTTGGTGTCGTCGGTGGTGGTGATCGTGTAGGCGGGGGTCTTAGCCATGGTGTGCTCCTCGGTGTTGGTGGGGCCGGACTTTCCGTTCCCCGTTCGCAAGACCTAGTATGCACGTGTCCCGACGTGAAAGCAAGTCGGTTCCCCAAGAAAGATGGAGAGTGCTGCCTGCCCGTCCCCGAACACGGCTGCGCCCCGGTCAAGTCGAGTGACCGGGGCGCAGCGAGGGACCGTCAGACCAGCACGCGGCTCGGCACGAAGCGCTGCAGCAGCCCCATCCGCAGGGCGTAGGCGCGAGCTGCGTCCTGGCTGGGGAACTGCCGCTTGTCGTGGACCGGGTGCCAGACGACCACGCCCCAGCCGCCGTGGCCGTTGACCGCCTCGTGGTCCAGGTCGTGGACGTTGAGGATCGCGCCGTCGATGTGCGCGCCCAGGGTGCACGAGACTGCCCAGGACGTCGCGGTCACGTACTTCGTGGCGGGGTCGTAGTCGTCCGCCTTGCGGGCGGCCGCCGCGGCCTCGAGAGCCTGCTCCAGCCGGGGCAGGAAGTCCTCTCCACGGCCCGAGCTGTAGGCGACCAGGGCCTGACGCAGGCCGGCCGCGACCGGGCCGTAGAGGGCGGGGAGCTGCCTGCGCGGGTGGCGGTGCAGCGGGTTGCGGACCAGGACCGGCAGCAGGTCGTTACGGATGACCCGCAGCAGTGCCTCGCGGGTGACCGGCCCTTCGCGGTCTTCGACGGTGACCTCGGCGGGGAGTCTCTTGGCCAGGCCGGCCAGGAAGTTGCGGGACTCGTGAGCGTCCATGGTTCTCCGTTCAAGTGGGTGTGGTGGGAAGAGGCGGCCCGCCCCGGCCAAGTCGAGTAGCCGGGGCGGACGGTGAGCGGGGATCAGCCGAAGTCGACGACCAGGGCCGTGGCGTTGTCCGGGCGGGCCGAGCCGCGGTCGATGGCGGCCTGCGTGAAGTCCCTGGCGGCCTTACGCGGGCTTCCCACGAGGTAGGCCGACAGGTCCATGCACGAGTCCTCCAGGGGCTCGTACGCGCCGTCCGAGGCCAGCAGCAGGCGGCCCGAGGCGGGACCGAGTGCCGTCCCGATCCGCTGCGACGCGTCCTCGGCGGTGTCGCCGAGGTACGAGAGGACCTGGTTACGGTCGTACGGGCCGAACGGGAGGTCCTGGTCGATCAGCCACTGGCGCTTGTTGTGGTCGGTCGTCAGCCGCCGCAACTCGCCGCCTTCGGGCAGGACGTAGGCGCGGGCGTCGCCGCACCATGCGACCTGGAGCAGCTCGCCGGGGATGGCGACCGCGACGACGGCAACCGCGGACGGCTCGAAGTCTGCGGCCAAGCCGAGCGGGGCGCGCTCCTCGGCGATCCGGGCGTGGACTGTGCGCAGTCCGGCCTCGGCGTCGGCGTCGTTTGCCGCCTGGTAGGCCAGGCGGCGGGCGGTGAGCAGGGTCCAGAGGTGGACGTCGGTGGTGTCGCCGATGCCGTCCAGGAGGACGTAGGCGCGGACCTTGTTGTGCTTCGTGTAGACGGCGGTGGCGTCGCACTGGCGGTCGCGGCCGCCGATGAGCTGAGCGCGTGCGTGAGGCATGGATCTCCGATCCCTGGTCGCTGGTGTCGTTCGCAAGACCAAGCATGCATGAGTCCCGACGTGAAAGCAAGTCGGGACGTGAGGCAGATATGGGTGTGCCCCGACCAACCCGGCCGGGGCACACCCACGACGCTCAGACCTACGGCTCGATGAGCGCCCGCAGCACCCGCTCGGCCTGCTCGGGCGACAGCCCCCGCAGCTCCATGCACACGTGCGGCTCAGCCGTCTCCCGGTCTGCGTCCACGTCGATCCGCGCGGACGGCTTCGCCCCGTGCCACTCGCCGCGCCTCGGCCCGTCCCAGGCCAGGTGATACGCCGTCACCCTCCGGTCGTGGTAGTTCCGGCGCGGCTCCGACAGGCCCGGCAGTTCCGCCAGGCTGCGGGCAGCCGCCACGCGGGCTCGCTCCGCCGTACGCAGCTCCTCCAGCCGACGGCGGTACTCCTCGCACGCCGGGGTCAGCTTGGGCAGCAGGCGCCGGGTGATCTCCCCGGCCACACGGCGGGCCGGGGAGGACGCAGCGACGGAGATGTTCCCGGAGTCCAGGCCGGTCCGGTCCGGCCGCTCGTCCTCGGGCGCGTTCGGCAGCAGTCCCTCCATGTACAGCCGGCCCTCGTTGCCGTACTCCGGGCCGTACAGGCGGACGCGGCGCCCGTCCCGGTGGTGCAGCGCCCAGGCGCTGACCCAGTCCGTGTCCGGCTGGGCGTGCCAGTCAGTGCCGAGGATGCGCGCGGTCTCGTGGGCGAGAGCGGGCACGTCCGGTCTGGCGGGCGTAGTCGTGCTCATGAACGGTTCCTTCCGGGGGTTCAGTCTTGCTACGGTGGGGGCCGGCCGTCTGCCGCTTAGTCGAGAAGCAGCAGACGGCCGTATTGCGTCCGGGGTCAGGCGTCAGCGCAGGTGCGCAGGCTGGGCGAAGTGCATCCGCAGCGACAGAGCCGTAATCGGCGCCACCAGCACCTCACCGTCGGGGCCCAGGCGGAAAACGAGCTGCTCCACGTCCCGCCCCCCGAGCGCCCTCATCCGGTCGGCACGATCGCGGATCTTCTCCAGGACGTCAGCCTTGAGAACCCCGACCTCTTCAGCCAGCTCGACAGCGGGCACGTAAGGGATCACGCACGTGCACGGCGCCGGGTCGGCCACCATGCGCGCCAGGAGCCGTTCGTTGCGCGCCTCCCGCTCGTCGGCATGGCGGCGCACGTTCCCCGCCTGCCAGGTCCGGCCGCGGGCCTCCAGCCGCTCGGCCCGACGGCGGTCGTAGGCAACGTCCCCCCGCATGGTGAACAGGCGACCGAGGGCGGCGTAAGCGGCACAGGAGAAGGTGGAGAAGACCGGTCGGTCGCTGCGGGTCAGGCCGACCAGGATGGAACGGCCGACGTCCTCCGTGACGGTCTCGGGCCGCTCACACAGGGGCAGTCCGTCGGGCGCCTCGACGGTCGCGCCGCTGGGGAAGGTGAAGGTGGGCATGGTGTCCTCTCGGTGTGGGTGCTGCGCCCCGGCCAAGTCGAGTGGCCGGGGCGCAGCCGTGAGGTGGGATCAGTGGGTCGAGCGGGCCGCGTCACGGCAGGCGCCGCACGGACGGCGGTGACAGTCGCCGCAGATGGCGGCCGGGTAGAAGCTGCGGGTCGTCTGCCGCAGGCGGCCGTTCTCGCAGGTGCAGGTGTGCACGCACGGCCGCGGTGCGGCCTCCACCGGCTCGGGCGCCGGGACGATGGAGATCAGCTCGTCCGCGAGCTGCGGGACGTGCGGGGCCAGGGACACCCACTCGGCATCCGGCACGGGCGTGGACGTCCAGGCCCGGCAGGACGCGCAGTCGGCCTCGTACGGGCCCGGCTGCGCGACGTACGCGGCCGCCAGGTACGTCGCCCAGCGGAGCAGGCTGCCGCGCTTCAGGGGCTGGTCGACGCTGCCGACGACCAGGTCCCCAGTGCGCACCTGGTCGGCGCGGACGATCGTCAGCCGGCTCGGGTCGTAGCCCTCGGGGAGCGGCTTCATGCCGTCCTGGGTGGGGCGGTCGAAGGCGACGGCGGGCAGCAGCTTCAGGTCTGCGATGGCCATGGGGTTCCTCTCGGGGTGGGTGCCGCGCCCCGGGCTAGTCGAGCGGCCGGGGCGCGGCGGGCGGATGGTGGGTCAGGCGGCGAGCGTGAGCGTGGACAGGGCCACCTCGCGGGCCCAGCGGGTCACGTCGGCGCTGCCCTGGACGTCGGCGGGGATGGCCCCGGCGAAGACCATGTGCAGGCCGACGAAGACGTAGCCCTGGCGGTCGGCCGTGATCTCGGCCGAGACGCGGTCGCGGCCGATGTAGAGGGGGCGGGCCTCGCGCCAGGTGCGGGCGCCGGGGGCGGCGGGGTAGTAGGTGCCGGTCAGGTTGTCGGCGGCGATGGTGTCCATGGGGTCCTCCTCGGTCGGGTGGGGCGTTGCCCCGTTCACAAGACCTAGAGTACACGTGTCCCGACGTGCATGCAAGCCTAGGGGTGAAAACCCGCTGGTCAGGGCACAGCCCACCCCCGAACGCGACTGCGCCCCGGCCATGTCGACCGGGGCGCAGCAGGACTCAGCAGGAACTACAGCGCGCGGCCCTGACGGCGCGCCAACAGCCGCGCGGCCTCGAACTGGAGCGCCGCCAGCTGCTCGTCGCTCAGCGGCCCCAGGTCGACCGGGACGACCGGCTGCGACAGCGGCTCCCACTCGCCCCCGAGCGGCCGCGAGACGACCGTGAGGTGCGGGCGGTCTTCAGCCACCTCCTCGGCGGCCTGCCTGTCGGCGCAGTGGATGGACTGGGAGGTGATGGCGACGATGGCCCAGTCGCGGCGGGTGTCCTCGGCGCCGGCCGTGGATGCAGCGGTGGTGTCCATGGATCTCTCCTCGGGAGGGTGATGGAGCGGGGATGGATGAGCGGGGCGGCTGCGCCCGGCCAAGTCGAGTGGCCGGGCGCAACCAGGGAGGGGGGTGTCAGGCCGTGTGCTGGTGGGCCCACCGGCAGGTGCCGTCAGGCTCCTGGGGCGCGCCGCAGACGGTGCCGAGCGTCGTGGTGGCGGGGCAGTGGATGAGCCGGTTGTGGACGAGCTTGCGGCGGGGCGTGGGGCCACCGACGCAGGCGACGAGACCGTGGTACGCGAGACGCTGCTCCACGGCCGGGCGGGCCACGCCGAAGGCGTCGGCTATCTCGGCGGCGTTCATGGTCGTGGCGAGCTGGGCGAGAGCCTCGGGGCGAAGTCTCTTCCAGGCCTGCCGCTGGTCGGCGATGGAGGTGGGCGGGTTGCTCATGGGGCTCTACTCCTGGGGCTTGTGGCGGGGGCGGCCACGCCCGGCCAAGTCGAGTGGCCGGGCGCAGCCAAGGGGCGGGGTGTCAGGCCGTGGGCTGGCCGTTGTCGAGGATCTCGGCCTCCGGGTCCCAGCCCTCGTCCAGGCGGACCGGGACCGCCCGCACCGAGAAGTAGTTGCCGCCCTGCATCTCGGCCTTGGCCGGGACGCGGACGCGGCCGACGTAGAAGCCCTGCTTGGCGTGGGCGGCCACGCGCCGCTCCTCGGTCTTGGCCTTGGACTCGTTGAACCAGCCAGCGCACCGGCCGCGCTCGTCCAGGAGCTTCCAGGACCAGCCGTCGTAGCGGTTCTGGAGCCGGATGGCCGGGACCAGGTTGCCCTCCAGGTCGAAGAGGCCGCCGAAGTCCCACTTGCCGCCCGCCTCGGCGATCTCGGCCGCGAGGTAGTCCAGGCCGGCCATGCGGCCGGACGCCCACTGGGAGAGGAAGCCGTCGGTGTCGCAGCGGTCGCGGGACTCGATCACGTCCGCTTCGTGCTGGCGGGCCGAGGCGCGCAGGCGGTCGGCTTCGGCCTGGCCGGTGGCGGTCGCGGTGGTGATGGCCATGGGGTCCTCCTCGGTCGGTCGGGGCGGTGTGCCCCGTTCACAAGACCTAAGGTACAGGCGTCCCGACGTTAAAGCAAGTCGGGTCACGAGGAGAATACGTCCACGACATGCTCGGCCACGTCCTCCGCCCAGCGCGCAGTCGACGACACCCGCTCGCCCTTGAGGTAGCGCCACTGCAGGGCGACCACCCCAGCCAGGGAGACGGTCACCAGGGCCCCGTCGGCGCCCTCCGTGGCGATCCATCCACGCCTGACCAGCCGCTCCGTGGAAACCGCGGGGATGCGCCACACCCCGCCCTGGACCGTCGCCCACCCCTTGGCCGGCTCCCACACGACCTTCGCCCGGTCCTGAACACGGCCGATCAGCAGCAGGTCGTCGGCCTGGCGCCCGGTCAGCCGCTGGGGGCGAGCGTCGATGCCCGGCTCCAGCCGGATATGCGTGTCGCCCTGGTGCAGGATGACCGCGCCGTAGGGGGTCGCCGCCGTGCTGCGCAGCCGGCTGTCAGCAGCCACGTGGGCGCGCACCAGCTCCGTGGCTTCGGCGACCGTGGCAAGCCCCTGGATGCCCGGGACGTTCGGGTCTGTGTTGTACGTGTACGTGCGGTACGAGGTGAACGGGGCTGCGCGGGCGATGAGCCCGCCGAGGCCTGCGGCTGCGGTCGTCATGCTGGGGTCCTTCCGGTGGGTGGGTGGGCGGCCGCCCCCGGCCAAGTCGAGTAGCCGGGGGCGGAGCTGGGGGGGGTGGGTCAGTCCCGGGTGAGCGGGATGCGGATGACCTCGCCGCGCGCCTGCTCGGGCAGCAGGTCCAGCAGCATGGCCAGGCGCTCGCCTCCGGCCAGGCGCTCGCGGGCGCTGGCGGCGAACGGGGAGCGCTCGTCCACGGGGCGCAGCAGGTCCACCAGGAGCGTGCTGCCGTCCTTCTTGTTCAGGGCCACGAGGCGCAGGTTCCAGCCGTCGGCGGGGTTCTCGGCGGCAGGGATGGAGATGGACTCGAAGATGCCCGAGCGACGGTTGGCCAGGCAGGTCGTCGCGGCCGTGTAGACGATCTCGTAGCTCAGGGCCTCGGGGAGGTCGAGGGTGATCATCATGGGGTCCTCCGTGGGTCGGTGTTCCGTTGACAAGACCTAGAGTACATACGTCCCGACGTGAAAACAAGTCGGACGCCAAGACTCCCGCGCAGACCGGGGCCGAGCCCGGGGCTGGGGCCTGGCAAGTCGAGTGCCAGGCCCCAGCCAGCTGCCGGTCAGACCGCGCGCTGCGGCTTGCCGTGCTTGCGGAACTTCCAGGCGCTCGTCACGCTCACGCCCTCCTGGCACCCCGGGCAGGTGGCGTACTTGCGGTGCAGGCGGCGCTGCTTGGGCGTCATGTGCTCGAACGCGTCCTTGCGGGACATGGGGCACTCGTTGGGGTCGGCCTGCTTCTCGGTCCACTCGGTGGGCGCGTCCCGGTAGCACTTGGTGCACATGATCACCTGGGTGCTCCCCGCCATGCTCTTGGCGATCACCGTCTCGAACGCCTCGCGCCAGTCCATGCCAGAGACCTCGGGCAGCCATGCCAGCTGGGTGGAGGGGCCGATGCTCGGGCACTCGCGGCCGGTGTGGATGTGGCCTCCGTCAGTGAGGCAGAGGTGCATGCGCGACCAGCCGCCCCGACGGCGGTACTCGTCGTCCAGGACTTCGACGGGACCGCCGGTGAGCTCCTTCACCGCGGCCCGGCCGGCCACCAGCGTGTCGACTGCTGCGGCCAGCTGCTCGGCGTAGCGGTTGCCGTGCAGGCCGCGCATCAGCTTGTCGCGGTCGCTGATCTCGTAACCCGTGTCGAGGTGTTCGCGGGCGAGCCGCTCCGCCTCGGTCACGCTGACCGGCCAGACCTGGCGCCAGCCGCGCCCGTGGCGGACGCTCTCCTTGTCGATCAGCAGGGCGCTGAAGAGACGGTCCTCGGCCCGGTCGACGGCGGCCTCTCGGCGGTCGACCTCTGTCCAGAGGACCAGGTTCATGCGGTCGATCTCGACCGGGGTGAGGCTGGTGAGCTGGGCCGGCCTGACTGCGAGGACCGTGGCGAGGGTGGGCTTGTGGGCGATCATCGTCTCTCCCTTCGGGGGCGGTGTGCCCCGTTCACAAGACTTAAGGTACACCCGTCCCGACGTGAAAGCAAGTCCCTTCCTGGAAACCTTGCTGGTCAGGGCGCAGCCGACCCCGGACGCGACTGCGCCCCCGACCACTCGACCGGGTCAGGGGCGCAGCAACTCCAGGGGCTCAGCGGTCCAGCGGCAGGAACCGGTCCTCGTGCATCACGGGCACCGCGGCGGCGGGCTTCTCCGCGCCCTCAGCGGCCTCGGCAGCCGGCTCGTGGGTGTCCTTGACGTACTCCTCACCGAGCCCGTAGCCCGCCGCGCAGGCGACCGCGCGGTCCCGCTCGTGGAACCGCATCCACTCCCGCTCGTCGGTCTCGATCGCCACGGCGAAGCGCGCGGGCCTCTCGTCCTCCACAGCGGCCTCGGCGACCGGTTCGGCGGGCGATTCCACAGCCGCCTGCTCCTCGGCCGTCCTGCGGCCGCGCACGTCGTCGTACGGGGCCAACCAGGTCCAGTCCGCCACGTGGCCGTCGCCCTTGCGCACGACCCTGCGGCCGGTGCCGTTGTGGATGTGCGGGATCGACACGGACTTGGCGTTGACGCGCAGCACCTCGTACCAGGTGCCGCCGTACAGGACGAAGTCGCCGCGCTTGAAGTCGGCCTTGCCCCAGACCTTGAAGCCGCCTTCCTCGGCCTTGGCAATGACGTGCCGCCAGAACCCGATCTCTTCCTCCAGCTCCTCCTTGCGCCGGTTCAACTCGGCGACCGTGGCGGGCGTGAGGTCCCGGGTGAAGCCGCCCGCGCTCTCGCCGCGCAGCCACTTCTCGACACGGCGCAGGTCGGCCTCCAGCTTGGCGATGCGGCGCAGCGTGCGCCCCGGAGCCTTCCGGAACTCCTCGTACGAGCCTGCGGCCTTGGCGCGGCTGGCCCAGTGCGCGGCCTTGTCGCCCTCGTCGATGCTGCGGCGCATCCCGGCGTCCATACGCGCGACGTCCCGGCGCGCCCCGGCCTCGCTGTGGTGGCCGACCAGGATCGGCTGGCCCATCGGTATCCCGTCGGCGATCCGCTTGACCCCGGCATAGGCGGCGTCGGAGCGCGAGGCGGCGTTGTCGGCGTACCCGTCGAACCGGTCGGCGCGGTTCCCTGCGCGCTCCACGCGGTCCGCCTCGGCCTCGGCGAAGCTGCGCCGGGTGTCCTCGTCGATGTCGATGACGACGGTCCAGCCGGCCGCGCGCAGGGCCTCGGCGGCACGGTCTATGTACCAGCGCTTGGCGGCCTTGTCGCGGGACTGCTGGATGTACAGGCCGATGTTGCGGGAGGACCGGAAGCCGTGCTCGCGGACGATCTCCCATACGCCGTCGCCCTTGCGGGAGCCCTCCAGGAGGGTGCCGTCGGCGCGGGTGTGGACGATGGCGATCTCGCCCTTGCGCGGGGTGTCCTTCGCCGGGTGCAGCACCGTGTTGGTGCAGACCTCGTCAGGGCAGTACCAGGTGGCCGTGGCGGGGGCCTGGATGTTGGTGCGCAGCACCATGGGGCCGTGCTGGCGGCACTCGGGGGTCTCGGGCTCGTCGGTGGCCGTCGGGGTGGTGGTGGTCTCGGTCAAGGGAGTGTCTCCGTATCTCGGGTGGGTGGTGCGGCGGGCGGCCAAGTCGAGTGGTCGCCGCCGCAGCACTGACATTACTCCCGTCCCGACATGATGACAAGTCGGGACGGAGAATCTATGCGGCGAGGGTGCGCGCCACGGGGGCGGGGTTCCACGGGTGACGCTGCGCCCAGACCTGCTGACCACGGACGGCGTTGACACCGTGCGCGAGGCGCGAGCCGGCCCCGGCGTAGAAGTAGTCCTCGCGGCTGGGGTCGTACCACTCGGCGTGGACGCGCCCGCCGCCTTCGATGACGACGCCGACGTGGCGGCCGTCCTGGTCGGCGACGACGTAGCCGCGGGGGTGCCACCCGCTCACCTTGCTGCACAGCACGTGCTCGGTCTCCAGGCCGTGCAGCACCCAACGCCAGGCGCGCAGCCCCTCGGCCGTCATGCGGGTGGCGGTGAACAGCTCGTCGCCGGTGATGGTGCGCAGCGTGATGGTCTGGGCGGCGGCCGTGTCGGTGACAGCGGTGGTGATCATTGGTGGTTCCTCCCTCAGCGGGTCGGGGCCGGCCGGTCCGGTCCTCGGGGATGGGCGGGTGGAGCGGCTGCGCCCGGCTCAGTCGAGTAGCCGGGCGCAGGGGCGGGTCAGTCCCAGTTGGAGGGGGCGGGCTGGTAGAGGCGCTCGAAGCGGGCGATCTGCTCGGGCGTGGCGGGCTGCCAGTCCTTGATCTTGTCGGCGAGGGACATGCCGATCGTGTCGTCGACGGTCGCGCGGTAGCCGTCGCGGGCCTCGTACGTGATGTAGAAGCGGTTGACGCCTGTGAGGAGGTAGCAGTCCGGCTCGACGCCGGGCCAGGTGATGTAGTCCCCCTCCTTCCAGGCGCCGGCCTGGGCGAGCAGCTCCAGCTGACGGCTGTGGTCGCAGGTGGTGCAGTCGGTGCGCAGCGCCCCGCTGTTGGTGCAGCGGGTCTGTGCGCGCTGGGCGGAGGCGACGGCGCGCTCCAGCATGGTGCGCAGCATGCCGGCCGTCGGGCTGCCGTCGCGCTCGGCGGTCTCGGCGCGGTCGCGGAGCTCGGTGACCATGGCGATGCGGCGGTTGGCGGTCTCGGAGTCGACGATGGCGTGCTGTTCGGCCGTGAAGCCGAGGGCGGTCATGCGGAGCTGGGGGGTCCAGACGGGCAGCGGGGTGAAGGCGGGGAGGGTGTCCATGGGGCTCCTTCCGTGGGGGCCGGTCTGTTCCGGCCTCACAAGACAGACAGTACACGTGTCCGGACGTGAAAACAAGTCTGGACTACGACACTGCCCCCGGTCGAGTCGAGCGACCGGGGGCAGGCTCATCAGTCGACCAGGACCGCGTCCGGCCAGAAGGCCATCACGCCGCGCCCCTGGGGCTCGGTACGGACCCGGGCGACGAGGTGCACCGCGTCGGAGCTGCGACCCCCGTCAGCCATGATCAGGGCCATGGCGGCGAGGAAGTCGTTCACCTTGGCGACCGGGAGAGTCAGGCCGGGGCCGGTGGCGCCGCGCCCCTGGTGGGGGTCGACGGTGACGGAGCCCCAGACCTGGGCCCGCTCGCAGGCCTCGGTGAAGTCCTTGCGGGAGAGTTCGAGCACTGTCGTCCTTTCGCTGGTGGGGCGGGTCGTTCCCGCCCCGGTGATCCCTATAGTACACGTGTCCCGACGGTAAATCCAGTCTCATCCCTACTTGTTTTCACGTCGGGACCCCTGTACTCTTAGGCGTGTTGAAGGGACCGGAACAACCGCCCCTCCCCAGCCGGAAGGAACCCCATGGACATCACGCCCGCGACCGCCGAGCTGGTCTTCTCCATCGCAGCCGCACGCGGCTCGTGGAAGCGCACGAACCTCGGCGCGACCGCCGAGGTCACCTACGGCTCCTACACCTGGACGGTCCTGGTCCCCGCAGCGAGCGGCAGCGACCCGGTCAAGGCCCGCATCGTCGGCCGCGACGGCTTCGGCGGCAGCGAGTTCCTGGACGTCGAGGCGACCTGGGGCCAGACGATGGACGTCACGGACGCCGCCATGAGCGCGCTGCGGACCGTTCCGGACGCCGCCTGACGTATTCCCTGGGGGCCGGATCGGCCGGCCCCCAGTCGACCCCCAGAGAGGACGACGGCCATGGCCGAACCGATCACCCTGCCCCGCTGGATGGACTTCCCCCCGAGTGACAAGCCGGGACGTCGTCGGGCCGGCTTCCGGCCGGTCACTGCAACCGCGATCGAGCACGCGCTCGTGCTGCTCCCGGCTGGCGACTCGTTCCGCATGTCCGTGGGCGAGCAGTCCGCGGCGATCAGCCGGGTGGGTGCGCTGGGGCTGCTGACGGCCGCGATACAGGACGGGGCGGACCCGTTGCGGACGGCCGAGTCGGTGGCGCTGGTCAACGGCGACGTGTTCGCGGTGGTGGCGCCGTGGTGGGATGGCGTGGTCTTGTCTGTGGCCTGACCTGCACATTCCTCCCGTCCCGACTTGCGTAATGGTTGGGACGGGGGTACTCTTCTTCTATCAAGCGGGACCGGAACCACCGGCCCCGAGAGCGAGAGGACGCCAGATGGACCAGCAGCCGAAGCCGGACATGCTCAACCTGGGCGCGGACCAGGCCGACGGGGTGTCGGTCACCTTCCGTGCCAACTGGGCGCTGGCGCGGCCCGAGGACGCTGCGCCCGGCGTCACTCCCGGGTACGTGACCAGCGCGGCCATCCCGCCGCTGACCCCGCTGGAGGGCTGCGCGGGCTGCCAGCACGGTCTGCACGACGTCATCGGCTACGTGGTGGCGTACAGCCACCTGTCCGACACGGGCGTGCGCTTCACGGACATCGTGTACACGGAGGGCGCGCAGTCCTACGCGTACGCCCGGGAGCTGCGGGACGCGGCGATCAGGCGGATCCAGGAGCGCCGGGTGGACGCGACGTACGCGGTGATCCACTGGGTGTACGAGGGCGGGCACCGCGTGTCCTGACCCGCTGTCCTCCCGTCCCGACTTGCTAAACGGTCGGGACGGGCGTACTCTAAGTCTTACAGCGGGGCCGGACACCACCGGCCCCGCCCGATCCGAAAGGACCACCGCATGTACCTCACCGCCTCCCTCACCCGCCAGGACGTCACCGACGCCCTGGACCGCGCCAGCATCAACGAGGAGGAGTCCCTGATCCGGCCCGCCTACGGGCACGGCTTCAACGCCACCTGCGCGGCCGTCGTCATCCCCCCGGGCGCCCTCGCCCCGTTCCTCACCGCCCTCGCCCTGACCCTCGCCGACGAGGACCGCCACGAGGAGGCCATGGACCTCGCCGACCGCGTCCGGACCGACGCCATGGGCAAGGACCTGATCGTCTACTGGCCCGACGTCAACTTCACCGCCTGACCCTCACGCCCGCTGCGCCCCGGTCACTCGACTTGGCCGGGGCGCAGCACTCGCACCACGAGAGGACTCTCATGACCGAGCCCGCCGACACCCGCCGCATCCGCAACAGCTCCATCCGCTACGGCAGCCGGCCCCGCTGGGTCGCCCTGTACGAGGGCTCGCCCCACGGCGGCGCGCAGGAGGGTCGCCGCCGCGTGGGCCTCCTCGTGCCGCGCCCCACCCTGCAGAGCCCGAACGGCCACTCCCAGATCGCGTACAGCCACACCGGGGAGCTGACGGAGTTCCCCGTCGGCTTCGCCCCCACCGGCAGCCCCGGCGCCTGGTGGACCGCCCGCGCAAGCGAGCTCCCCCGGGAGCAGTGGCAGGCCATCCGCGCCTTCTACGCCGACCCCCAGCGCACCGCCTGACCCTCGCCCCCGCTGCGCCCCCGGCCGCTCGACTCGGCCGGGGGCGCAGTCGTGTTCGGGGAGTTTCCCCCACCTACTTGTTTTCACGTCGGGACGTATGTACAGTAGGTCTTGCGAACGGGGCACGGGAAGACCGGCCCCACCAACCTGAGGAGCTCACCATGGCGAAGACCCCGGCCTACACGATCACCACCGCCGACGACGTCCAGGTGGACGCCCGCACCGAGGGCAAGGCGGCCGACAAGCTCGCCGCGAAGCTGACCGCCGAGACCGGCCTGGTCCACCGGGTCTACACCCCGACCGGCAAGCTCCGCCTGGAGACCGAGGTCGTCGAGCCGGCCCCGGCCGAGGACGTCCAGGCCCTGGACTTTCACGACGTCATCGCCGAGGTCATCGCCGAGGCCGCCGAGGACGACGCGGCGGCCGTCACGGTCCGCGAGATGACGATCGTCGTCACCTCCTTCGCCGAGGTGATGGCCCAGCTGAAGGCCGACGACGAGACGGTCCGTGCGAACGCCGAGGCCGAGTGGGCCCACCGCCTGGAGATCTACAAGAAGCGGACCAACGCGAAGAACCCGGCTGAGCGGATCGTCGGCCCGGCCATGGCGGCGGCGCTGGAGCGCGGCGAGACCACGGACGGGCGGACCGTCGCCTCCCTCGCCAAGCGGGGCCTGGTCGCCCGTGGAGAGGGTCTGACCTTCACCGTGAACGAGGCCGGGCGCGCGGCTCTCGCCGCCGCGGTTGAGGCGGTCGCCCTGGCCGCGTGACGGTCCCCCCTGGACTCCCCCCGGCCACTCGACTTGGCCGGGGGCATCCGCATGTCCCGAGCCGACTCACGCGCGAGGACCGTCATGGCCTACCGGGCCGGCCACCACCCTCATGACCTGGGGTCCTGGTGGTCGGGGTCAGTGGGGTGTGCGGTTGTGTGGGCGTGTGGTGCGGTGGCGGGGGGTTCGGGGGCGTGTGGTGGCGCGGTGGGTTCTGGTGTGGCGGTGGGTGTGGAGTCGGGCGCGGAGGCGTCCTCGTGCCCATCTGGGGCGTGTGGGGCGGCGCTTGGGGCGTGTCCAGAGGCCTGCGGGGATGCCTGCCCAGAGGACGATGAGGGCGGTGAAGGCGGCGGCTGCGCCGATGGTGCCGGGGATCATGGCTGGGCCTTTCGTCAGTCGTAGGTGCGGCCGACGTCCGTCAAGTCGCGGTAGTACGGGAATCGTTCGCGCAGCTCGGCGATGTGGTCGACGATCTTGCTGGTGTACTGGAACAGCTCTGTGCCGGGCTTCCGCAGGTGCGCGAACTGGTCGTGCCGCAGCGCTTCCTGGGAGCGTCCGCCGGGCTCTGCGACCAGGAGTCGAGGGCGGTCTCCGGTGTAGGTGGTCAGCTGCTTGAATCTGGCGCTGGCCTTCTGGGAGGTGCCGATCTTGATGTACTCGTCGTCTTTGCGCCAGGTGATGTAGTAGACGCAGCCCAGCGCTTCCGCTGACCCCGGATCGGTGCCGCTCTGCTCCGGGGTCAGCCTGACCCGCTCGGTGATGACCGTCCGGGAGGCGTCGTTCTCGGCCCGGATCCGGAAGATCTCTGCCATGTCGATCTTCGGGCGATTCTTCGGGGGGACGAAGTGTTCGCGGAGCGCTTCAATGTGCTCGTCGCACAAGGGGACTCCGACTATGAACTCCGCAGCCTGCGTGAAGCACGCTGTGGACGCGCACCGGGTGAAGCCGAGCATGCTGTCTTTCCTTACGTCGTGTCGTGTTGGGCGGCTTTGCGGGCGGCTTTGAGGTCTCGTCGGTAGGCGCGTTCGCCTTCGGGGCAGCCTTGTGTGCAGGCCCAGGGGTCTTCGCCGCGGCGTTGGTGGGCGGCGAATGCGGCGTGGTCGCCGTGGCGTTGGGGGCGGCCGTCGAGGATTCCGGCGTGGCAGGCGATGAGGATGGCGTGGGCCATGTCGCGCGCGCCCAGTTTGGTGAGGGCGCGCGCGGCGGCTTTCTTGATGCTGATGTAGGCGTAGCTCTCGCGGTCGGCGAGCTCGGTGTAGGTGAGGCCGTTGGCGCGGCCCTCGAGGACGGTGTGCTCTATGTCGGTGAGGGCTGGGAGGGGTCCGCTGGCCCGGGTGGGGGTGGTTTTGCGTCCGGGCATGGGCGGGGTCTTTCTGTGGGGCTAGTTGAGGCGTCCGTGGTGCGGGTCTCGGTGGTGTTCGAGGGTCTGGTGGATGACCTGTCGCCAGGCTGCGCGGGTTTTGGCGGGGGCGTCTGCGGTCTCGGGGGTGAGAAGTCCGTCGACGACGGCGCGGACGCACAGCGGGGCGAGGTCGCGGGCCTGGTCGTCGGTGGTGGTGAACTGTGCGGCGATGTTGCCGGGCTGGAGGAAGTGCAGCTCGGTGACGGTGGCGGCGTCGTAGGGACCGGAGTTCGGGTCGAGCGTCATGACGAGGACCTGGTGGGTGACGTCGGGCCGCTCTTTGTGGGCCGGGGGGACGCCGGGGAGGTCGGCGAGGGTGATGACGGCCAGGACGTACTGGGACCAGAGGGGATGCCAGTAGGGGGCGGTGATGATCCAGGCGTCCAGGGTGGTCTTGTTGTCGGGGAAGTTGGTGGCGGGTATGCGGTGGGCGGCGCCGAAGGCGCCGGCCAGGCCGTCAGGGTTGGTGGTCATGTGGGTCCTTGCATGGGAGGGCCCCCGCGCGGAGGCGGGGGCCGGTGGCGGCTGGTGCGTCACTGGGAGGCGTGGGCGGGGCAGAAGTCGTCTCCGTCGTCGGTGTGCTCCCAGCCCTTGTGCTGGACGAGGTACTGGCGGGCGACGTCCAGGCGCTCAAGGCTGTTCATGTCTTCGCGGACGAGGTAGTCGCCGGTGGCCTTGAGGCCGCAGTGGTCGCAGAAGACGGTGATCTGGCACGGGAAATAGGGGCTGTCGGGGTCGCGCATGATCGCGGAGACGGTCTCGGGCGGCACCGTGCCGGGCTCGGGGGGCACGACGTACGGCTTGGTCACGACTGCCGTCCGGTGGCCAGGCGGTGCAGGTCTGCGGCGTCGATCAGGAGCTGGCACACGGACTCGGCGAACTGGTCGGGTCCGGCTTCCAGCGCTGCCCGGTACAGGGCGGGGGTGGTGTCCTTGTCGTCGTTGGCGTAGGCGATCATGAAGCGCATGGAGAACGTTTTGACCGGGTCGGCGTCCATGGCGCCGGGTTCGATTTCCTGAAGGATCCACATGTCACCGGCAGACAGGTCCGGCGTCTCCCCGAGGACTGTCTGCATGGCGCGCTTGGCGACCTCGGCGAAGCCGCAGCAGGCGACGTACATGTCGAACGGGTCGCCGCTCTCGGAGATCTGGTCCAGGGCTTCGATGGCGCGGTCTGCGTCTTTGAGGACGGTGAACGCCATGGCGTCCATGGTGAGTCGGGTGAACAGGTCTCGGTCCATCACTGGGCTTCCTTCGGAGGGGCGACGGCGGCCTGCGCGGCCCGGTAGGCCTGCGGGTTGGAGCGGCGTTTGCCAGAGGCGATGGCCCGCTGGTCGTGGACGCGGGAGTCGTTGATCGGGCTGGGGGTGGTCCACGCCCGGGAGGGCCAGCCGGGGCCGGCCTGCGGTTCGGGCTGGCCTGCGAGGGCCCACGGGGCGTGGTTGTCGCAGCGCCAGCCGCACGGGTAGAGGCGGGTGAGGGTCGGGCTGTGGGGGCGCTCGGTGGCGAGGAGGCCGCAGGCGTGCGGATCGCGCGTCATCTCTCGTGTGCCTTGCAGACTTCGGCGTGCATGCTGGCGGCCTCGGTGAGGAGCGCTGCGACGGAGTGCTCGAAGCCGTCTCCCGGCGCCTCCAGGGCGACCAGGAACAGGGCCTTCGCCATGTCGTTGTCACGGTTGGCGAAGGCGACGATGAAGCGGCGGGCGAACGCGCGGGCCGGGCTGGCGGCGGTGTTGTCGGGCTCGGGGTTGATGTACATGAAGTCGACCGGGGCCTGGTCGCGGGCCGAGTACTGGCGGCGCAGGGCGTCGGCACCGGCCGAGGCGAACGCGCAGCAGACGGCGTACATCTGTATCGGGGTGCTGTTGGAGGCGATGCGGTCGACGACTATGGCGGCGTCGCCGAGGTCGTTGGCGAGGGCGTGACGGAAGGCGGTCTCGGCCAGGTTGCGGCGTTCGATGTGGTCCATGGGTGGCGCTGCTCCGGGTGGTCAGGCGGCCGTTTCGTCGGCCGGCTCGGTGGTGATGAGGCGAAGGCGGGGGCGCTGCTCGGCGCGCTTCTCGCGGTGGCGGTCGCGCTTGTGTTCGGCGTATTCGTCGTGCAGCTCGAAGCCGTCGAGGCCGTTGAGGAGGGTTTCGACGTGGGCGGCCTGCGCCTCGGGTGTCCACGACCGGGCGGCGGGGGCCGCGGTGGTGCGGCGCTGGGGTTTGGGGGGCCGGGCGCCTCCGAACGTTCCGGTGGGGAGGGCTTCGGCCATCAGCCGCTCGTACGGGGTGAGTTCGTCGGCGCTCACGGCTACCTGCCTGCGAGTCGGCCGAAGGCGCGCGCCTGGTCGGCGCGGTCCCACCGGTTGCGGAGGGTGGTGCGCTGCCGGTCGCTGAGGCGTACGGCGCGGGAGTAGACCGTGATGACGCGGGCGGCGGGGGCCACGAAGGTGGGGAACGGGTCCTCGGTGGAGGGCTCCACGTCGCCGACGGGCTCGACCACGTACAGGTCGCCGGTCGGGTACTTGGAGGCGTAGAAGCGCGCGTACTCGCGGTCGGGGGTGATGTAGACGCGGTCAGGGCGTTCGGTGAGCGGGTCCACGATGCCGGGGATGCCGGGGATACGGGGCTGCTCGCCGCGTGCTTTGGCGGCGCAGATGGCGCAGCCGTCCACCACGTTGGGCGGGTGGGGGGTGATCAGGTCGCCGGGCTTCAGGTCGGGGATTCCGCCGTGCCACAGGCGGACCGTTTCGTGCGTGGTCATGGTGCTCCTGGCGGGAGGGCCCGGGGACGGTGTGGCGTCCCCGGGCCGGGCGGGATGGGGTCAGGCGTCCTGCTGCTCGCTGGCGGCGGGCTTGCGGCGGCCGCTGGGGCGCTTGCGGGTGGTCGCCTCGGTGTCGCGGGCGGCGACGATCTCGGCGAGGCGCGGGGAGGTGCGCCACTTCACGCCCTGCTTGCCGGGGACGAGGACCCGACCGCCGGTCTGCGGGTTGCGGGCGTAGCGGGCGGGGTGCTCGATGGCCAGCCAGGTGCCGAAGTTGGTGATCGCGATGGAGTTACCGGCCGCTATCTCGCGGGCGACGACGTCACGGACGGCGTCCAGGACGCGGTGGACGGCAGCCGCGGTGACGCCTGCTTCCTCGGCGACGGCCTGCTCGAAGGCGGTGGCGTTCAGGCGGGTGGGAGCGCTGCTCATGGTGGTGTCTTTCTGCTGGTCGGTACGGGTGGTGAGGGGGTGTCAGGCGGCCGTGTCGGCGCTGGGGCCGGGGCCGATGGCGAGGATGGGCGGCAGGTTCAGGTGGTCGAGGAGTCCGGCCCGGTAGGCGGCGGCGAGGAGCTCGTGTCCGCCCGAGATGAAGCGGAGGGAGGAGCGGCCTTCGACGGTCTCGAACTCGACGCCGGGCACTTCGTGGATCTCGCCCGTGTCGTCGGCCCACTCGGCGCCGGTCTCGCCCTCCCTCAGGCCGCCGAGGAACTTCTTCTCCCAGGCGGGCCGGACGGCCTGCATGATCTCGGCGGGGAAGTGCTCGGCGACCCAGCGGACGAACAGGCCCTGGTTGGTGACCTTGGCGACGTCCGTGCTGCCGGGGGCGCTGACGCTGGCGAGCTTCGTGCCGTCCGGGAGTTTGATGTCGAGCGAGGTCGCGTGGATCGCGGCCATGTGCTGCTTGCGGTCCACGGTGACCACGTCGCGGCGCTGCTTGATGGCGGTGCCGAGGGCCGCGTACAGGGCCTCTTCGAGGACGGTGTCCGGCAGGCGGACCACGGCGTCGGCGAGGAGGGCGAGGGCGTCGGGGTCGGGTTCGGTGGTGCTCACGGTGTGGCTGCTCCGGGATGTGCGTGGGGCGGGGGCCCGGCCGAGTCGAGCGGCCGGACCCCCGAAGGGCGGGTCAGATCTGGGCGTTGGTGCGGGCGACGGTGTCCGCGAGGTGCAGGACCGCCGCGGTGAGCGAGCCGAGGCCGGCCAGGATCGCGGCGGTGTCCTCGGAGGTGTTGCCGGGACCCGGCTTGACGCCCTTCATGGCGGCCCCGCGCAGGTCGGGGTGCCGTACCCGGATGCTGGCGGGGTGGCGGGTGGGGCCGTCGTTGCGGGCGTGCGCGACGTCGGCGAGCGTCCACAGGGTCTGGCTGGGCTCCAGGCCGGTGAACGAGTCCTCCCAGTCGCCGACGAGGAGGCGCACCAGCTGGGCGTTGGCGTCCCAGGTGGCGTGGACTTCGTACGCCTCGTAGTCGGGGTTCGTCAGCTTGGCCGGGACGAGTTCACCGTTCCTGCCGACGGTGGCGGGGCTGATGGGCTCGATACCGAGTGCCGCGAGCTTGCGGTTGACCTCGGCAGCGTGGCCCTTGCTGGTGAGAGCCCTCTTGCCGATCTCGACGAGTGCCTCATCGTCGCGGGCCGCTTCGGCCTTGGCGAGCCAGTCCGGGAGGTCGGTGTCGTCCCGCTCCGGTTCCTCGTACGTGTGGTCGCTCATGCGGTGTTCTCCCTAGTCAGGGGCGGTTTCTGGCTACGCCACGCTAACCGATTTTCAATGCGGGCGCAATGACAATGAGGTGATGAAAACGGCCCAACACCGGGCGAGGTCCCCGACGTTGGGCCGTATCCGTCATCCGGCCTAGAACGGAGGCTCGTCCGAGTAGCCGCCCGCCTGCTGGTCACCCCATCCGGCGCCGCCCTGCGCGGCTCCCTGGCCGGTGGCCCACGGGTCATCGGCCGGGGGCGCGGAGGACTGCGCAGGCTGGCCGTTGTTCCAGCCGCCGCGGCCGCCCTGGCCGCCGCCCTGCTGGCCGCCGTTGCGCGTGGCCTTGGTGACCTTCGCGGTGGCGCTCTTCAGGGACGCGCCGACCTCATCGACGTCGAGCTCGTACACGGTCCGCTTGACGCCCTCACGGTCCTCGTACGACCGCTGCTTGAGCCGTCCCTGCACGATGACGCGCATGCCCCGCTGGAGGGACTCAGCGACGTTCTCGGCGGTCTGCCGCCACACGGAGCAGGTGAGGAACAGGCTCTCGCCGTCCTTCCACTCCGTGGTGTCGCGGTCGAAGGTGCGCGGGGTGGACGCGACACGGAACTTCGCGACGGCCGCCCCAGAGGGGGTGAAGCGGAGTTCGGGGTCGTCAACGAGGTTGCCAACGAGGGTGATTACGGTCTCGCCTGCCATCAGGCTGCTGCCTTTCCTATGCCGGCCGTGGGGCCGGGCTCGGGGTCGTTCTCGGTCTTGTGCAGGTGGTCCAGGGCGGCGGCGACGGCCTGAGTGGAGACACCCAGCAGGTAGCCGATGTCCTTGGGGCCGAGGCCGTCGGCGGTGTACGCCTCCAGCCGGTCGCGGACGGCGAGTACGGCCTGCGTCGGGGTCTGGCCGGGTGCGACCACGAGCCGGCCGTCGAGCGGACGGCGCTCGTTGTCGGTCAGGCCGCCCCATATGCCCTCGCGGAGGTCGTTGTCGATCGCGTACGCCAGGCATTCCTCGCGCACCGGGCACCGGGCGCAGACCCGCTTGGCTTCCTGCTCCCGCGAGGCGAGGGGGTAGCCCTGGCCGCGCGGGAAGTACGTCTCGGGGTCGTCGTGACCGCCTCCGCAGGCGGCGCGTAGCAGCCATTCAGTGCTCATGCCGCCATCTCCAGTGCGTACCGGGGGTCAAGGTCGGGGTAGCGGTCCAGCTCCTCGCCGGTGACGGCTTCCATGAGGGCGCTGGCGATCAGCTCGGCGATGGGCGGGGTGACGGCGTTGCCGTACTGCGTGACCCGCTGGCGCTTGGCGCCGAGGACGAGGAAGTCGTTGGCGAAGGCCATCGCCAGGCCGACTTCTTCGGGCTCCAACATGCGGAACAGGACGTCGGCGATGTCGATGGTGCAGCCCACCGCGGCGATGGCGTACCGGTCGCGGGTGGTCAGCGCGCCGACGGGCTGACTGACGGTCGTGGCCTTGCCGGTGCCGTAGTACGGCACGAGGAGCGTGTGCGGGGGGATGTAGCCGTGGTGGTTGCCCCCGGCGCTGACGGTGTGCAGCGGGTTGGTCTCGGCGAGCCGGGCTTTCTCCTTGTCGCCGCCGCCGCGCATCGGTATGACGAACGGGGGCAGGACGATGCCGGTCTCGCGGCGGGTGGTCTGCGCCCGAATCGGCACGGCCCCGCTGGTGACCTTCTTCCCTTCGCGTCCCTCGCACGGCACGATCAGCGGCGCCAGGGTGTCCCTGTTCACCTGGTCGCCGTCGGCGGCCGCCTCGAGGAGCGGCATCCAGTAGTCGCGGATCCCCGCCTGGACGCGGGCCATCGTCGCCGGGGAGAGACCCTCGGGGCGCTTCTCCGACTTCGGCCGGTCCCCGATCCGCGTGGCTTCGATCGTCGGGTCTATGACGGACAGGGCGGGCAGTGTGTCGGGCTCCACGATGGTGTTGCCGCAGGCGGTCGACGGGCACCGGTACAGGTACGACTGCCGGTAGCGGCCCATGTCCTTCGACGGGTTCTTGAACCGCTGCACCGCCGACACGATCTTGTCGCACTTCGGGCAGTACGCCTCGGGGCGCAGCCACTTGTCCCAGTCGGGGTCACGGCCGAGGGAGACGTGCCAGTACGCCAGGTACAGGCGGTCCCTCGACTGCGGCGGGCGGCCGGTGCGGGTGTGCTGGGCGTGCATCGAGTTGAAGGCGATCAGCCTGGTCTTGTAGCCGAGGTTGTGGATGTCGCGCAGCAGCCGGTTCCAGTCGCGGCCGCCGCGGGCTTCCACGACGTTCTCGATGACGCCGACGAGGACGAGCTTGCCGCGCCGCTGGACGCCCTCCAGGTACTTCGGGACGTCCCACATCAGGGCGCGGGAGCGTTCCTCTTCCTCCTTGACCTCAGGCTCAAAGCCGGGCAGCGGGACGTCCGTGGAGGCGTAGTCGAGGGACTTGCCGCGCGCCAGGGTCCACTTCTTGCACTCGGGGCTGGCCCAGAAGGCTTCAGCGACGGGCCAGTTGTGCACGGGCAGGTCGCGGATGTCGCCGCGCTCGTGCTGGGCGTGGGGGAAGTTCGCGGCGTGCGTGGCGATCGCCAACGTCCAGTGGTTCGCCGCGAGGGTGACTTCCGCGCCGGGCACGGCGTCGATGCCCTGGGAGGAGCCTCCTGCGCCACAGAACCAATCCATCCACCGCAGGCCGCCCGAGGTACGGGGGCGGGGGCGCATGCGTGCCTGCTCGGACCGGCGCAGGAAGGCCTCGGCCTGCTGGGCGACCGTCTTCTTCCGCAGGTGCAGCCGCAGGTACTCCTCGGCCTCCTGAGAGACCGTCTTGTAGGCGAGTGTCGGCGTGCTCATGAGGCGACTTCTCCGGTGAGGGCCCGGTACAGGGCGCGGTCGTTCTCGTCTTCGACGTGCTTGGGGTGGACGCAGCGGGGGACGTCGCAGCCGGTGAGGACCATGCCTTCGGGCTCGCGGCCTCGGCCGATGCGGAAGGCGACCTGGTTCACGCTGTAGTTGCGGCCGGCTCGCCTGATGGCGCGGTGCTGGGACGGGTTGTCGGGCCAGAGCATGTGGCCGTCGGGGGTGGGTGCGACCCGTCTGTAGAAGAGGGCTTCGAGGGAGGGGGACGGCAGCGAGCCGCGCGGCAGGCGCGCGATGCGGAGGGCATCGCGGATGTTGCGGACCTGGCGGGTGGACACCCCGGTCTCGCGGGCGATGCTCTGGTCGCCGTCGCCGTCGCGCAGCAGAGTCTCGATGCGCGCGCGGACGTCGTCGGGGAGCTGGATCACTGGTCGTCTCCTTCCTCGGGCTTGGCGAGGGTGTAGAGGCGGATGAGGGCGCCGGGCTTGTCGAGCGCGTCGGGGTGTTCGAGCGGGTACGCCTTGACGTTGTGGTTCTCCAGGACGCGGCCGTCGTCCTCCCAGGCCAGGGCCTTGGTGATCGCGTCGTAGGTGGCGCGCTCCAACTTGTCGATGTCCGGGAAGCTGTCCGGGAAGGTTCGCGTGCGCTTGAGCGCCGACTTCGGCTTGGGCATCGTGAAGACGAGGTGCGCGTACACGGGTCCGAGGGCCTTGCGGGCGCGGCGGCGGGCAATCGCGCTGCGCACGGCGAGCGTCACCGCCCCCGACCACGCTTCGAGGTACGGGGAGGACTCTTTGAGGATGGGGACCTGCTGGCCCTTCTTGCCGCGCCGGAAGCCGACGGGGTCCTTGCTGCCCTTCGGCGCGGGGCGGGCGTAGACGGCGAGGTTGACGGCCGGGACCGGGTCCCAGTCGTAGGCGCCGGTCGGGTAGGCGGGCTCGGTCACGATGTCTCCTGCGCGGGCTCGGCCGGCTTGCGGCATTCGGTGGGCTGGATGCCGAGGGCGGCCAGCAGCTCTTCGGCGTCCTCGCGGCCGCGGGCCTTGCCGAGGGCGATGCGGCCGGTGTGCCTGCGCTCGTGCGGCTCGGGCTCGCGGCCGAGGGTGAGCAACTTGGGGAGCGCGCCCATCAGTCCTGGTCGCCTTCCGGCTCGTCGGCAACCACGGTCCAGCCGTCGAGGTCGTACTCACCGTGCGGGGTCCACACACCGGTGCCGTAGTGGTCGCCGCGCAGGAAGCCGAGGGCGGTGAGCTGGCCGTCGGGCGCCTCCTCGACCGAGCGGACATCGAACGTCCAGGTCACGCGCGGCGGCAACGAACTGGATGCGTTGGAGGTCTGGGTGTAGGTCCATCCCGGCTGGAAGAACTCGGGTCCGTCGGCCTCGGCGTCGGGGTCGGGGTCGACGAGCTGGAGGCCGAGGGCTTCGCGGTATTCCTCGCTCAGGAACAGGGCGACGGGATGCCCGGACTCGGTCTGGCAGCAGACGATCGTGTCGGTGTCCTCGCCGGTGGGGTGCATGACGAGCCGGTCCCAGTGGACGGGGATCGGGGTCAGGTCGGTGGACTCGCCACGCAGCCGGGCGTTGTCCTCTTCGAGGTCCACGAGTCGGCGGAGCAGGTAGGCCGCGCGCTCGCCCATCCAGCCCGCGAGGTTGTGGCAGAAGAGGTCTTCCGACTTCGGGTGCTGGTGGGTGCGGCGGTCGTGGATGACCTGGCCGAAGTCCATCAGGAGCTGGTCGGTGGCGGAGCTGGTGTCGGCGGGCAGGAGAGCGGCGAGGCGGTCGCGCTGTTCGGCGCTGAGCGGGCTGCGTTCGGTGGCCGGGATGCTCATGTCGCTGGGGTCCTCTCGGGGTTCGGGCCGGGCCGCCACAGTCGAGGTGGCGGCACGGCGCGGGCGGGTCATGCGGCGGCGGCGGTGTGCTGGGGCTGGCCGTGGGCGAGGGCGGTGCGGGCGGCGGTCACTCCGAGGTCGAATGCCTCGGCTTCGGTCCGGTCGTCTTCGGTGCGGGCCTGGTTGTAGAGGCGTTCGGCGTGCGCGTCGAGGGCGGGCAGCGGGTAGCCGCAGGCCGCGGTGTTGTAGGCGCGCTGGAAGGCGGCGCGGAACATGCGCTCGCTGGCGTTGTCGAGCCAGGCGCAGGTCTGGTTGAGCGTGGCGAACGCGGGGTGTTCGTCGGGCAGGGCCATGAGCCACAGGCCGGCGCGGTCCACGGACTCGGTGTTGAGCCGGTAGTAGCGGTGGCCGTCGCTGGGGTTGGTCTTGGCGACCAGGTGGCCGGTGCGGGCGAGGTGGGCCAGGTCGTCGCGGGCGGTGGCGCGGGACGGGCCGAGGCCGTTGGGGCTGTGGTACCAGGCCTCCCAGACGGTGCTGGTGGTGATGTCCCGGCTGGGGCGGTGGGCGGCGCGGTCCTGGTCCCACTGGTCCCACAGCAGGCGCAGGATGCGGGCTCTGCGCCGGTTGACGGGGGTGTCGGGCATGGCGGTCTCTCCTCGCGGATCGGGCGTGGTGGCGTTGTGGGGTGGCCGGGCGGGCGGGAGCACGGAGCGTTGGGGGCGTGCTCGACCGGGCCCCGCCCGGCCGGGGGCCCCGGACTCGACCGGCCTGGGGGGGTGGCCGGGAGTCCGGGGAGTCGGGGGCTGCTAGTCGCAGTGGGTGCAGTGGAGGCGTCCGGCCGTCTCGGTGACGTGGGCGCCGTCGAGGACGTCGCGGCAGGTGTGGCACTGGGCGAGTTCGTGGCCGGGGCTGACGGTGATGCCGAGGGCTGCGGCGGCCGTCCACGTGATGAGGGCGCGGGTGGCGGCGTCGGTCTCGGCGGGCTCGTCCTCGATGAGGCCGTGGGCGACGCCGAGGCGGGCGAGGGCCTCATCGGCGATCGTGCGCTGAGCGGGGGTCAGGTGGGCCAGGGGGATCGTGTGGCGGGCGAGGACGGGGACTTCGTGCGTGATGCTCATTGACGCTCCACTTGGGTTGGCGCGCCCGACCCGGGAGAACGGTGTCTTCCCAGGTCAGGCGCCTTGTCGGCGTGGCCGAGCATAACCCTTTTTCAATGCGGGCGCAATGACAAAGTGGCGGGTATCCGGACAGCAAGAAGCCCCGGCCGCTGGGGATATGCGGCCGGGGCTTGAGGGACGGTTCGGTGAAGGTCAGCGCTTCCCGCGCGGCGGCGGGATGGTGGGGTGCCAGCCTCGGTTGACGTCGCGGTGCAGCTCCAGGACTGCCGAGAGCGAGACGAGCGCCTGGGCCGGGCGCCCCGTGCGGCCGCGCTCGCGCGGGGCCGGATACGTGGTCAGGCGGGCCTGCCGCGCGATGTCCCGCAACCTGCGTTCACTCCATGCGTACGGGGTGCGCTGGGTGGCTGCGGCGGCCTTCGCCCACGTCACCAGGTCAGTGGGCGGGGAGGAGATGAACAAGCGGGTGGGACAGCAGCACGGTTCGTCGGCGCCTTCGGCAGGCCCCTCGCAGGGAGTCGCCGGGCGCTGGGTGGGGATCGGGTACATGGAGAGACGTGATCCGTTCGACGTAACAACGGGACGAGCTAGGCAGACCGGGCGTAGCCCTCGCCGAGCTCGGCAAGGTGGTGGGCCGCGATCCGCTGGAGCGACCACAGCCGCGGCCGGCCACCGGGGACAGGCGACTGGGTGCCCTCCCGGTCGTGCACAGGGTCCGGGTCGTGGGAACAGAACTGGACCCAGCACCTGGCCCACCACCGACCGAGAGCGTTCACGGGCACCAGGCTCCAACACAGACACTTCGGGCAGGTGATGCTGCCGAGGGCGTCGTCGCTGTCGCCGAGGGTGAGGGCGACAGTGAGGGAGGAGGCGAGTTGCCTGGCCTCGTACTCGGCGGCGGTCTCCGGGTGGTCGATGGAGATGGCGGCCGCGTAGGCGGCGAGCGCGGTCCGGCCCGAAGGGATCTCCTCGGGGTGGCCGTGCTCGCGGGCGAACTCGGCCAACGAGTGCTCGTGGTCAAGCGCCAGGTCGTAGACCGTCAGGTTCAGCGGCTGACCCGGGTGGACCCGGGTGGCGCGCCGGTGAGCCATGTCGGCCAGGTCGGGCGCGGTCGATCCGGAGGCCATCCAATGGCGGTCGGAGGCCGCCTCGTAGGCCAGGTCTCGGCCGTACGTTCGTCTCTCGGCGCCCGAAGCGTCAGACATGGGTATCCCCCCAAAGTGCGGGTGCGGACATGCGGTGTACTTACGGGCGACGTGGGGGCGAGCGCCCAAGCAGACGGGAGACGGCAGAAGCCGGACCCGCGCGTTCCTATCTTGGCACTAGCGTACGAATTTGTAATCGTGTGGCTACTCGTCTTATGTCATATGAATGAAAAAACTGTAGCTGGCATATGACGCGAACATGAAGAAGGGGGCCCGCGATGGGCCCCCTTCGTCTGGTGTCGCTGGTTATCTGGTCGAGCCGCGCACCGTCTTCGGGGCGGCGGCCATCTCGCGCAGCAAGCCCACCACTTCGGTGGCTCCGGTGTAGTCGATGCCAGCCTGCTGGTCGGCCTCCAGCTCGCGTGGTCCACCGCCTTCCCGCAGGTACAGCAGGCCGGTGACCATAGCTTCCATGCGCTCGGCGACGATCTTCAGGACGTCCTCGACGGGAGCGGAGCCGTCAAGGCTCAAGCCGTGCTCGGCGAACACGCCCTTCCAGAACTCCGCCGCCCTCGCGTCCCCGACGACCTCGGACGGCGGGAGGAGGCGGCGGCGGGTATGAAGCGACACGACCGATGCCATGGCCTCGTCTTCTGGCCCAGGGGCGTGCGCTGTGGATCCGACCTCGCTGGCAGGCATGAGGGGGTCTCCGCTTCGTGGGGGCTGATCCTGCTGCATGGCGCCCTCCCTTCACCGACCCAAGTTGCCGACAAGGAAGTGAAGAGAGGCGCCACAAGACCAAGGTCCCCTTGGGTGCAGCCCTGGTGTCAGGGGGATTGTAGAGGCATGTTTCGGCAAAACGGTACTCCCCGCATTGCGTTGGAAGTGCAAGCCTCGGGTTAGAACCCTACGAGCTGAACGAGCAAAACGTGAGGGCCTCTCACTTTTCTGTGCCGGAAATCATGCTCGCCGCCTGGTCGGACCGTGCTCACCGGGGCGGCCCCGATACGCTCAAGCCCCAAACCGTCGGGGCCCCGCCCCCCATAGGCGGGGCCACCGCAACGCATCACGCGAGGTATGCATGACCATTCCTGAGCCTAGCGGCTCGCCCGAAGCCCAGCCCGAGCAGGTTGAAACCGAGGTGACCTCGGTCGGAGCCCTCAAGGGTGGCACCGGCAAGACCCGACTGGCCGTCCTTACCGCCCTCTTCAAGGCCACCGTCCTTGGCCGGCGCGTAGTCCTGTTCGACGCGGACTCCGCCAGCCAGACCGCCAGCAAGTGGCCGGACAAGGCCCGACTGCGCGGCTACGACTGGCCGGTGGAGGTGATCAGGCACCCGTTCGAGACGCTGGACGCGGAGATCGACGCAGTCCGTGCCCGGGGCGACGTGGACGACATCGTGGTGGACGTCGGCGGCGGCAACATCGGCGCGTTCCTGGCAGCCGTACGCCGGTCGCACAAGCTGATCGTGCCGTTGTGCCCGGACGAGGGCGACCTTGAGCAGGCCCCGCAGACGCGGGAGGCCGCGTTGATGGCGGCCTCCCGGAACACTGTCGGCGGCGCGATCATGTTCTACGTCCTGTCTCGGTGCGAGCCGAGCCGTGACAAGACCGAGGCTCGGGCCGCCCTGCTGTACGAGGACCAGGCCGACGGCGCGTACCCACTGCTGGACACCGACATCCCCATGCTCGTCGCCTACAAGCGCGCGTTCGGCCGTGTCCCGCAGCTGAAGGGCAGCAGCGACGATCCGGACTGCCCCCGGTGGAAAGACCTCGTCGGTTTCGTGCCGCTGCTCATCGAGACCGGCATCATCACCAAGGACGAGGCGACCGGTGCGGGCGTCATCACGCTGCGCGAGGCGGAGAAGGTGATCGTCTGATGGCCGCCAAGGGCCAGCCCATCGGAGCAGGAGCCGGGCAGCAGCGGCGCGGCGGGATGCTGCCGCCCTCGGGCGGCGCGCCGATCGAGGTCACCCGGGAAGTCTTGGAAGCCGAGCGGGCTGCCGCCACCCGGCAGCCCGAGGCCGCTCCCGTCCAGGAGGCGGCGCAGGAGCCTGCAACTCGCCGCCCGCGCCCGGCGCCCGAGCCGGCCGCGGCGGTGCCTGCACAGCCTGAGCCCGCCGCCCCGGCCCCGGTGGTCGTCGCGCCGGAACCGTCCGAGGGCCTGCTGCCTGACACGGCGGACCCTGCCGAGATCCTGACGCGGTGCGAGCAGATCATCCTTGCCGCGCGGGTCGAGGCTGAGGAGGAGATGCGCGAGGTCGAATCGAAGTGGTTGTCTGCGGCCGGGCCAGCGATCCGGCAGGCGCACCGTACGAAGGCGTACAAGGCCAGGCTGGATGCGTCTGGCAAGAAGTACCGCAGCTTCCGGCGATGGGCACAGGAGCGGTGCGGAGTCTCCGGGCCGCATGCCTACCGCATGGTGAACGAGGGGCCGGTGGCGCAAGCGCTCGCTCCTCTCTACACCGGTCCGCTGACGACTCGGCAGGTCGACGTGCTCGCGCCGATCCTGCGGCAACACGGCGAGGAAGCGGTGCGGCGGGTGTGGTCGGCGGCCGAGTCGACTGGTGGCACGAGCGCGAAGCAACTCGAAGTGAAGCGCGACGTGCTGGGGCTGGCGGCCGGTCTGGAGGACTACGAGCCGACACGGGAACTGTCCGTGGTGACGCCTACCGTGGTCCTCGCGAACGCGCAGAAGGCGATCGTCGCGTCCGACCGCACGACGCTGAAGGAAGCTGCGGCGGTGTCTCCAGACGCTGCCAGGCAGACGATGATGGCGGCGTTGAAGTTGGCGTCCGACCTTCAGTCGGTGCTCGCTGAGCTGGACGAGCCCAGCATGTAGAACTGTCTCGCGCGAGACACTTTGCGGCCCGGCCCCCTGATGGTGGGGGGTGCCGGGCCGCAGTCGTTTCTGTCTCGCGCGAGACACTTTTCCTGGAGATAACCGGACAGGGTGGGCGTGAAAGTGTCTCGCGCGAGACACTTCAGGCGCCCTCGCCGTCGTCGGCCGGCTCGTCGAAGCCGTCCCGGTCGGGCAGGCCGCGGGTCGTCTCGTACGGCAAGCCGTCCATGTAGCGCGCCTCTTCGAAGACGGCTGGCGGTATCGGGCGCGGTTCGCGGCGAGCCGTGCGGGGTCGGTGCTGTGTGGTCACTTTGACTCCATCGTGTCCATGCGGCGGGCTGTGTCGTCGTAGCCGCCCCATCGGTAGCGGGTCGCCCACGCGGCGGGGCGACTGATGACTTTGCCGACCGGTTCCCAGACCCAGGCGCGCAGGTGCTCGTCGTACTGCGCGACGTGGAACAGCGGCTTCGCTCCGCCGTGCGGCGGCTCGTACAGGTGGTCCCAGTACGGTTCGCCGCAGTTGTCGCAGGAGTGGAACGGCTGGCCGATCCACGCGAAGATCTCGCAGCGGCGGCGGCCCGCCTTGGTGGGCGGCGGGGCGATTCGAGTGGGTCGCGACCATGGGGGCACGGCTGTGGGGATGTCCAGGAGCAGGCTCACGGGGCGGTTCCTTCGGCGGGATCAGGTGGGGCGCTTGCGGGTGGCGAGGTAGACGGCACGGACGCGCTTGAAGCCGTCGCTGGCGTTCTCGCGCGTGCGGGTCGGGGGTGCCTCGGGGCGCGGTCCGGCGACGGCCTCACGGTGGGCTGCGCGGGCTTCTTCGGCCCGGAGCGCGCGGCGCGCCATGCGCTCCTCACGTTCCTCGTGCTCCTCGGGTTCGACGGGCACCGGCGCGGCCGGGGCGGCCGGGGCCCGGGTCGGGGTCGTCTCGGGCTCGGGGGCGCGGCCGGCTGCACCGGTGGGCAGGATCCGCAGGGCGCGGACCGGGGAGCCGCCCGCCGCGGCGTTGATGCGGTACACGACCTCCCGCTCCCGCAGCCGTAGGTGCGTGCCGTAGGCGTCCACATGCGGCCTCAGGTGCAGCGTCCCGGTCTCCGGGTCGTAGCGCTCGGCAGACACCTTCCCCACGAGTTCCGGGGCGATGGTCGCCCACCGGTCGATGATGCTGCCGCCCTCGGCCGCCACCTCCCATCCCCGCTCGTTCATGAGGCGTTCGATAGCGGCGCCGAAGGCCATCGGATCGCGGCCGGTGGGACCACCCCGTCGGCTGGACGTGGTGCGGCGCGTCTTGGGGGCGGTGGGCGGGGCAGTCTTGGCGGCGGCCTTGGCGCGGGCGAGCGCCACGCGGGCCAGGTCGACGCCCGAGGGCTCCTGTTCGGTCATGCGGGACTCCCGAGGAAGGCGGCGATGTCGGCCGCGGCGGCTGCGTCGTGGTTGGCGAACGGGTCGTCCAGGCCCCGTGCCCGCTGGGCGGCGGACAGGCGGGCCATGCCCTGGGCGTTGGCGGCCAGGGCAGCCGCGATCAGGGACGGGGTGGACTCGGAGTTGAGCCGGAACGCGCCCTCCGGGCCGTGATCGCGCTCCCACCGCTCGGCGGCCTCCACGGCCTCGTGGTGGGCTTCCTGACGGCGGAGCAGCTCTGTGCGGATGTAGGCGGCCGGGGCGGCCGGGCGCCAGGTCAGGCACATGCCGGTCAGGTAGGCGGCGACCTCGTGGGCGTCCATGCCCTCATCGATCAGCGGGCGCAGGGCGAACGCCAGACGGCGCAGGCCTTCCCGCTGCGTCCACGGCACCCGGGGCCGCACCTGGCGGGCGATGCGGATGTCCTCGACCACCTGCAAGGCGCTGCGTCCCGTCGAACCCTTGTTCGCCCCCCGCCTGTTGCTGCGCTTTTTGATCTGCTCACCGGGGGACGAGTCGGTTGAGCGGCTCGCGCCCTGGCGCGGGATGTAGTTGTTTTTTCCACTGTCTACCTGAACCTGAACCACTTCATTAACCAAGGTCAGGGAAGGGGTCTCAACAGCCTGTTCGCGCTGGTCAACCACGATGCGGGCCCCGTATCCGGAACCGATCAGGGTGTGGCCCATGGCGTGGTCGTAGACGGCCGGGATCACCGCGGCGTACACGGTGGCGGTCCCGGCATAGCCCTTCTGGCCAAGGACGCGCCGGATGTTGGCCTTGCTGCCGTGCTGCACCCAGGCCAGGGCGCCCAGCTCGCGCAGGTAGGAGACGTGGCGGGCGACGGTGGCACGGGACACCCCGAGCCGTGCGGGCATGTCCTCCAGGCCGTACCTGACGTGTCCGGTGGTGTAGTCCATCCGGTCGGCCAGGTCCCGGGCGATGGCCAGGGTCGTCTGGTTGGCCTTCGGGTGCAGGCCGGCCGCGACGAGCCACTCCACGACACGCAGCCAGATACGCGGTCCGGTACGGCGAGAGCGGGTGTGTTCGAGGCACTGCGCGGCAGCGCCCCGAACCAGGCCAAACGGGACGTCTTTTGTCGATGAATCGACACTCGCGAGAGTGACATTCTGGGGCGAATCGGCACCCTGGGGGTGCGCAGAGTGACAAGTGACAGTGCTCTCGGGCACTATGGACCCACTCCTCTTTGTATCGGTGAGGAAGTACGAAGCCCCGTGACAAGGGCTTCGGGTTCTGGCGAACCAACTGGGGCCCGGCTGACACCGGGTTCTTCGCTCGACCGGGGTGACGCCCGATCGGAGCGGTGGCATGAGGGCCGGGGAGAGGGTGCTGACAACACCCGGACCGGCCGGGGCGGTAGGAGGCGCTGACAACGCCGGGGCCGCCCCCGAATGACTACTCCTTCAACAGCCTCCCCAGGAGTGCGTTGGTGCCCTGCGCGGCCGAACGGCCCGAGGGAGTCTCAATCCGGCTCAAACGGCCGGGGACATGGGAAGACCCGCTACTCGACGCCGGCCAGTGCGCGGCGGAGTGGCGGGTCTTGCGGTTGGCGTACTCGGGAACGCCAGTACCATGGTTCATGCGACACCCTTTTTGTCGTCACGCGGTAGGCCGCTTCCAGGCGGCGCTCCCGCACCCGGGGTCCCACTTCCTCGCACACGGCGTTCCTAGGCGCCGCGAGGGGGAAGGGCCCCGGTTTGCTATTTGATGTTGTTTCGGCAGCAGCCTACTCCCATACGTCCCGGCAACCGCGCAAGGTACACGCCCGGGTGACGACGAGACAGCTCCTGACCAGCATTCATGCGCAGCCTAAAGCACGCTGATCTGCTTGGATACCGCCCCATGTCCGAGGGAATGTCAAAGTAATGGGGCGGTCCAGACACCAGCCCTCAGTAGGAGGGCGGACGATCCGCAGCAGCCGGACGGCCCGACACGTGCAGGCCGGGAGGACAGTGCCAGCTGTAGCAGATGGACTCTCCCTCGGCCACGAAGTGCACATGGTGCCCCTCGTGCAGCAGCAGGTCGGCGGCCTCGTACGCGCTCCGCGGTGCCCCGTCGTACGGCGCAGCCTCCACGGCTTCCACGTCCATGAGTTCGGCGTTCACTGTTCGCTCCTCTTCCCTCACGCCGCGAGCGTGAGCACGTTGTCGGCCGGCTGCCGCAGCAGGTCCCACAGATCCATCGGAGTCACGTAGCCGTCCCAACGCCCGTCCCGGAACAGCTGGATCCCGGCGTCCCGGTACACCCGGTCGCAGAGCTGGGAGCAGATCAGGTGACCGGAGTCGGCGATGTAGTCGCGCAGGCGCGGCAGCGGCACGTGCAGGCGGTGCGCAGCGATCGCCCCGTAGTCCAGGAAGCTGTACGGGGTCCCCTCGTACAGGCGAGCCTCCTGGGTGATGTCCCAGCGCTGCGCGTCGCTCAGCCCGACCGGCGACACGTACACCGTGCGCCGGCCGTGGTACGTCTGCAGGGGCGTACGGCGGGCGCCGCCCGGCTGGGCTTCCAGCACCGTGCCCGCCCAACCGTCGAGCGTCCGATAGGCGTTGAGGACGATCGCGGCGTGCTGGTAGACGCCGAAGCCGTTGCCGTTCGCCCACTCGCCGACGGCGATCATCGTGCCGACCGGGTTGTCGATGGTGGTCAGCAGGATGTCGCCCGGTCTGGGCTCGTTCCGTATCACGTGCAGTTCCTTTCCAGTGGGGTGGAGCGGAGGGGTTCTCAGGCGGCCGGGGGATCCATGGCGATGAGGCCGACGGCCAGGCCGATGTCGGCCCAGTGCTCGTAACCGATGTCGCCACGGCACGTACGGCAGGTGATGAGCTTGGTGACGGGGTCGAACGCGAGCTCCCCGCCGCATACACGGCCGCCCCTGGGCCTCAGCGGGCACGGCACGGGCAGAACCTTGGGTCGCTTCGGTCGCTCCCCGGTGACGACCGCCTGCATCCGCCCGACCAGGTGGTCCAGGTCCGCCTTCAGGTCCTCGATCCCGTCGTACGAGTAGCAGGCCCACCGCAGCCGCTCGCGCAGGAAGGCGAGCACCCCGACGAGGGTCTGGGTCTGGTTGCCACGGAACGGGGTGAGCGGCAGCCGCGGATACAGGCGCCGCATCTCACGCCGCCACGCATCCTCGTGGATGATCAGCGCGCCGACGACACCCCCGGCGACCAGGTCCAAAGCCTCCGCGTTGCCGGGCAGGGGCGCGTCGATCTTCGAGGTGTGCACTCGGGGCTCGTCGGCCGCCCCGCCCGTGGACTTCTCCAACTTGCCGGGCAACTGTCTCCACAGGCGGGCCACTTCGGTCAGGCCGTCGGCGATGTCCCGCTCGCAGCGGTCACACACGAGCCGGCCGAGGTCGTCGTACAGGGCGCGCGTGCAGCACAGGCACACCCGCCCGGCTGGCACGTCGTGAGGGTCCACAGCCGCCTCCAGCGGGATGGATGGGTGGGGGGATCGTTGTGGTCAGGCGGTGTCGGCAAGCCCCGGCTCTGCCGGACGCTCGGGGAAGGGACCTGCCGTGTCGGCCAGCTCGTACACGGAGGGACGGGCGGCCGCGGCTGCCTCGGCGGCGCGGCTGCGACGCTCAGCACGGGCGACGGTGGCGGCCTGGACGCACTCGGGCCGACGACACTTGCGCTCCACGTAGCACGACTCGTGGCCGTGCTCCTGCTGGTGGCGCCGTCGTCGGCCCTCGTCGCGTGCCTCACGGACTTGCTCGTCCCGGTTGATCAGGTTGTGCAAGGTCTGGCGGGTCACGCCCATCTCGGCCGCCACCTCGGCCATGCGCAGGCCAGCCCGCAGCAGCGTGAGCAGCTGCGGGTACTGGCCTGGCTGGATCTTCGGCGGCTGGCCTCTACGGCTCACGAACCCTCGGGACGGGCGTCACCCGTCCCCGAGGTCTTCCGGTGCCACTCGACCAGGCGGGCCATCTCGGCCTCGTCGTGGGCGAGGGTCTCGGCGGCGAACTCGGCGGCCTGCCGCTCCACCTCGCGCCAGTACGCCTCACGCCGCTCGGCCTCCACCTCGCGGGCCCGCTCTCGACGGTGCAGCGAGCCGCGCACACTCAAGGCGACGCCGACCACGCAGGCGCAGAGCACATCGAGCCACGTGATCCCGATCATGCTGCCGCGCCCTCCTCCTGCTGCTGGCCGACGCCGGCCGCGTACGCGGCGCGCCCGGTCCCGGACTGCTGCATCTGGGCACGGACCTCGCGGCCACGGTTCTGAATGACCATTTCCAGGCTCATCGGCCTGAAGTTGGCATCGCTGGAAGGCCGGTGCTGGATGCCCATCTCCCGGACCTCCTGCATGAGGGCGCCCAACTCCTCGAACGTGACGCCCTCGGCGAGCGCCCGTTCCCGGAACGCCCCGGTGGCGACGGGATCGACGCCGTCCTCCAGCCACTGACGGATCGTGTAACCGAACTCCAGGTCCGGCTTGTGCACGACCAGCTCGTGCAGGTCGGGGCAACGGGTCTTCGTCACCGTCAGCGTGGCGTCCTGCATGTCGCCGACGACGTCGAACTCGTACTCCAGGTTTTCGCGCTGGTCGTACTTCATGCCGATCTTCTTCGGGGACTGCTTGCCCTCGGAGTTGCGCTCGACCACGTACTCGGTCTTCGAGCGGACGGTGACGAGGAGATGCCCGGGGAAGGACAGGAGGGCGTCCATCATGTCCTCCTCGATCGGGCGGACTTCCTTCCAGCCGCTGAACTGGCCCTTGCTGAGCTGGTCGACCAGGGCGAGCATGCCGCCCTTGCCGGACCAGTACCGCGACCAGGTGTCCACGCAGAGCGCTCCGTACCCGTAGCGGGTGGCGTCCGCGACCGTCTTGATCAGGTCCCTCGGGTCGAAGCTGCGCTTCTCCAGGGAATCGAACTCGAAGTCCTTCGCGTACTTGGACGCCGAGCCGTACTCGGTGTCCACCACGGCGATCCGCTCGCCGGGCTGAACCAGCGCCGAGGCGATCTTCAGCATGGTCATCGTCTTGCCTGAGCCGCCGATGCCGCCGAGGGCGATACGGGCCTTGGCCTTCTGCTTCGTCGCGGGACGGAAGGGGTTGGAGGGCTGATTCTGGGTGTGCTGAGTCTGGCTACCGGCCTGAACGCCGGCCGCCTGGGGGGCTGCCATGGGGACCTTGTTCTCCTTGTGACGTTGAGACCGAGGGCGCGGCTGGTGTCGGCTCCAGCGCTACACCCCCGGCAGGGTGCGCCTACTTACGAGCAGGCTTGCCGTACTTGTGTTCCAGCCACGCGGCGGCCACCTGCGACGCAGATGGCGCCCAGCCGAGCTCGTCGGCGTGCGCCTCGACGTGCGCCTCGACTTGGGCTTGCCGTTGGGCGGAGCACCGAGAGCTGTACTTGCCCTTGTCGCCGCCGCGCGGGAGCCGCTGGGGCGTGAACTTGCCCGAGAGCAGGGCGGCGAAGCCGGCTTCCACAGCGTCGATGGTGGAGCCCGCGGCCTGCGCCCGCTCCCACGTCTCCTTGCGCACGTACAGCGGGAGCGTGGGGTTGTCCGGGCTCGCCTTGCTGGCAGTGAGCTTGGCCAGGGCCTCACGTACGGCCGCGGCCAACTCGGTCTCACCGAAGTCAGTCAGCCGGTCGGCGGCCTTGGCGAGCAGGTCGGGCAGGTGGGACGTACGTGGACGGGCCAACGTGGGTCTCCGGTTCGGCGGGCGTCCGACCCGAGGACGCGCCGAGGGCGGACGCGAGCGGTTCGTGTCCACGTCAGGGTCTCCTCCTTCTCAATGCGGGCGCAACCCAGAAGGCCGGGTGCGTCGTTGATCTGACACGGGCAACCCTAACCGGTTTTCAATGCGGCCGCAATGAGATACGTTGTGCTGCGAACACAAAAAAGGAGCGCCATCCCGACCGTGGGACGCGCTCCGTACGAGGCCATATTAGAACGACCTTTCGGCACAACGTCAACACAGACACCACGAGAGGCCCACATGCCCCCGAGTATCGACCTGTTCGACGCCGAACCCGACGACCAGGAACCCGACCTCGCCGCCGACGAATGCGGCTGCCAGCCCGCCGACACCCAGTACCTCCTGACCATCGAAGAGGGCCAGGCCCACATCGTGCACGCCGCCTGCGGCAAGCAGCCGCCCAGCAACTGGGGGGACTGGAACGAGGCCACGGTCATGGCCCCGATCCCGGTCACCGTCGAGTGGCAGCCCGAGTGTGACGGCTCCGCGTGGCACGGCATGACCCCCTGCGACTGCGGGGCCATCGTGCAGGTCACCGCCACCAGCGTCCCCGAGGACGTACGCGCCGCCGCCCTGGAGCTGTCCCGCCAGCACGGCCGCGCCACCGTCCGGGCCACCGCGAATGTTGCCGCAGCCGGGCACGTCCTGTTTCCCAAGCACACCCCGGCCTACTACAACCGCTACGGCTCGGTGTCGGCCCCCGGCTACCGGGTCGACGAAGGCCCCGACGGTAAAGCGCGCATCGACCACCGCATGCCCGAGCCCGACCTGTCGGACCCCAACCGGCCCAGCCGCGACGAGCTGGCGGCCGAACGGCACCGGCAGGTCGACGCCTACGCGGCCACCCTCACCGCGGCCGGCTGGACCGTCGAGCGCCGAGGCCCGCACGACCAGCGCCCGTGGCTGCTCGCCGCGCCCACCACGCTGAAGCCCCTTCCGGAGAACACCCCGTGACTGATTACCGCAAGATCACACAGGCTGAACTCGTCGCCGAGGCGTCCGCCCGGTTCGGCGACGACCCCCTCAACTGGGCTTTCGTCTGCCCGTCCTGCGGCGACGTCGCCGACGGCAACGACTTCCGCCAGGCCCTCGCCGAACACCCCCGAGAGCGCAAGGACGGCGAGGCCGTCATCGCCTCCGACCTGGTGGGCCAGGAGTGCATCGGCCGCACCCTCGGCGCCCTGAAGAAGGGGAAGTACACCGGGCGCGGCTGCAACTGGGTCTCCTTCGGCCTGTTCAGCGGCCCGTGGCAGATCGTCATGCCGAACGGGCGCACCGCCCCGGCCTTCTCCCTCGCCACCGCACCGCCGATCGAGAGGACGGCTGCCCGATGATCCCCCGACGTCGGCTCTCGGCCGACCACCCCGAGACCACCACCATGGCCCTGACTCTGCACCCGCAGTACGTCCGGTCCTGGATGTACAAGAGCAGCGACAACCCGGACGGCCGCAAGCTGCTCGGCCTCTACTGGGGCCCGGCGAACGGGCGCACCGGCAGCGACGGGCAGGTGTCCGGACCCGGCTTCGTCGCCGACGCCAAGGACTTCCCGCCCGGCACCCGCCTCACGGTCACGGCCCGCGTCGAACTCCCCACCGCCGAGGAGCCTGCCGGGGAGTGGCAGCACGGGGACGTCGTCCTCGACGCCCGGGGGCAGATCTTCACCCGCGCGCGTCCCCACGACGTGGCGCAGGGCTGGCCGTGGGCATCCGGCGCGGACACCACCTTCGCCCACGGCATGCCCTACGCCGCCGAAGGCGGACGGTCCGAGGACGCGCCCGTACGCCCGCTCACCCTCCTCGTCCGCAACGGCCAGAGGTGGACCGGATGACCGCCCCCCTCGACCCGCAGCAGGTCGCCGAGCACCTCGACGACCTCGGCGAGACCACGGCCGCGCTCCTCATACGCGCGATGGCCCGCGAACTGGCCACCGTCCGCAACGAGCGCGACACCCTCGCAGAGTTCGCCCGCCGCATCTGCCGCCTGTCCGGCGACGGCATGACCCACAACTGCACGCTCATCGTCCCGGCTCGGGAGGCGCTGGATGTCCTGCGCGTCACCCGGCGCTGTCCGGTCGACGAGGACGGCCGGCACACGCCCGTCCGCCACCTGAGCGGTACCCGCTGCATGCGCTGCCACGCCCGCGTCCCGGAGACCACCCGCCGCAAGGAAAGGACCACCCGCCGATGACCGCCGACCTGACCCCGCGCACGGTGCGCGTCATCGAACTCATCGCCCTTGGCGTCAGCAGGCTGGACACCGCCGACCGCCTCGGCGTCCACGAGACCACGGTGATCAGCGACATCGCGTTGGCGTGCCGCAGGCTTCAGATCCCCCACCGGAGGCACTCCGCGCTCGTTGGCGCCGCGATCCGCAGGGGCGTGATCACCCTGGCCCCCGGCTTGCCCGGCGAGCTGGAGGACCACCTGGTCGACACGCTGAAGCTGATCGCGGACGGATACTCGAACGCCGAGATTGCCGCCGAACTCTGGCTGTCCCTCGACGCCGTGAAGTCCCGCGTCAAGCGGATCCTGCGCGACCTGGACGCCAGGGACCGGGCGCACGCGGTCGCGATCGGCTGGCAGCGCGGCCTCCTCCGACGCGACTGGGAGGTCGCAGCATGACGGGCCCCCGCTGCCCGACGTCCTGCGGACGCACCAGGGAGTCCAGCAAATACCTCTGCCTCATCTGCTGGAAGAGCCTGCCGGGCGCCGCACGGCGCGCCCTCAACAAGCGCGACGCCCGCGCTTACGCACGTCTCCGCGAGCTGCACGCACAGCTTGAACGCGGCGTGCCGCTCACCGACATCAGCATCACCGCGTAGTCCCACAGCCAGCCCACGCGCCACGGCGGAAACGTCTCGCGCGAGACATTTCCGCCCGCCCGCACACCCCACGGAGCACACGATGCCCACCGCCGACACCACCCCGGCGCCCGCCGAGACGACGCCAACGATGGACGAGGAGTACCCGATCCACAGCGTCCGCTTCATCCGCGGCCGCACCTACCACCGCACCAAGCGGCCCCCGAACGAGGAGTGGTGGACGCTGCTGTACGCGGCCTGCGGCAAGACCGGACACCTCGAACGCGGCTTCCCGCTCGGCGCCATCACCCCCTGCCGGGGATGCCACAAGGCCATCTACGGCACCACCCCGGCCGACACCAAGAAGGATTCCGATGCCTGACACGCTGTTCGCCCTTGCCGACCTCTCGCCCGTCGTGGACCTGACCGTGCTGCCTCAGTCGTCCGTGCCGGCCGCCTTCGACCGGGGCCACCTCTACAGCCCCACCCGGGACCTCACGCGGCTCGCTCTGGACGAGCGGTACGTCTACGACTACCGGCCCGGTGATCTGTTCGAGCCGATGCCGCAGGCGCCGCGCGGCAACCCCAAGGATTGGGCCTGGTGGTGGCACAACGTGGCCCGGGTCGACGCGCCCGACTTCCTCGGCTTGCGCGTCGGCGACCGGATCACCATTCAGGAGGTCTCCGTCGGTGAAGGCGAGGTCGTCGAGACCTACCGGTGCGGAGCCGTGGTCCGCTGCCCGCTGCCTCCGGGCGGCGACAAGCCGTACGCCGAGATGTACGTCCGGCGCCGCAACGACGCGGGCCACTGGTACCCCTGACCGTCCCGAGCGTCAGGAAGCGGCCGCGCTTAGAACGCTTCCTGACGAAGAATCGAACGTCTGAACGCCCAAGTCAGTGTCCGCATAATGCAAGTTATGCGGACGCTGACGTGGGAGTCTTGCCCCGCACACCCGTTCCCAGCCCCCTCACTGGACGGACCCGATCATGACCCTTGCACCCATCGAACTTCCCGTCCTCGACGCCGAGCTCGTGGACGACGACGACACGGCCCAGTGGCAGCAGCTCGCCAAGCTCGACCGACAATCCGACCAAGCACGCGAAGCGTTCCTTCTCGGCTACAACAACCCAAACACCCTCGACGGCTACCGGCGCGACCTGAACCAGTGGTTCGACTTCTGCCACTCCTACGGCACCCCGCCACTCGCCGCCCGCCGCCTGCACGTGAACGCCTACGTCCGGTGGATGATCAACAACCCGCCTGCGGCCAGCCGCCACCGTCCCGACCCGGACGCCCCGCACCGGCCGGCCACCATCGCCCGCAAGATCTCTCCCGTACGCGGCTACTACACCTACGCCGTGGACGAGGAGCTGCTGACCCGCAACCCGGTCCCCGGGCACAAGCGGCTCAACCTCCCCGCCGTCTCCCGCAAGTCACAGACCCTCGGCCCTGACCGGGACGAAGGCACCCGGCTCCTGGCGGCCGCGCACCTGCGCTCCCCGCTCGACGGCGCCGTGGTGTCCGTCCTCCTCCACGCCGGACTGCGCGTCTCCGAAGTCTGCTCTCGCGACGTCGCCAACCTCTCGCACCAGCGCGGCCACCGCGTGCTCACCGTCCTCCGCAAGGGCGGCGAGGAGCAGGACATGGTGCTCGCCCCGCCCGCCGCCGCGGCGGTCGACGCCTACCTCGCCACCCGCACCGACCAGACCAACGCCCTGTTCCTGGACGACGAGGGCGAACGCATCGACCGCCACCAGGTCGCCTACATCGTGGAGACCGCCGCCCGCGCGGCCGGCCTCACCAAGAAGATCAGCCCGCACTCCCTGCGCCACGCCTGCGCCACCATGCTCCTCGACATGAAGGTCTCCCTGCGCGACGTGCAGATCTTCATGGGCCACGCGCACTCGACCACCACGGAACGCTACGACCTCGGCCGCGAACAGCTCGACAAGTCCCCCGCCTACAAGCTCGCTGGAGCCTTCTCGTGACCACTGCCAACACCTTCGCCCCGGACGAACTGACCGCCAGCCTCAAGAAGTACGCCCGCGAAGGCACCGAGACGGCCGCCCTCGGCCTGCTCATCGAGCACGACTACTGGCTACGCCGCATCGCCTACCTCCACCCGCAGTTCGTGATGGTCGACGGCGCCCCGTATCAGCTCGACTGGATCGAACTCGCGAAGGCCTTCGGCCGTGGCGAGCTGCACGCCTCCACCACCCAGACGACGATCCTCAACATCGCCCTGTCCATTCAGGTCTACGGCGCCGGCGTCAACCTGGGCGACGTCCTGCGCAGCCTCGACCGAACGAACACCACGGCGGTTCTGCGCGCCATCGCCACGGCGGCCGGACACTCCGACCTGGCCGACGAGATCTCCCGGTGAGCGCCGCCATCCTCGCCGAGGCCGAAGCCATGGAGAGCCGGGCCCGCGCCCTGGCCAACGACCTGTACATGCACGCCTCGTGGGAGGACCGCATGCGCGCCGAGGACCGTATCGAGGAGCTGCGCGAGGACGCCGCCAACATCCGGGCCAGGATCGCAAGCAGCCGCGAGCACATCAGGAACTACTACGGCCTCGACCTGCGGATCGAACTGGACGTCACGCACGGGGGCCGGCCGGGCCGCATCGTCGGCTTCAGGGTCACGGGCGGCAGCGTAGCGCCGTGCCCTGGCCGTCGTGAAGCTGGACACGACGGAAAGCCTGTAGGCCTTCCTGTAGCTGACTTGGGGCGCGCCACGGCGGGCCCGAGCGGTCAGGCCGGCCCCGGCCACGGGCGCCCCGGGGGTGACCGGTTGGCGGGTGTCTCGACCGCCCCATTACTTTGACATTCCCTCGGACACATACGAAGGGGCTCGGTGCCGAGGACAACGGCACCGAGCCCCCCTCCACACC